TTCCTGTTTCTTCAGTGTAAGCTTTTGCCAGGTTCTGCCAAGCTTCATCTGCTTCTGGTTTGAAGTTCAGATAGTAAACCTTTCCGCCGTCTGCTGCCATAACCGGTACGGACGGGATCATGGTTGCTGCTGTTAATGCTGCCATTGCCATTGCTGTGAGTTTTTTCATTTTCATAGTACTTGTCTCTCCTTTTTTTGTAGATTTTGTTCTCTTTCAACCTGTCTTTATTATAGATTTATCAGCACTTTTATACTATGATAAAAAATCAAGAAATATGATGTTGTTGATTGCATATATAGTATTGGCAATGGACGAGAAATTTTTATTACTCAGTAATGAGATGGATGAAGACGATTTGCGAAATTGCTTAGTCGTTACAGTAATCAACAACAAATGCTTCAAAGAGCTTCATGGGATTGATATTGAAAAGCCAGAAGAAGAAATAGTTCTTGGTATTTACAGAGATAACAATGGCAATGTGGTTGAAAGAAAAACAAATGAAAATGGAGACTTTATTGAAACAGAAGAGGAATACAAACATAGAGTGGCTACTACATCAGATGAGTTTCAAAAAGTTATGCAAGTTGCAAAATGGGTTGATCAGAAACGTCAAGGGAAATTATATTTCAAAGATGTTGGCTCTGATTACTCAGACTCAGCATTAGAGTTTGAATTTAGAAAACATCGTATGTTATATGACGTGAAATATTGTGGTTATGACACGTTAAAAGGTTATCGTATTGATGATTGGCAAACGGTGAAACAGACAGCCACAAAAATTAAAGAGCTTATGAAAGAAATTCATATGTTTTGTTTCTCTGTATTCCAGTTAACTGATGATACGGTGTATACAGATATATTCCAGCTAAGTAGTAATAATATTGCCAATGCAAAACAGATTAAGCACGTTGCTGACATCTTAATGCTTGGTAAAAGATTACATCCTGACGAATATTACAAATATCAGTATATATCAATTAGTGATTGGGGAGAGCCACAGGCGCACGATCTAAAAAAGGACAAGACATATTTCTGTATTAAGGTTGATAAAAACCGAGGCGGTAACAAGAATGTTATTCCAATTTTTGAAATCAACTTGGATTTAAATACTTGGGATGAAATAGGATATGTCATAAAACGAGAGAAAAACGGAGCGTAGGTTATGGATGTAGCACAGCTAAAAGAATATATATACGACAATAATTATGTAGAAAATATTCTGAAAGATATAGGCTGTCATCATATTAAATATCATTCGTCTGGATATTGGAGCTGTGCAAATAAAGATGGGGATAATGAATCCGCAGTTATTACATATAACAACGAAAACCTAAATTGCACAAATTATACAAGAAAAATGACAGCAAAAGAAAGACAGACAGATTTAATTGACTTGGTATGTTTTACAAAAAGTCTGTCTTTCCCAGACGGTTTAAAATATCTAGCCAATTTGATCGGCATAGATTATTATCATGATTTTAATGAGCAACTGCCAGAAAGTTTGCAGATCACTCAATTGATTCATGATATGAAAGAAAATATAGAAACCGAAGAAGATAAACCAGTCAAACCAATTTCAAAACGAATTCTTTCTTATTATATGGACTATGTTAATGATCTGTTTTATGAAGATCATATTACTTATTTAACACAGAAAGAATTTAATATTGGCTATGACGAAGATACAAACAGAATTACAATACCTATTTTTTCTGAAATTGGCGATTTGGTAGGTGTTAAAGGACGATTGTTCAAGAAAGAGTTAGATAAACATGATTTGAAATATTTATATATTGAACCATGCGCTAGACAAAGAATCTTATACGGATTGAATAAAACTCTACCTTATATAGAAAGGGTTGGAAGAGTATATGTTGCAGAAGCAGAAAAAGCTGTCATGCAGCTATGGTCATATGGATATCAAAATGTTGTGGCAACTGGCGGCAAGCAAGTTTCAAGACAGCAAATTGATATGTTAACAAGACTCGGAGTTGAAGTAGTATTTATTTTTGACAAAGATGTTGAGTTAGAAGAGATTCAAAAGCTTGGCGATCGTTTTATTGATGGAGTTCCGATTTCATATATTATGGATAATTCAAAAGAAGGAATCCTTGATGAAAAAGAATCACCTACTGATGATCCTAAAAAATGGGAACTATTGTTAAATAACTATTTGTATACACTTAAATAAGAACAGGCAGGTTATACATATAAAATACAAATTATATGAAGGTGGCACAAATGATACCTCTAATGTTGTGCCAGAAATTTTAAGAAATAGAGGGATTGATGATTATGAAACGTATTTGAACCTCGATGATAGCGTAATTCAAGATTATGCTGATTTAGAGGGTATCAAAAATGCAGTAAATACAACGATTTTTGCACTTGAAAATGGACATAAAATCGGTATTTTAATTGACGAGGATGTAGACGGATTTTGTTCTGCTTCAATGGCATATATGTACTTAAATCGTATTAATAATGAACTTTATGATAGTAAGAGTAGCATTTGTTACTTATTGCATAAAAAAGCAAAAGCTCACGGATTAAGTGAAGATATTACTATACCTGAAGACGTAAAACTTTTAATAATTCCAGATGCAGGCACCAACGATGTAACACAGTGTACTGAACTTTTAAATCGTGGCGTACAGATTGTAATTCTTGATCACCATGAAAAAGAAGAATCTGAAATTAAAATGCCAGAGGAAGTTATAATTGTAAATAACCAGTGCAGTCCACACTATAAGAACAAAGACTTATGTGGGGCAGGCGTTGTTTATAGATTTTTGCAAGCAATGGATGACGAATTATGGATCAATTATGCTGATGATTATTTAGATTTATGTGCATTAGCGAATATCGGTGATGTCATGGATATGAGATCATTTGAGACACGTCGATTAGTGGATAAAGGGATTCAGAATATTCAGAATAAATGCTTTAAAGCGCTAATTCAGGCACAAGATTATTCAATGCACAGTATTGTTAATATCCATAATGTTCAGTGGTATATCGTTCCAATTATCAATGGTATGGTACGATTTGGTTCTTTGAAAGATAAAGAATTAGTTTTTAGAGCATTTATTGAAGACTATGAGGTATTTGATTATAAGAAAAGAGCAACAAAAAACAATCCTGCGGAAGTAATCAAAGAGAACATTTACGATCGTGCTGCTCGATTATGTAAAAATGCTAAAGGTAAACAGGATCGTCAAAAGAAAAAGATGGTTCCGATTATTATGAAAGAAGCAGAAAAAGATCAAGATAGCAAGATTACTATTCTTGATGTTACAGAAACATTAGATAGTAGTTTGACAGGATTGGTTGCTATTAAGATTGCTGAGGATATGAACAGACCATGTTTATTATTACGAAAACATACTAACCAAGAAACAGGATTAGTAGAAATGAGTGGTAGCGCAAGGAATGTAGATCATAGCCCGATTGATAGTTTGAAAGATGTGATATCCGAAACAAATTCATTTTTATGGGCAAAAGGTCACGCCAATGCATTTGGATGTTCGACAGATAATATTTCTGGAGCAATCACAGAATTAAACGACAAGCTGAAAGATGTTAAATATGATGCAACTTATAGGGTTGATTTCATTGTAGATGCTTGCAGATTAGATTTTGAACTACTACAGGAAATGTCTAAATTGGATAATATTCGTGGGCAGGGCATTGATGATCCGATGATTGCTGTCGAGAATATCACATTAAATAAGGAAGAAATTAATGTTGTTGGTAAAAAAATGGATACAATACAATTCAAGATTAATGATATTCCATGCGTGATGTTTAGATGTGGTGAAAAAAATAAGATTTATGATTGGATTATGAACGATTTCTCTGACGAAGGTACAGTTACATTTGAATTAGTAGGAACTGCGCAAACTAATATTTTTAATGGTATTAGACAATATCAAATTGCAGTTGATGATCTTAATGTTCTGAGCATTACAGCAGATGAAGAATTAGACGAAGATATTTGGGATTGAGGTGAAAGTTAGTGAGCAGTTCATTACATACACATTCGCATTATTCATTATTAGATGGATATGCATTACCTGAAGAAAACTTACAAAGAGCAGAAGAGATAGGACTAAAAGCACTGGCTATCACAGAACATGGCAATGAGTATAGTTGGTGCTATTATGATAAGCTTCATGAGAAATATCCAAGTGTTAAATTGATTTTTGGAGTTGAATTTTATGAATGCTTTGATATGACAGAACAGAATAAGGATAGCAAATATTTCCATTTAATTGTATTGGCAAAGAATGAGAATGGTAGAAAAGCAATTAATCAATTGGTAACTGATTCAAATTTTCATGGATTTTACTACAAGCCACGAATTGATCTGAATGCGTTGAAACCATATGCTAAGGATCTGGTTGTGAGTAGTGCTTGTTTGGCATCTAAACTTGCCAGAGAGCCAGATTATCAGAAATGTGTTGAATATGTTCGTGAATACAAAGAGATTTTTCCACATTTTTATTTAGAAATGCAGTCACATTCACATCAGGATCAAATGGTATATAATCAGAAAATCTTACAGCTTTCAGTAGACACTAATACACCATACATTATCACAACTGATAGTCACGCTGCTAGAAAAGAAGATTTATATTATCAGAACTGGCATGTAAAACTTGCTCACGATACTGAAACCGCAGCAGAAATTTATGAAGGATGTTATTTACAATCTGACGATGAAATTCATGCAATTATGGATAACCAAATTGGAGAAGACGCAGTAACTAAAGGGCTTGAAGAAACTGATAGGATTGCAGATTTAATTGATGAAATTCACATGCCATTTCAGGCACCTCAGTTACCATCTTTCCCATTACCAGAAGGATTTGAAGATAATTATTCTTATTTAAAGTATCTGATTGATACAGGGTGGGTAAAACGAGGATTCGATAAATTACCAGAAGAAGAACAGAAACTCAGAAAAGAAAGAATTGATTATGAATTAGATATTATTCATTCAATGGGATTCGATGGGTATTTCTTAATTGTATGGGATTTTATCAATTTTGCAAGAGAAAATGGTATTCCAATTGGTGCTGGTCGAGGTAGTTGTGCAGGTAGTTTAGTGTGTTACACGATTACAATTACAGACTTAGATCCTATCAAATATGGACTAATTTTTGAAAGATTTTTGAATCCAGAGCGAATTTCAATGCCAGATACAGATACAGATGTTGGTACACGAGATGAGATTATCCAATATTTGATCGATAAGTATGGCGAAAACAGAGTATGTCAGATTATCAATTTCAGTTTTATTACTCCAATTGTGGCAATCAAAGATGTTGGCAAGGTCTTAGGGTTCAATTATCACGAGATGGACAAACTAAGTAAAAAATTTGTATATGACACGATTGAAGAATCTTTATGGAATAACAGAGATTTAGCAGAGAACCCAAGATATGAAGAACTTTTTGATGTTGCATCACATCTTGCAGGCAGAGTAAAAACAGTATCTTCTCATGCAGGTGGTGTAGGAATTGTAGATACAGATATTAGCGATTATATGGCAATGAAGCTTGGAACTGACGGAGAGCACGTTATTCAAGTAGATAAACGTATCGTTGAAGAAATTGGAATTATTAAATTTGATATTCTGGGTGTTGCCACATTAAACACTGTAAAAGAAGCTGAAATTGACGCAGGGTTAACTGAGTTTGATGTAAATATTAACAATCCAAAGTTTGAAATGGATAAAGGATCATATGAATTATTGCGTAGTGCAATGACGAATGGTGTTTTCCAAGTTGAAAGTGCTGGCATGAAGGATTTGTTGGTTAGGTTACAGGTATCAAACATGGAAGAGTTGGCAGCTGTATTAGCACTGTATAGACCAGATGCAATGGATGTCTTAGAAGAATTTATTGAGTACAAACATCACCCAGAGAAAATTACATATATCCATCCAGATATGGAGCCAATCTTAAAAGAAACGTATGGATGTATGATTTATCAGGAGCAATTACTTGATATTGTTCGTAAATTTGGTGGTCGAAGTTATGGAGGAGCCGACTTATTCCGTAAGGCGATTGGTAAAAAGAATATTGAACTTGTGAAGTCTGAATCTAAAAAGCTTTATTACGAGATTATTGAGAATGGATACCCAGAAGAAATTGCAAAACAGATTAGCGAGACGTTATCCCAAAAAGGGGGATACTTATTCAATAAAAGTCATGCGTACTCCTACGCTGTATTATGCTTGCAAACAGCGTTTTTAAAGAAACATTATGCGTTGTGTTTTTTTAAGGCATTATTGAATCGCAATAAAGATAAGGCAGGAATGGTAAATAAATATATTCTTGATGCCAAGGCGTTTAAGATTCAAGTGTTACCACCAAACTTAAATAAATCAATGATGAATTTCAGTATTGACGATGTGTATATATTGTTTGGATTATCGGCTATCAGTGGTATTGGAGAAAAAATTGCAAAGGTAATTCTTGAAGACCGTGATAAAAATGGTAAATTCATAGGATTTGAAAACTTTTGCGAACGTATTAATCCAAGTAAATCACAGGTTATTCAGTTGATCAAAGCAGGTGCAATTCCAACAAAGAATAAACGTAAAACTTTAATTCAGTATTTGAAATCTATGTATCAGCCAACAACATTCAAGCCAGTTGCAAAAGCACCGAGTTACAAACAATTACTTATTAAATGGGATATTGACGCTGAAGATTACCGTATAGGTGAGAAGAAATATGATTACGACAAAGATGCAATATTGAAAGCTTATAACGATAAAAAGTATGAATTGTACAAAGATAAGGAAAAAGAACGATTTCAGAAATTTATCGCACAGAATCAAAAATATCTCGAGAATGAAGATTTTTGGGAATTTGAAGCATTGCAAATCTTTATCAACGATAACCCATTTGATCAGGCATACAAGTATATGTCAAAACAATTTCAAGATGTTGAAAATGGAGATGATTGCACTGTGGTTGCAGTGATCGCTAAAGTTGATAAAAAGAAAGACAAAAATAAAAAGACATTTGCGTATGTGAATTTATATTCTAGTTTTGGATTGACTGAGGCAATCGTCTGGCATTCGCAATTAAAAGAATATGAAGATATGATTACCAAAGGAAATCAGATTGCGATGTTATGCAGAAAAGATTCAGAAGAGAAGGTTATCGCAAAGAAAATTAAACCATATAAACAATGGCTAGAAGATATTAAGAAAGTGAAGGGGGTTGTCGCCTAAAGTGGTGGATAGTACAAAAGAATATGAGTTTGAGATTGTCCCATTATATCAGATTTATTATAATGAAGAATCTTTATTTGGGATTTACACATTCTGTACAGCAGATGATTTACCAGAATGTAAACCATATAATAATAATGATTTTGATGACTTATCCGATAAAAAAATGAATAAATGTGGCAAATTGGTTGGTAATATGCAGGAGTTGTATTTAGGAACGAAATATAAGGTTAAAGCCAATATGACATATTCTAAGAAATACAATGAATACCAATATAAACCACTTTCTATAGTTGCTGAAGTTCCCAAAACTTTTGAAGCACAAAAGATATTTTTAAAAACACAGACGAACGCAGTGATCGCAGATCAGTTAATTGCGAAATATCCTAATGTTGTTGAAGATGTAATGAATGGTCAGTTAGAGATGATTGACCATTCAGAAATCAAAGGACTAGGAGATAAAACTTGGAAGAAGCTTAGAGATAAAATTATTAAAAACTATGTGATTTCTGATATTGTTGTAATGTTACAACCATATGGGGTTACGTTACCAACGATTGAAAGATTATTGAAATCCGAACCTAATCCAAGTGTTTTAAAAAAACAGATTGAACAAAATCCATATATACTAACTAGGGTAAAGGGCATGGGCTTTAAACGAGTTGATGATATTGCACTCAAATTGAAACCAGAATTGCGATGTTCAAATCAACGGTTAAATGCATTTATTTACTATGACTTGCATCAAGTTGGTGATAATGATGGACATACATATGTGTATATCAAAAATTTAAGAAGCAATATTAGTAATGCAGCGTCTGAATGCTTACCTATATTTGACGAATGGTTTGATGAAGAATCAGATAAAAAATTACCAAATTATTTATATACATCTGGAGATAAAATTGGTCTGAAATCGTATTATAAAATTGAAATGGATATTTACGAATTGATTAAAGATATGGAGAAATATTCATTTGGGAATACAACAGATTACGAACCAATAACAGATAGTGAGATTAGTCAGACGATTTCTGAAGTTGAAGATGAAGAAGGGTTTATGTTTTCAGAAGAGCAAATTACAGGAGTTAACAAAGCATTAAATTGCCAAGTTGTGTTTATTTCTGGAGAAGCTGGAACTGGTAAAACAACAATTCTGAAACCAATTATTAAATGCTACCAAAAAAGAAATAATAGCATTGTTGCGTGTGCCTTATCTGCAAAAGCAGCCCAAAGAATTAAAGAAGCAACAGGTTTGGACTCACGGACTATTCATAGGTTACTTGTAGCAGAAGGTATTGATAGTTTTTGTTATAACCAAGATAACCCATTACCTGCTGATGTAGTAATCATGGATGAAAGTAGCATGACAAATGCGAGCCTTTTCTATAATTTTTTATTGGCAATTCGACCAGGAACACGATTAATTTTTTGTGGTGACTATATGCAGTTGCCACCGATTGGATTTGGTAATATTTTCTCGGATCTGTTAAAAAAGAAAGGTTTAAATAGTGTACAGCTTACCAAACCGATGAGACAAGCAGAAAAATCTGGTATTTTAACGGATGCAAGAAAGATCCGCAGAGGGATTAATCCATTGGATAGCCCACAATTAAAAATTGTTCATGGTGAACTAAATGATATGTTTTATTTGTTCAGGAAGAATAGAGAATCATTGTTCAATATGGCAGTAAAGCAGTATATCAAATCTGTCAAAGAGGAAGGGCTTGACAATGTTGTGATTATTTCTCCACGAAGAAGTAATTGTATGAACAGCACAGATGAATTGAACAAAGCAGTACAGAAAGAATTATTTGCTAGTAGTAACAAACAATTTGTTGAATTCAAAGATCGTAAATACTATTTAGGAGATAAGGTATTACAGACTTCAAATGATTACGAGCGAGATGTATTCAATGGTGATATTGGATACATTACAGAGATTGACAAAGAAAAAGAAATATGTTTGGTGTCTATGAATGCAAATATTGAAGAAAAGCTGATTGAATATTCTTTCGCTCAGTTAGGACAACTTCAATTGGCATATGCATTAACAACGCATAAGCTTCAAGGATCGGCTGCTCAAACTGTCATTGGTATCATTGATAACACACATTACAAATTGCTTGATAACTGTATGCTATATACGATGTTAACACGAGCTAAGAAAAGATTTGCGCTCCTTGCAGAGCCAGCAGCGTTTAAGAGATGTATCGTAACAAATCATAATAAGAGGCGCACCTGGTTAAGCTTAAAAAATTAACTTTATTCTTTGCACCTATTGACAGGGTGCAAGAAGTATGATAAGATACCAATATGTTAATGAAAGGAGATGCAAAAAAATGAGAAAAAGATTTTTAATGAAAGTTATTTCGTTTAGTTTTTTAGCAATGTGTTCAGGCTTTATGACTCACACAGTTAAAGCAGAGGAGCGACCCTCGGTGGAGACTTCAACATTATCAACAGAGACAACTGTTGCAGAAAATAAGCAAGACAATGTGATTTCAAATAATCCAATCAGTCAAAGCGTTGAATTAAAAGACGTTCATGAGCATTATCAGAAATGTAAGGAAGCCGATGAAGAGAAGGCAAGGCAGATTCGATTAGAAAAGCTTCGGAAGAAACGATTGCGAATTAAACGACAGCGGCTGAAGCGAAAGCGAGAACTTGAAAAGAGTTCACTTGGAACATTTTTGATCACGGCATATTGTCCATGTTATGAATGTTCTGAAGGATATGGATCTAAGATTGCTTGGAATCATGCAGGACATAAATTTGCTCGACCATATCATACGATTGCGGTTGATAAAAACATTATCCCTTATGGAACAAGAGTTAAGATTGAGGGATACGGTGACACAATCTTTGTGGCAGAAGATTGCGGAGGCAAAGTAAAAGGAATGCATGTAGACGTGTTCAAATCAATACATTCCGAAACAATAAATGTGCAACAGCACAGAAAAATATATGTAGTGAAGTAATTGGCAGTTACTGAAAGACATAGAAAACACAAATTAAAATAATTAACTAAACAATATAAACAAGAAAAGGAAAATCCAAAAATTATGAAAACTGAATATGTGAAAGAAATGAATGTCTTGATCGACAGAATCAATGATGCTTCATATGCGTACTACGCAGAGGATAATCCGATCATTTCAGATAAAGAATTTGACGATTTATGCGCTGCTTTAGAACGACTTGAGAGAGATTCTGGCGTTGTTTTGAATAATTCGCCCATCCACCACGTTCAAGGATTTATAATTGATTCTCTGGCTAAAGTAAAGCATACACGCCCAATGTTATCAGCTCAGAAGACGAAGGATGTCAATGAGGTCAAAAAATTTCTTGCGGATAAAATTGGTGTTTTATCGTGGAAACTTGACGGCGGAACTTGTGTACTACGTTACGAAAATGGACGCTTAAAACAAGCAATTACAAGGGGAAATGGCGAAATTGGAGAAGATGTTACTCATACAATGCGAATGGCACAGAATGTTCCTCAGACAATTCCTGAAAAGCGTTATCTTGAGATTCGTGGCGAAGTAGTAATCAGCTATAAAGATTTTGAGAAGATTAACGAAAAGCTACATGGCAAGTATAAAAATGCAAGAAATCTTGCAACAGGTACAGTCAGACAGTTAGATGCAAACATAGCAAAGGAAAGAAAACTTGCTTACAAAGCATTTGAGCTTGTTAAGATTGATGGCGTATCTGATGAAGAAATGCCGAGCATTGCTGATAGCTTTGAGTATCTGGCAGTACAGGGGTTTGATGTAGTTGAGCATCAGATTGTTGACCGAGATAATGTTGAAGAATATATCAGGAAATTTGATCCAGAGACATATGAATATCCCGTTGACGGTTTGATTTTTACTTATAACGATTATCAGTATGGCAAATCTCTTGGAACAACTTCACACCACGGACTCAATATGATGGCTCTCAAATGGGCTGATGATCTCTATGAAACAACAATCAGAGATATTGAATGGAGTACATCTCGCACAGGATTGATTAATCCAGTTGCAGTATTTGATCAAGTTGATCTTGATGGCGCAGAAACCACAAGAGCTACACTACATAATATAAGTTATATTGAAGGATTGGAACTTGGCACTGGTGATACGATTCAGGTTTATCGGAGCAACATGGTCATCCCAAAAGTACACGATAATCTGACGAGAAGTAATACATTCGAGATTCCAGATACTTGCCCAACCTGTGGTGGCGAAGCAAGAATTATCAATGAGAATGGTAGTAAAGTTCTGAAATGCATGAATCCTGATTGCAAAGCAAAACTACTTAGCAAGTTTGTGAACTTTGTTTCCAGAGATGCAATGAACATTCGAGGGCTATCTGAGGCGACCCTGAAAAGATTTATTGATCTTGGATGGCTGAAAGATTATGTAGATATTTATTATCTGGAAGACCATAAATCTGAAATGAAGAATCTTGATGGATTTGGAATGAGAAGTGTTTCTTCCTTATTAAATAGCATCGAGGAAAGTCGTAAGTGTAAATTGGTTAATTTCGTGACAGCACTTGGTATTGAGCTTGTCGGGAAGTCAACAGCAAAAGATATTTGCAAGCTTATTGATACGATTTCTCTATCGAATAATGAAAATCCATACGATGTATTTATTAAAAGAATCAAACAGAGAAAATATTTTGGTCATATTGATGGCATCGGTATTACAACCTCATTATCAATGGATGCTTATTTCAAAGAAAACCTTGAAATGGTTGAGAAATTAGCCGAAGAACTTGAATTTGAAATGCCAGAAAGCAAGAAAGAATCAACTGTTGATCTTACGGGAATGACTTTTGTTGTGACTGGTAAGGTAAATAAGTTTGCCAATCGTAATGCTATCAAAGATGAAATTGAGTCCAGAGGTGGCAAAGTCGCAGGATCTGTATCAAAGAATACGAATTATCTTGTGAACAATGATGTGAATTCTACAAGCAGTAAGAATAAAAAGGCACAGCAGTTAGGTATTCAGATCATTGATGAAGATGAACTGATCAAGATTCTGAAGGGAGATACGAGTGAATAAACTAACCATTTATGAATGTTTTGTTAGACTGGGAATCCCAGAAAGCAAAATCGAAAGGTTTGCTGTAAAAGATAATTATGTAGAATATCGCATCTGGGAACCGTGTTCAATCAGCTATAACGGAGAAACATACAAATATGGTAGACGTTGTAAAGTAAAATATCTTGCTACTCCAGATGAGTTAGATTTAGTTTTTGACGAAAGTTACTTCATTAAAGATGAAGATGCAGAGTTTTGGACAGAAGATTATGAGTTCTACAAACAGCAGACAGGGCTTGAACCTTCAGAAATTGATTGGTCAAAACAAAAAGAGATTAAATACTCTAAGATTTAAAAGGAGAAAATTGAATATGAGTAAAGAGAAAAGAACAGCATGGAAGATTCCAGTAATTATTCTAGTAGGAGTTGTGGCGGTATTTCTAGCCTGTACATTTGGAGTTCAGAGTTCGCAGAACCATGCAATTTCATTAGAAGAACAGGTTGATAAAGCAAAATCCGACATTAACGTGCAGGAGAAACGCAGGATTGATCTGATTTATAACTTGGTAGATTGTGTGAAATCTTATGATAAACATGAGGCAAATACACTTAAGGAAATCGTTAAAGGACGTAGTTCTAAAGGGACTGTTGAAAATGCAAGTACAGCAATTGCAGCAGTTACAGAATCTTATCCAGAACTCAAGGCAGATAAGAACTATAAAAGGCTAATGAATGAATTATCTGTCACAGAGAATTTAATTGCCGAATATCGCAGTAACTACAATCAGCAGATCAAAGAATATAACAGATATGTAAAGAAATTTCCAACACGAATTTTCTTAAGTAATCTTGGATATGAAACAAAAAATTATACTTATTTAGAATATAAGGATGCTTCCGAAACTGCACCTCAGCATTTATTTGGAGAGTAGCTTATGACACAACACAGAGGATTGAATTTTGGTGATTATGAGATAACGCCAAGGGAAATCTTAGCGAGTATAACATTGATCGCAGTCATGCTTGTGTTTGGAATGGTTATCAGCAGTAATATTGATAATTCCATCCTTGACAAAAATGAAGAGTATAATCACGCCCTTAAGATAAAAAATGATGATGTTTTTCAATATGGTATGGAAACCAATGTAGGTAACGCTTTTGTTTATGGGAAGTTAGAACCTGTAGACACAGTTACATACAAGGAAATTGGTGGCAAGTATTATTATGTCAGAAAAGTCAGACAAGAGTATCGCAGACATGAAAAAATTGAAAGAGTAAAAGGCAGTAAAGGGAAAGTCCATTACAGAAAGAGAGTGTGGTATTCGTGGGATGACATGTGGAGAGAAAGTAAGACTTGTAAAAAGATTAAATTTGCAGGCAAAAAATTCAAGGAAGATAAGATTGATTTCATAGGGAGTCATTACCTAAAAAGAATTTATCATTCTTCTCGTGTCAGGTATGAATACTATGGTATGGAAGCAAAGCCTGTTAAGGGAACTGTTTACACAAAACTAAAAAATAACACTATGACAACTTGTGACTTAAGTGCAACAAATTTACATGAAACAGTTGAGTCATATAAGTCGAGTGGCGAAGTTTTGAAAGCAATATTCTGGATCTTCTGGATTATCTTCACTGGTGGTCTAACGTATGGTTTCTATTATATTGACAATAATTGGTTGGAGTGAAAAGTATGATAGGTAAATTTACTGATGTTACAAATTTTAATCGACAGCAGGCAATTAAGTTTATAGCAATAAAATGCACAGAATGTGATATTTACGGTAAGTGTACTAGAGAAGATAAGAAAATATGTAGGGATAAAACACATTATCTTTTGAAAAAAATTAGAAGAGAAGAAGAACAGAAGAACCCAAAAGATTTTGCGAGTGTAAGTCACAAAGGGACTTATGTAAAATACACATACAAAAAAGAATAAAGGAGAATTTATTATGGATTTTGGAACAGCAATTGAAGCGATGAAAGACAAACGGAAAGTTGCAAGAGAAGGATGGAACGGCAAAGGAATGTTTTTATACTATGTTCCAGCAGGAGCTTATGCGCCATGCACAGATATTGCTAAAAGCATTGTCAACAAAGACGGATTAGTCGAATATGGTGCTTATATTGCAATGAAAACAGCACAGGGGAATGTAGTTCCTTGGCTCGCAAGTCAGACAGATATGTTGGCTGAAGACTGGATGATCGTAGAGTAGATAAAATTAATCTTTCATGAAAGGAATAACAGATGAAAAAATTATTGATTTCGTTATTTGTTGAAAACAAATATCATGCAGGAACGATCTTAGGTACAATCTTAGGATTAATGGTTGTAATCGCTGTCAACTTTGCAATCGTAAATCTGTTTATTTGGTTACTACATTTTGTTGTGGTAAATCCGCTAATTGTTCCAACGAAAACAAAATGGATTATCGCAGTAATTCTTACAATTTTAGAAAACATCTTTAACAGGTAGGTGATTAAATGGCTTTGATTGGAGCAATTTTAGGAGATATTTGCGGTTCTCAATATGAGTTCCGCAGACCTCACAATTTAGATTGGAAGAACTGTGAATTGTTTACAGATAAATGTAAATACACAGATGATACAGTTCTCAGTATTGCAACAGGTATGTGGTTGTTAGATGAAACCAATAAAGAACCTTGGGAGTTCTATTTAGAATATGGTAAGAAATATTCTGGCGTAGGATATGGAGAAATGTTTGAAGACTGGTTGTACGATGATGGAAACCATGTAAACGAGAGTTTTGGCAATGGATGCGCAATGAGAGTTTCACCAATTATGATGTATTTTAATGGATTTTCAGACAATCCAGATGCATTTAAATTTTATATTGATATTGCACGATATACATGTGAGAAAACCCACAGCCACTCAGAATCTTACAAAGGAGCATCGGTTGTGACAAGTTGTTCTTTTATGGCTCGTTGGGGCAGATCAAAAGAAGAAATTTACAAATATGCCTTAAGGTTTTATCCATCTAGTCAGTATACGTATGGTGTTGATCGACCACTTGAAGATTATAGAAAGAATTATGTTTGGTCTGCGACAGTTCAAGATAGTGTACCTGTGGCAATTAGATGTTTCTTGGAAAGCGAAGATTATGAATCATTCTTAAGAAATGTATTATCTTTGCCATGTGACACAGATACGATTGCTGCTATTGGTGGTGGTATTGCAGAAGATTTCTACAAGAAGACATTTGATAATTCAAATGAAATCTTAGAAAGATATTTGCCAAAAAAATTATTAGATGATGTTAGCAAAATTTACAATGAAATGCCATAAGGTAGGTGATTCAATATCATAAAGAAAATCTTAAAATTTTTCTTGTTGTCGATTGCATTAATTATTATCTGGTTTCTTGCAATATTCATATCTGTCGGAGTATTTGCATTTGTACTTTGGATGATAACAAGTATTGTAATACCAATCGGTGTAGTAGTAATTGTTGCAATTGTATTAATGGCAATCGCCATCTATATAATGGCATCGTTTATGGATTGATAGATTAAAAGGAGAATATGTTATGAGAATTAAAAAATTATTAATCGCTGGAGCATTAATGTTAACAGCAGTAGGATGCGTTTCAGCATATACTATTTATGCAGATACACTAAATAATAACACTGATAAACAGGTTTCTGCAACAACAGAAGGTAAGTCAACTACAGAAACTACAAAGAACACAACAGAGCAGAAAAATAATAAGAAAAATGCCGTCAAAGAAGATTCTAAAGATACAATAAACGATGTATCGGCAACAACAGAAGAAGAAAAAAATACTGAAAATTCTACCGCAGACGATACAGACGATGCAGATTATACAGAACCAGAATACCCAGATGACGCAGATGAAACCTGTGATCATGTGTGGGCAGAAAAAACAATTGCATACGATGAAGAAAATGGATATCATTGGACAACTTATTGCGAAAAATGTGGAACTGTTAAAACAGAGCCAGCCACAGAAGAGGATTATGAAAGACTTGATCCTGCAACAAAAGTAAAAGAAGAAGATATTGAATATGTAGATGATGATTCTGCCGAGGTTGTAGAGGAATCGACAGAAGCAGCAACTGAAAACTATAATATAGCCTTAGGAGTTAATGAGTATATGACTAAATTAGAGCAGTTAAATTTATTAAAGGATAGAAAAGCCGTCTTAATCGCTAGAGGCAAAGATAACGGCAAAATCGTAACAAAAATCAACAGAAGAATCAAGAAATTAGAAAAGGACTTATAGAGATGGCAGGAGATAAAAGTAATGTTTTAATTGCTCTGGTCGGGCGATCTGGAGCAGGAAAAAGTGTCTCAGCGAAGTATCTGGAAGACATTTACGGTCTGAAATATCTACGATCATATACAACCAGAGAGAAGAGAGCAGACAAACTTGATGATCATACATATGTAAATCTAGCCCAGTATTCCAGAATTACAGGCAAGGTTGCAGAGAATCATTATACTGGCAATTGGTATTGTGCTACAGAAAGTCAGTGTGATGATGCAGATGTATATGTAGTTGATGTTCCAGGATTAAAACAGTTAAAAGAAAATTATCATAAGAAACATATCTTGGCATTATGTATTGATACACCAAGTTCTACACGTATTCAGAGAATGAAAGATCGTGGAGATACAAATGATGCAATTGATGAAAGAATGAAAAAAGACGAATCTGCTTTTGAAGAAGCTTATGATTTATGCGATGCCGTTATTAATAATGAAGGAAGTTTGTCTATGACTTGTCTGAATATTATGGCTGAGCTAGAGAGATTCAAAAGACAGATTAGAGACACGGAAGGAGCGACAACAAAGGAAGTTGATCAGAACAATTAATCAGCTTAGAAATTTAGTTTCTAAACTACATATAGAAAAAGAGGTACTTGTTAAGGATGTAGAAACAGGTAAGACAATGATAATTGAAAGCGTATCAACCGAAAAGATTGATGGTGATGGTAACGATGCACGATATATGTTGAACTGCAAGAAAGCAGGAGACGTGTGCGTTACATATAGATGATGATATTATTACATAATTTATTGGAGGTCTTTTATTGAAAGTAATTAAAAGAGATTGTACTGTTGTAGATTTCGACAAGACCAAAATTTACACAGCGATTATGAAAGCCATGAAAAATGGATCTGGGTTAATTAAGGAAGATATTGCAAAACAAATCGCAAGAGAAATCGAAAATGATTGCAGTAAATTACCAGAAGAAATTGACATTTCTGCAATTGAAGCAATGGTATTTAAGAAACTTGTTGAGAAAGGGCAGGAATTAACTGCTAAAGCTTATGAAGGTTATCGCAGTGTTCGTGAGTTCCAGAGAGAGAATTATGACTCTATTGACAGCGAAGTTCTTGGGCTTATTGAGGATGTCAACGAAGAAATTAAAGATGAAAATGCAAATAAAAACTCTGTATTAAATCCAACAAAAAGAGATTATATTGCTGGTATCGTTAGCGAGGATGCGACAGAACGCTATTTACTTCCACCAGAAATTGTACAGGCACATAAGGAAGGCATTATTCATTTTCATGACAGAGATTATTTTTTACAGAAAATGCATAATTGTGGGTTATTAAATATTGAAGATATGCTTCAGAATGGAACTGTAATTAGCGAAGTTTTAATCGAAAAACCGCACTCATTTTCAACTGCTTGCAATATTACGACTCAAGGCATTGCACAAGTAGCTAGTTCTCAGTATGGCGGACAGAGTATTTCTTTGGCACATTTAGCACCATTCGTGGATGTGAGTAGAAAGAAAATTAGATCTGAAGTTGAATTAGAATGGGCGCATGTTGATATTCCATACAAAGAGCAACATATTGAAAAAATTGTAGCCAATAGATTATATGAAGAAGTCAAAAAAGGCATACAAATCATACAGTATCAGCTGATCACGCTTATGACGACTAACGGACAATCCCCATTTATTTCCATTTTTATGTATCTGAATGAAGCTAAAACACCGCAAGAGAAAAAAGATTTGGCTTTATTGATTGAAGAGATGATTAGACAAAGAGATGAAGGAGTTAAAAATGAAGATGGTGTATTTGTTGCACCAGCATTTCCAAAATTAATTTATGTCCTGGAAGATGATAATTGTGACGAATCTACAGAATATTGGTATCTGACAAAATTAGCAGCAAAATGTTCTGCGAAAAGATTGGTTCCAGATTACATCTCTGAAAAGGTTATGAAAGAGTTAAAAGGCGACGTCTATACTTGTATGGGATGCAGGTCGTTCTTAACACCTGATCGTTTTACAGACAAAGGAATTGGCAATATCGCACACGCAAAAAATTATGATCCAAAGCAGCATAAATATTATGGCAGATTTAACCAAGGGGTCGTTACATTATCTCTTCCAGATATCGCATTATCTTCCAAAAAGAACATGGATGAATTTTGGGCATTATTTGATGAACGAACAGAATTATGTCATAAAGCACTCAAAGAAAGACATAAACGTCTTCTTGGAACAAAGTCGGATGTCGCACCTGTTCTTTGGCAATATGGGGCGTATAGTAGATTAAAAAAACATGAGGTAATTGATCCGTTATTATTTGATGGATACTCAACTATTTCATTAGGATATGCAGGATTATATGAATGTGTCAAATATATGACTGGGCATTCTCATTCAGATGGTGGAATTGGTGAAAAATTTGGATTAGAAATCATGAAGCGAATGAATGATAAATGTGAGAAGTGGAAGAATGAAGAAAATATTGATTACAGTATTTATGGTACACCTTTAGAGTCTACAACGTATAAGTTTGCTAAATGTTTAAAGAAACGATTCGGTAATGATGTGTTTGAAAAAATTGACGGCAAGGACAGAAATTACATTACAAACAGCTATCATATTCCTGTATTTGAAGAAATTGACGCCTTTGACAAACTTCGTATTGAAGCAAAATTCCAAAAACTTAGTCCAGGAGGAGCAATAAGTTATATTGAAACTCCTAATATGGAACATAATGTGAGTGCTTTATTGGAAGTAATTAAATATATGTACGATCATATTATGTATGCAGAAATCAATACAAAGAGCTGTTATTGTGAAAAATGTGGATACTCTGGCGATATTCCATTAGTTGACGAAGATGGTATTTTGAAATGGAGATGTCCTCAGTGCGGAAATGAAGATGGTTCTACTATGGATATTGCATTCAGATGCTGTGGTTACATTGGGACTTCTAAGAATGGAGGCAATCAGGGAAGATATGGGGATATCCATGATCGAGTTTACCACTTAGATGATAAGGAGCTGAATAGATGAGATACGCTTCAATAAGAAAAATGGACATTAGCAACGGAGAAGGGCTTGGCGTAGCCCTCTTCGTTCAAGGATGCCACTTCCATTGTAAGAATTGTTTTAATAAAGAAACGTGGGATTTTAATGGCGGCAATAAATTAACTTTTAAAGAAATTGAGGAACTATTGCATCAGTTATCAAAGCCCCAATATACAAGGTTAAGTATTCTTGGCGGTGAGCCTTTAGCAAAAGAAAATAGAGATGGTGTTTCTGCAATATGCAAATTTGTCAAAGAGTTTATGCCAGACAAAAAAATCTGGCTATATACAGGGAATAAAGCAGAAGATATTGGTTTGGACTTAGCTGAGTTCTCTCGAAGACGTAGAACAAGCCACCTTATGTACGATTGCAGACTTGAGATTCTTCCTTACATAGATGTCCTCGTAGACGGACAGTATGTAGACGAATTGAAAGACATGTCTTATCCGTGGGCAGGATCAACAAATCAGAGAGTGGTTGATGTACAAAAATCATTAGAAAGAAATCGGGTGGTCTTATGGAAAGGCACTTCGGATAATCTGTCCATGACAGAAGAACACGATGAAAATGAGTGAAATAAAACACTTTTGTCAAAATTATTAAAATAAACATAAGAAAATCGTTTAAATATAAGGGATTTTTCATATTAAATATAGCAATAAAATTCCACTTTTATCCCATCATAGAAAGGAGTGTACTAATTATGTCAAAATCAAAAGACTGTCCACAGGATACGGACTTTATGCAATATGTTCCTGCAAAATTTCAGCAGAATCGTAAGACGATGTTAAAGAAAAGAAATCGCAGGAAGAGTTATCATCAAAAGTTAACGAGACTTATTGACGTTGGTGGGTATCCTGAACCTGTGCAACATGTAGACAAGTATTATTGTGAGTTCTATGAAATCCCATACAAGAAACCTTATTATAAAAGACTATATATCAGCGATTACAGTAAGCATTATAGATTTCATAAGAAACTGTCTAACAAGAAAGTTCGCAGAGTATTGGATGTGCCAAGCAGAGGTGGCTATAAGAAAGTACACGATCTATGGTGGGAGACAATTTAGAAAGGAGAAGGTATGACAAAAGAAACATTAGATGATATAAGAGAAGTTATTGGTACACTAAGTGTTTGCATGAGCTATAAAAGCATTAATAACATAACATCAATTCCAACTTATTATTTATTACATCAAGTTAATATTTTAAAAAAAATTGTGCAGAAAAATATCGATCATGTAGTTGATGGTAGTCGTTGCGTAGTTGTGGAAGAATCAGATTCTGAAAAGTTTAAAAATTGTGTAGACAATTATTTAGATGCAGGCTATAAAATTTCAGCATCCTCATGTAACAGCAAAACTTGGAAAGCAATTCTTGTGAGAGATGATAAAGAACAGGAGGATGGATAAATATGAGTACAGATTATAGAACATGCGAATGTGGTGAGACATTTGCTGATTGTGCAGACGGAGTTGTTTTCTGCAATTGTGGCATGGCTTGGTGTAGTGAGGAATGTGCATCAGTAGACGGATATAGAGAAGAAGTAATTACACACGAAGATGGTTCTGAGGAAGAAATTCGTAGTTGTAATTTTTGCCGAGGAGACGATTTCGGTGATAAGGAATTACTTGAATTTGTAACATCAGCAATTGGCGTTAGCAGAGATGATCTTGTGAATTTTTACAAACGATATAAAACAGAGTTAAAAAATGATAAAGCTTGCAGACTCAATGGATTTATTTCATCTGTATTTACCAATAAAGATAGTAGTACTGGAAAAGGATTTGTACTTGGTGGCTTAGTAGGGAGGTTTGAATCAATTAATGAATAACAGAGATTTACCAAAGAAAGACGATATTTACAAACACTTCAAAGGACATTTTTACAGAGTGATTGACATTGCAACTCATACAGAAACAGATGAGAAACTGGTAATTTATCAGGCAATGTATGGAGATTTTAACATCTATGCTAGACCAGTTGAGATGTTTCTGAGTGAAGTTGATCACGAGAAATATCCTGATGTAGAACAGAAATACAGATTTAAGAGAGTAGGAGAGAAATCATGCAGATGACATTGATCTTCAATATTTGTGAAAAGTTAGCGTTGGTGATTGGAACAATCGGACTCATAGGTTTTATGGTGTGTTTGATCAGTGCAATTGCACTGAGTGTAAAAAACAAATCTATCAAGCCGTTGTGTAGTGTATTTCCACCGCAGCATTGGTATTTGAGTTTCATGTATATTTCAATTGCATCTCTGTTTTTGATTAAATATTAAGAAAGGTTGGTATGAAAGAATCTTAAAAAATATATTCTTTTTTATTGGACAGTCAATGTTAATTACAAGTCTAATGATTACGATAATTATGTTGATAGGACTTGTTGTCGCACTATTCTTTTCCATAATTGAAAAAGTGTTGATCCAATAAAAGATTTTAAGGCTTCAGGATTATTGAAGCTTTATATTCAATGGGCGATGATCACAAGTTATATTTGTGTGATTAGTGTTGGCATCGCAACTTATATATAATGTAACATTTCTGATGACTATTCGAGGAGAAATATCTATAGATTAGACATGTCTTATTTCTTCCATATGATGACTTTAAAATTTTGTTTTTATCTACATTTCAATTTTTGTAGATAAAACATATAAAAACAAATACATAAGAAAGGTTTTATCAAGTAATCCTAGGTAAAACGCAGTGCGCTGCCTTGTAAATACAAGGTTTAAATGACAGAAAATAAAAACAAAACTTTCAATCCGCTGAATGTAAGTAGTAAATTTGCAATATGCGGATTACCTATTCGAGTAGATACATATAAAACATGTAGTTTTGGATGTAAATATTGTTTCTCTAATTATAGGAAGATAATGGAATTTGATAAAAATTTACAAATTGGCAATGTTAAATCCGTTGAGCGTCGATTAGATAAAATTTTCGTTCATAATAAAGTGGATAAAACAAATTTTTTAGATTTTTTAATATCTCAACGATATGATTGGCATTGTGGTGGTATGAGCGATCCATTCCAGCCAGCAGAAGAGAAATTTCATATTACAAAACAGTTAATTGATATTACTAAACCATACAATATTCATATTTTATTTAGTACAAAATCTTCAACACTGTATGGTTGTGAAGTTGAGTCAGATTTACATACCTTCCAAATGTCTGTAACAAATGTAACTAACGACAAATCAATAGAGCCAAATGTTCCAGATATCTTAGAAAGATATAAATTATATCGAAATTTAAAAGACAATGGATTTAAAGTTGGCATTAGAATCCAACCATTCATTCCAGGAATTTCATCTACAGATATTATTGATATGTTTCATGACGCAGATCATTTTACTATCGAAGGTTTAAAAATTGTTCCACAAAATAAGGAACATAAAGAATACCTATTAAAACTTACTGGATTAGATAAATCTAGCTTCACACAAATGGGGTTATTAAATTTGAAGCCAAAAATTAGGTTAAATTTATATCAGCCGTTAATTGAGAAATTACAGCAATATTCTATTCCATATAGTATTGCGGATAATGATTTGCATTATTTAAGTACATCAAAATGCTGTTGTGGAGATGTGTTAACAAATAAAACAACAGACTTTAACAATACTGCAATGATATACAAATATGGAATTGACTACACCAAAGAAGAGGTTGATTCAGAATTAACTAAATCTAATGTGTGTGATTGCAAATGCTGTCAGTTATTCACATCAAATAGACAAGAAGGATGCGTAACTGTCCAGGAATTTTATGACAAAAGATTTGACCGCAAGTCAAGTCCATTTAGCCCTAAATTTTTATATAAAGGAGAATAAAAATGCCAAAAGAAGCAAATACAATTACGATCATTAAATCTGACGACTGACAATCTATTGAAATCAATGGGACTAAAATAGAAAACCATAAATTAGATGTTGATGATTTTACAGATGTTTTAAAGGAATTAGGGTTCAATGTCAATGTAGTATGGGAGGATTCAGATGTTTAAGATACAAGAAATTGGCAGGTCTCCAACACCTAAGAAACCAATTACTGTGTATGCAGTTCGGGAAGACAAAGATAGTGACAATTATTGTGATTTTGAAACAGTTGAATTCCTCATATACAAAGACGATAACTGGGTTTGGGTAAATGGTTTGTGTTATGAACCATATGGATTAAATGTATCGTGTGAAATATAAAAGGAGAGTTAATTGTTCCAGAAATTAAAAGAGAAAATTAGAAAATGGTTGCTAGAAATCCTACAACCAGATATTGATGCCTTAAAAAATGAAATTAATGAAAGCAATACTGAATTAAGATTTGCCAAAAACAATTGTAATGAGGCAGCTCGTCAGTGTCAGATTTCAATACAACAAAATAAAGAGATGAAGAAAATGTATAACCAACTTACCGATGTAGCAGTTGACGTTGGATTTCATGATTCAGAGCGTTCGTGGGCAGTTGTATGTATTGCTGGGAGACCTGAATATGTAAAATTTATTCCTTTAAGCGGTGCAGATGCTAGAACTGTTATGAATTTTTTAAGACAGTTTCAGTATTCACATCCCATTGTTGATAGTCCACTAAGATTCAAAGATGGGCTTCAGAGATATTTTATATAGAAGGAGATTGTAAACTATGATAACAAATAAACCAACAACACTGATTATTAAAGACAGAGGAACAGGCAAAACTACACAATTACTTTATACAAGTGCAACAACACAGTATCCGATTATTGTGCAGAACAAATTGCAGACAAAACTGTTATTAGACAAAGCAAACGATCTTGACTTAATTATTCCAGTGCCTATGACTGTAGAAGAATTTAAGAACAATCGTGGAATGAATTATGATCGTGTTCTTGTTGATGAAGGATACAACTTAATTGGCGAAGCTCTTGATGTTTATATGGGAACGCATGTGGCAGCAGTAACTTTGACTGATAGAGTAAAAGAGTTAGCAGATAAGAAAGTTGTGAGATTGTAATGGAAGAACCAAATTATATAACAGTTGGACAGCTTAAGAAAAAGCTAGGTAAATATCCAGATCATATGCCAGTTGTTGGCATAGATAATGAATTTATTACTACGACAGAACATGACACTATTGCACTTGAGGATGATGTAGGATTATACGAATTTGGAGTTGTGAGAATTTGCTAATTGATGACTTTAATTAAATAATAAACCAGAAAGGAAAACGAGAGTGTAGCTACTGTAAACCATATGGGCTTTCTGGTAAAGACAAATAGTATATCAAGGAAGTAAAAATAGAATTGCAAAATATATTGTACCGATTATCCAGAAATATATTGATGATAACAATATTGAAACATACATAGAGCCATTTGTTGGCGGAGCCAATATTATTGATAAGATTCAATGTAAAAACAAAATTGGCGCAGACATTAATGATGAATTGATTGCATTATTGAAATACGTTCAAGAAAATCCAACGATTCCAATTGCTCCAGAAATTTGTTCGAAGGAACATTATGTTGAAGTTAGAGAAAATCGAAAAGCAGGAGGAGATAAATATTCTAAAGAATACACTGCTTTGATTGGATACTGTGCAAGCTTTGGAGGGAAATACTTCAATGGCGGGTTCGGACAAGTTAAGACTGGAAAAAGAAATATGTATTATGAGAGAGTGATTAATTTACGAAAACAAGCGATTTCATTAAAGAATATTTCTTTTATGTAAATAATCATAAATTGGGAATAAATAATTTTTCAGTTGCCTTTTGTCCATTTATTCGGTTGGCATCTTGGCACACTGTACGTTCTTTTTGCCAAATGCATTTAAATTCGTCATTTGGCATATCGTATTCGCTAATGATAACAAGGTTATTTTGCGCAATGTCGTGACAAAAATCATAAAAATGATCATAATCCATACAACTTTTAGCGTAATTGCTTGTGCCTTTGTATGGCGGATCAAGATATAATAAGCAATTTTTTACATCCTTGAAATAGTTATAGTCACATGACATAAAAGAAATATTTAATTTACGAAAGGAGTGGTAAGCGTATGTTCACGAACGATAAACCTTTCATGATATCGGGCAGTCTAAAAGATACATTTAACGGGACGTTGGAAAAGACATTGAGATTCATTGTTGATATTTATGGAGAAACAGCAGATGAATTACGTGGAATTAAAGAAGTAGACGGAAAGTTATACTTTGGATGGATACCGACAAAAAATAGAGATGATGATGCTTTAGATGAAGAATATATGAAACAGTGGGATATTGTATTGTCTGGAGATATTATGAAACCATCTTTCAATATGTTGATAGAGATTATCATTAATTGGTTGAATAGTGACAACGCAGTATACGAGTATGACAGATTATATTATGAAGAAGATGATCTTGATTACGCTGAAGAGTTGATCAAAGGATGGACAATTTCTTCTATTACATATGATGACAATTGCCCAAGTTTTAGCGTATTTTCTGTTACACCACGATGGGGAGAGATTGGTAAATGATTGAAATTTTAGAAAAAGGAACACGCAAACAATGCACTTGTGAAAATTGTGGTGCGGAGTTGAGTTATGAGAAAGGTGATATAAAAAACGGAGGAGTGAGATCATTTAATTTAATAATTTTAAGTGTCACACCGCCAAACTATATTATCTGCCCACAGTGCAAACATCCAATCGAAGTTGAGGTAGATCAAAATGATTAAGATTTTGAAAAAAGGAACTAGACGCAAAATTGAATGTGATGGATGTGGTGCCAAATTAAGATTCGATGAATCTGACATCAGATCTGACGGCATAAGATATTGCGTAGGTTTTATACAATACATTAACTGTCCTCAGTGTAAGCAAAAAATTATATTAAATAAAGCTGAATAATAGAAAGGTGGTGAAAAGCAGTGCATCCTAACCGATTTTTTGATGAATGTGGTATCAGAACAGGAATTGATACCGTTGAAATTTATGATGAAGAATTGCGATCTAAATTACGTGATACACATCCAAAAAATTTTATCAAAACCAAAATAGAATTGCCAGTATATCAAATCAAACTAGCATATTTTACGGCAAAAGGAAACTATAAAATTGCATACAGATATGCGGTGTTGAACTCAAAAGAAGAAAATGAGTATTCTGATTTTTGGCTCGATATGTTTGTAAGAGATTACAATAATGAGAATCCAGATCATCCAATGAAAGATTGCGAAATCTTAGATATGAAATATATCGGAGACGCTGTGCTGCCGATTGGTTAGGCTTCAACCATTTGTACTAATTACCTTTAGAATATAAAGGTTTTCACGAAGATATGATTCAACGGATCGTTGGTTAGATTGTATCGAAAAAGTAATGTGATAGTGATGTAAAAAGACACTCACCAAGTATGGCTTTACCTCACGGAAAACGAAATAAATTTTCGTGAGGAAGTACATTTGGTTAAGAAACTTAAGAATATTGATGAATTATTAGATACATGTCCTGCAAACAAGACAATTTGTGACAACATGATTCGGGCATGGTCAATTATAAACAGAACTGATTATAAAAAGATTTTATGCTCAATTTCTGGCGGAGCTGACAGTGATGTGATGTTAGACATTATCTGGAAATGCGACATACATAACAAGGTTGATTACATATGGTTTGATACTGGTTTAGAATATCAAGCAACTAAAGATCATCTTAAGTATCTTGAAAACAAATATGGTATTGAGATTATCCGACAGAAAGCAATTAAAGCAATTCCGTTGTCATGTAAGATTCATGGACAACCATTTATGTCCAAGTATGTAAGCGAAATGATGTATAGATTGCAAAGTCACGGATTCCAATGGGAAGATGAATCATTTGATGATTTATATCAGAAGTATCCGAAGTGCAAATCTGCTCTTATGTGGTGGTGTAACTCACACGGTACGTTAAATAATGGCAAAAGATTGAGTAGTTTCAATATTAACTACAACAGATTTTTGAAAGAATTTATAGTCCAGAATCCACCGCAATTTAAGATTTCTGGGAAGTGTTGCAACTATGCCAAGAAAGATGTATCTCATAAAGCAATAAAAGACAATGGATACGATCTAAGTATTATAGGTGTTCGAAAAGCCGAAGGCGGAGTAAGAGCATCAAGGTATAAGAGTTGCTTCGATGAAAAGATAGGGCAGTGCGATCAGTATAGACCAATTTTTTGGTATTTAGATAGCGACAAATCAGAATATTGTGTATATTTTAAGATTAGTCATTCGGATTGTTATGAACGATATGGGTTAAAGCGGACAGGCTGTTGTGGATGCCCATTTGGCAAAGACTATCAGAATGAGCTTGATATCGTCAAACAATTTGAACCAAGAATGTATAAGGGTATCTGTAATATATTCAAAGATTCTTATGAGTATACAAAGAAATACAGAGAATTTGTAAAGGAGAGAAAACTTGACATTAGATAAAGAGGATATTTATGACATTGCCAAGGCGGTCGTAAAAGTAATTGAAGAAAAAGATATGATGAAGTCGAAAGAAAATGATTGTACCTCAGAAAAAGTAGAGCTTCAAACATTAAATGCTGGTGATACCTTTAAGGTAGCAGGGTATGAATGGATTGTGTTAAATCAGTTTAAGGTATTCAAAACTTGTTTTTGCATTATGAAAGATTTTTTGGATGATACAAAGCCATTCGACACATATTGTAACAGATGGGAACCTAGTCGTCTTCGTCATGATTTAAAATATATCGAATGTGAAATTGAAGATAATTGTCATCATGATGTGTTGCAGTATATGGAACGTGATTTAATGGCACTTGATGGAACAATGGCGAATGAAATAAGTATTGATAAAGTTTCTTTACTAACTTTAGACGAATATAGGCTATACAGGGAGTATTTAGAGTACCCAACAAAATTCCCAGGTCATATTGAATGGGTATTATTAACTGCCGTATCAGAAGAAAATCGTTCAGCTATTTGTGCTGTTGATACATGTGGAGTTGTCAAACAATGTTATTGTGCGGAGTCTTTTAACATTCGTCCAGTATGTACATTTAGATCAGATGTACTAGTAGAGAGAGTGCACTCATGAATGCAAATGATAAGTTAAAGAAATGGATCAATCATAATTATTTGACAAAAGGAGATAGAAGAATGATTACAGATAAAACAAAATGGGATGACGAAAACTATTATAGCGAAAATTTCAAAGAAATCATGTACGACAAAATTACAGAAGGAATTGATTTAACGGAAGGCGAGCTTAAAGAATTGGCATGTGAATTTCCATTTTATGAAATTGAAAAAGATAGAGATAGTTTTACCGTGGATACGCAGTCGATTGTTAAACTCCGTGACAAGTATTTTGCTATTAATTGGCAGCAAGGTTTAGAAGATTTTGAGGATAGTAAATTTGGCGCCCAGCCATATGAAGTGAAGAAAGTAAATCGAATGACTACCGAATGGATTCCAGTAAAACAGGATTCATAAAATAAATGTTTTGTATACAAAAAAGATACCACCTCAATTAAGAAGTGGTATCTCGTATACAAAATTACACCGTTCTCAAACAACTTTTGATTTATGTGCAAATTCATTATAGCACAGAAAGGAGAAATATGGAACAGGTTTTTGCATCAGACTATGAGGATGTTTATAAAGTTAAAGATGGCGTAATGTTTCACGTTAAGAAATACCGTAGAGTTTATGACGAAAACGGATGTTCTAAGCAAATTTATTTTGAAGATAAACCAAAATTAAAATGTTATGCAAGAAAAGGCGATCATAGATATTGTACTTTAAGGATTGCCAATGAAGACGTAAGAGTCAATGATGGATTTGCATTGAATCCTAAATATGAAACAGTTAACAAAGGTTCAGTTTTTGAATATTCAACAGGTGGATATCCACGAAATGGATATTTAGTTGAGCTTGCTGAAAATGAGTCATCTTATAAATACGAAATCAAGACACATGGCAATATGTTTGTTGGCGATGCAAGCAACCTTGTTGAATTTTTAAATGAAATTATTGATCAAATAGGTGTATATGATTGGAGGGTTTGAAGAATGAAGAAAGAAAAGACAGTTGAAGAATATTACTGTGATTTTTGTGGTAATGAATGTACTGATGAACACTATGACGTTACCTTGCCATTTAAACAAACAGATGGATATACGAGCAGATTTGCTCCAGAAAATCCAGATGATAAATTGATAGCAATTCATAAATTAAATCTATGTGCTAAGTGTGCTAGGATCAATGCACAAACATGTACATTTTTGTCAAATGCATGCAGACGTAGATTAGATGTTAAGCAGACTGTAGAAATTGATTTGTCTGATCCTGCTTTTAAGAAAGATCCGTTGATACGTTGTGTCACTCGACCAGATATAGATAATACAATGATACTTAATTATAAAGAGGTACAGTGAATGAAGAAAACAGAAACAAAATATTACTGTGATTTCTGCCATAAAGAGTGTACCAACAAACATCATAAATTAATAATACCAACAGTTGAATACCTTGGAATCAATAGCCCTGATCAGTCAGTTCTTGGTTCTTCCGAGGTAGATGTTTGCCATAGATGTGCAGAGATTGTTGCTGTTACGTTAAATATGATAGCAAGACACACACAGGATTCTAAAAAGTGTAATGGTTCAATAACAAGAGACATTACCGAATACGAGAATTCATCTATAATCAAACGGATCAAAATTACGATTGACTGTGACTATAGCAAAAAGAAACAAAATGGATAAAATTTGACTTTGAAATAAAAAAAAAGAGATACAAGATTGCATTATTGTGTACATTTATTGACAAAAGAACTACCAACCGAAAACCAAATTGCAGAAATTTTGCAGCCATATAATGGCGTTAAATTTTGGGAGAATATACCAGAAGATATGCCATATGAGGAAGTAGAACATCTTCCGTTTACATGGGACTGGTATCAGATTGGTGGCAGATATAAAGCCCAACTAAAATTAAAAGTTGATGAAAATGACAATACATATAATTGGATGTGGTGTGAACACAATCCAAGAAATGGCAGATTATTCTGGTGTAGTTTATTGTCTACTTTACAGAAACATATAACACCAAGCTTTATGTACAGTGAAGAAGATTGGTTTTCAAGTTTAGGAATTTCTGACGGATACATTAGAGTTGATGGAGCAAAACTGAAAGATGTTTTAAATTTAGATGATCTTGGATGCTATATCTATATTCTACCAGATGGTTCTGCGGTAGCAATAAGCAGTTGGAATGGCAATTCGTTTATAGAAGATAAAAATTTTGATGATAAATATGCGAAAGCATTGGAAGATAACATGAATGGATTTATTACAGTAATTGATATCCATGATTAGATTAGAGGAGAATTATGAGCAAAAGAAAACCAAGACTTACATTATTGTGTGGCTTATCAGCATCTGGTAAGTCACAATACATAAACACTGTTTCACAAGGCAGTGGCAATGAAGTTATCACTATATCAACAGATGGCATTAGAGAAAATATATGTGGAAGAGTAGAAGATCAGTCAAAAAATAAAGAAGTATTTCAGACATTTCATAACCTGATTGTCAAGTATCTTAAAAATGGTATTGACGTTGTAGCAGAAGCAACGAATATTACTATGAAATCCAGAAGAGCCATTCTCAATGTCATCAAAGGAATTGATTGCGAGAAAGTTTGCGTGGTTATCGTAAAGCCGATTAATGAGTGTAAGAAAGACAATATCGACAGAGAACATCCCGTTCTAGGATATGTAATTGACAAACAGGCAAGAAAATTCCAGATTCCATTCCTTGAAGAAGGATGGGATAAGATTGAATTTGTTGATCATATAACCGATATAAACAGATACATTTTTAAGATTGAAAACAAATGGGTTCCAGAAGAGTATAACGACTTTGACCAAAAGAATCCGTATCATATGGAATCTCTTGGCAAACATATGACAGATGCCTATGATTTTTCAAAAAAGATTCATAACGATTATTCAGTGTTAGTGGCTACTAAATATCACGATATGGGTAAATTATACACTCAGACATTCGATGAGAATGGTGTGGCACACTATTACGGACATGAAAATATTGGTGCATATATGATGTTGGTCTATGAGGTTGCAAATCAGCATTGTTTATTTGTGAATCATAATATAGGAGACATTGCTTTCTATATTAATTACCACATGCTACCGTTCCAATGGAAGCCAATCTCCGAATGCGACAATAAATGGATTAAAATCATGGGACATAAAAAATATGAGAATTTATGGTCTCTGCATATCGCTGATTTAGTTGCTTCAAAGAGAGAGAAAGGTTTATCTGAAGCTTTAAAAGCTAAGAGAGGTTTTGATAATGAATTTGATCTATAACCCACCTAACCCAGACGCTCAGTTAAACAATCCGTGCTATTACGATTCTGCGCAGTTTGAGTTAGAGGAAGAGTTTGAAATTCAAAATTATCCAGATGATGAAGAGGAGAATACAGATGATTAAATTACATTTATGGCAGTTTATGCTTTGCAATTTTGGAACTGTTGCCATTGGCACATTTCTTGGTGCTATGGTAGCAGGCGGATTCCTTATCCGCAAACTTGACATTGCTAGGCTTCAGGAATTGATTGATGACAATGAAGCAAAGATTGAATTTCTCGAACAGGAACGAGAAGAAATTGATGATGAGATCGATGAATTAGACGATAAGTCTGATGAAGATAATGATGACATTATTACAGGCGAGGAGGATGAGGAATAATGGAAGAACTTTCCAAAGCGGTTATTGAGTTACAGCTTTCATATGGCTTGAGTCTGCGAACAATTCAGAAGATGGTGCGTGATGTATACAAAAATACAAATGATGCACCGCCAACAGGTATTACACCTAAGACAACTAAATCAAAATCAACTAAATAAGGAGTGAATTACTACGGCTAATTTCTTACAGCGTAAAGAATATTTTGGAAAGTATCGTGTTGTAGCAGCATATAACATGGATACTAATGATTTTCCTAGAACTGATGCAGGATTAATAGATCCTAGCTTTGATGATTTGTACATAAAATGCTCATTTGGTAATCAGATATATTACTATGGCAAAGGCAAGCATAGAGGCGAATATACCCTTGTAGCTTATATCCCCTCATTAATAAGAGGGCACAACATTATAAAGGCAATTCGAGAGATAGACGAAGATATTCCTTATTGTATAGAAGAAACTGATAAAGAAGTGTTGTTTAGATTTGATGTGAAACATCTGGATACTGTTGCCGAGTTGCTGAAGGCGCAGAAGAGTAGAATCCGTGATGATGGAACTTGCAAATATATCTCACCTTTTTCACTGAAAAATTTGCCAAAAACACCTTATAAAATTCCAGATGATGAATTGAGTACCTACAAGAAATTAACTGCAAATTTGAAGCGTGAGGACATGTATAAGGTAGGGCAGATTGCAACTAGATTCTTAAAAGAAAAGATATGCTCACGCAAGTTTACATTCCAAGACTTGAAAGCAGAACAGAAGAAGATGGGATTGAAAGGCAAAAATTATATTCATGCTAAAGGATTATGGGATGAATATTGCCGATACACAGAAAATGAACTACGCAAGGAGAATTTACTATGAGTACAAATAATGTAATGATGACTGAAAACGATAAAAGAAACGTAGGAAACACAGACTTAGAGAAGCAGATTAAAGAAGTGAAACACAAACTTGATTTCATTAAAGATGTGGACAAGCTACTCAAGAAATATAAATTGCCAAAAGATTATCTATATCTGGCAGCTAAAAAGTCAAGTCTTAACACAGATCGTCAGTTATACATGATTGAAGTTGAAACATTTAATGACGGTGTATATGACGGCAATGTGACTTTAATTGTGCATGGCACTGAAGATGAAGTGAAAAAACAGAAAGATCTGTTGGTTGAAAAATTAAAAGAACAGTACAAAGACGAACCAGAAATGACTTTTGAGGATTCTTATTATAACGAAGTCGGATTACCTCTGATGCTTTGTAAACGATAGTTTACATAACATGATAACGAAATATTGAATTTTGTGAAAATTGCACAAAGAAAATGGAAAGGAAATACATATATGGGATTATTAACAGAAAGCGGATTAATGAAAGTTGCAGAGTTTGAGAAAGTATCGTTTGACCAGTTCATACAGGACTGGGAAGAGAAATTTCACAAATATCCAGAAGAATCAATTTATGGTAGTTTAAAATATCCTGCCAGAGCAACAAAGGGATCAGCAGGACATGACTTTATTGCACCAGCGGATTTTGTTGTAAGATCAGGAGATGCAATCATTATTCCAACAGGAATGAGATGTAAGATCCTCAGAGGATGGACATTGTTTATTTTTATTAGAAGTAGCCTTGGCATTAAAGCTGATGCATGGATTGGCAATGGAACGGGCGTTATTGATGAAGATTATTATTTTGCAGATAACGAAGGTCATATCTTTGTAAAAATTAAGAATTGTAGTCCAAATACATTAAAAATTAAAAAAGGAGAAGCGTTTTGTCAAGGTGTATTTACTCTCTATGGGGTTGCTGATAGAGAAGAAGTTACTGAGGAAAGAACTGGCGGAATTGGAAGTACAGGTAAATAAATGAATTATTTTGCACAAACAAAAGGATTAATCAATGCTGTGGATATGAAAGAGTATTCACAGCAGCAGTCTAATGCACAATTAAGTAAAATATTTGATGACTTATATGACGACTTAGTAAATGATATATGGGAAACTGCACAGATGAATGGTAGAACAGAAACATACCGTAAGACACAATCAATGTCTTGCGATACTGACAAGTCACTTGATTCTTGTATTGCAGTATTAGAAGACTTCATGAATAAAGGATATGTCTGTATTGTGACACGTAAATATGTTGATTGTACGAGATATTACTATAAAATCTACATCAGTTGGTCAGGGCATCCGCCTAATGTACACGGATATGTAACAGTTGATGATAAAGATAAAGAGAAATTAGTATTCTCTTCATATTTAAAATAGGAGGATTTATATATGATTAAGATTGAACACCCAGTATTCCCAAGTCCAGAGCAGTGGATGTTTGCTATTGAAGGAGCTAGAAACGCATATGATAGTTGGCACTTAAGCGATAGCCACATTGGACACACAACAGAATATGATAAAGAAAGAAACGTAGAAATCTGGCATCCATGTTTTTGTATTGGAGAGAAGGATTTAGGTTTATTTAAAAGACTTGCAAGAGCAGGAAAGGATCACAGAAAAGCCTTACGGTCACTGCCAGTTGGATTACGAATTACATCTCATCATACATGGTGGGCACAAGCAGATACATATAAAGTTGGGACAACAAGATGTAGTTGTTCTAAAATGCATACAATTCATAAAAAAGAATTTGACTTAGATAGTTTTTCTCATGAAGGTATTGATGTTGTAATTGAGAAATTCTCATTATCAAGCCATGATGAAAGTAATATTTCAGACGTTGAAAATATGCTTGGCTACAAAGTTAAACAACATACAGAAAATACTATTCAGTTACTAAATGAACTTAAAGATGAGTACAATGCAACGAAGGATAAAAATATTTGGAATGCAATTCTTGAAATGCTACCTATGGGATATAATATCACAGCAAATCTTTCTCTTACTTACGAAGTGCTTTTAAATATGTATTTTTCACGAAAGACACATCCAGTAAAGGATTGGAGAATCTTCTGCCAGTGGATGTTAGACAATGTACCATATTTTAAAGACCTTGTAGAACATATTCAAGGATTCAAGAAAATATCTTAAAATCCTTATTTGATGATGGATAAATAATATACGGAGAGAGTTTCTATTATTAGATTCTCTCTCTTATTGCAAGGAGGAATATATTATAAACAAATATATAGTACCAATATGGGAGAAAGTTACAATAACTCCAGAAGAAGCATCGGCATATAGCAGTATCGGTATTAATACAATTTATCAGATGCTAGATGATCCAGACTGTGAATTTAAATTATATGTAGGAACCAAGAAAAGACTTATTAAACGAAAAGCTTTTGAAAAATATTTAGAAGATACTTATGCAATTGATAGGAATTAGAATCTAAATGTGATATATTGTAATTGTACTATAATTTAATTTAGATTCTTTTCCAATGAATACACAAAAGGAAGGACGTATAATCATGGGAAAAGATTTAAAAGAAAGAGAACTTGGAACGTACCTGTCTCAGCGGAAGGACGGACGTTATCAAGCAAGGTTTACGAATCGTTTTGGAGAACGCATCGAAACAAAAAGTAAAAGTTTAAAAGAAGTAAAGGAATGGTTGAAAGAAGAAAGAGCAAAAGACGATCTAAAAGTAAATGCAAAACATTGCACTGACACTTTTGAAGTTTGGTATTTTCGTTGGAAAAGCATAGCATTTGTTGACTTGGCACCAAATACTCAGGAACAATATGAATGGATTTATGACAATTGCATTGCACCAAGTCTGAAAAATATTAGAGTTGTAGATATAACCGAATTTACATTAGATTCATTTTTTCAAACTTTGAAGAAAAAATATAGTGATAAAACTATTGATAATGCAAAAAATATAATTTCTCAAACCTTAGAAAAAAGTAGAGAAGCACATTGTATTCCTTATAACCCAGTAACAATGATCAAAGTTAAAAAGAAAAAGAAAGAGCTTTTCTCAGATGAAGTACTGGCATTAACTATTAAACAACAGCAAATGTTATTTAACTATTTGAATGGACATTTCTATTATAATTTATATGTTTTTCTTTTAACAACTGGGTTAAGATACGGAGAGGTTGGCGCACTTACAATAAATGATTTTGATATGAAATCTAGGACGGTGCATATTACAAAGTCCTTAAAGAAAAATAAAATTGATGGCAAATATCAATATTATATTGGCGATACAAAAACTCCTTCAAGTGTGAGAGAAATTCCACTAAATGATGTCGCATACGAGGCTTTCCAACAGCAAATCGTATTAAAACAACGTGTAGAGAAATCTATATATGCAGATCGTCATGTATCATCTGAGTTTAAAAATTTGTTATTTACCACACCATACAATACTCCAATGCCGAATCAAACACTAAATTCTGTATTAGCAAGTGCAAGGGAACAAATTAATTTTCAATTGGATGAAAAAGATTATCTTTTGCCAGTATCCGTTCATCGGTTAAGACATACTTTTGCGACAAGATGTTTTGAGGCAGGAATTCCAATGGTAGTCATTTCAAAATATCTTGGACATGCAAATGTAACGATTACCGAAAAGATTTATGTTCATTTATTACAAGATCATATTGAATCACAAAACGATAAATTAAACGCAGCATATCCAAAACAACACATAACTAAAGAGCAAATATTGTTAGACATGAATTGATAAAAAAGGAGTCAAAAAGGAGTCAAGTGCATTTCAAAGGAGTCAAAAGATGTATCGGAAACCTAGTAAAATCAAGCAATTTAAGACATTGAAAAAATGATATATAATCTCCGTGGCTATAGGGATATCCTATAACTAGAAGATAACCTTAGAGGAGTCAAAAAATACAGTAAAAGCTTGAAATTGCTAGGAAATATGGGAAGTATGACTTCCCTCCAAGCAGTTTTATTTAACGTACAAATTCATATAACTTCATATATGTTAATGTTTCTTAATGCCAAAAAGGAGTCAAAAAAGGAGTCAAAAATTTTTAAAGGAGTCAACTTTATAATTTTGGAAAAGAGTCTGAATTATAGTACAAATTTATAGTTATACTAAAGTATTCTTACAACACAACATCCAAAGAATATTTTCGCATACTCATAAATCAAAACTCTCTTTACACCAAACACATGTTCGTGCTATAATGTCCAAGAGGTGAAATAAAATGTACAATACAACAAACATTCCAAAAGCTACTAAGAGAGTAAACATCTCAGGAGACACACCACCTGACATTTGGATGTCTATGTTAGATTCTTATGGTAAGCTTCAAAAATTCCACATCAGAGAATTACTTCTACAGGGTACTAGAAAAGAAACCAACTCAGCAAGGCAAGAACGTGAAGTAGAATATTACAAAAGCAGAATAGAAGTGTTAGAACGATTCAACATCTCTACAAAGACAAAGATACTAAAATACATTCCATCATCTGGCACATGGTATCTCTGCGGAGAATATGCAGACTTATTACAATCACAGAGTTACTTAAATAGGTAAGGAGATGCATAATGAGAATATACGAATACAACGAAAGCACTCAGACGCTTAATACAGAGTGCGGATTATTCCATATAGGTGACACAGTACAGCTCACAGAAATCGACTCTCAGACGCCTATAAAAACAGTCTTATATGGAACTAGAATTGATTCTACAGAATATGTCCTTTCATTCTTTGACGAGAAGTGTGGGATGTCTTTATACTTGTCTGAGCATGAAATAGATGATATGTGTAGAGTAGAAAAATCGTAAAAAATAGGGTACACCAGAAATTAATCTGATGTACCCTTAATTTTTAATAATACTCCGAATATCCTATCCAGAGTCTCTTTGTCATAATAAAGAGTTTTCTGCTGGTTGTCAGCCGCAATGCCCATTTGTGACATCTATTCGTTGCAGAAATCCTTAAGTCCCCTGCTTGGACTACGACTTTACTCCTAGTCGCCAGACGTGATATCCAGTTAAAATATCTTTTCCCTGTGGAAAATTACCCTGCTCCACTTGCAGCCCAACTTTTAACGATGCTCTTTCATCGAGAATATTACTATTCTTATTTTTATTCTGCTCATATTTATCCTCTGCCGCAACAGAGAGCAATAATAAATACCATCTGATTACCAGATCAATCATGGCTGTATCTTATTCTTGACCAATTCTTTTATAAATATTATGCATTGCATCAATACACAACCTTGCATAAGCCATAGATTCTTCAGTAGGTTTTTTGTTGACCTATGTCACAATTCTATCAATGTCTTTCTTATCAGTCAATACAGGCGTGGTTTTAAGTATCAGTTTCATCTTGATCACCCCATCCTTTCGGCAGTTTCTTTTGTACTGAATAAATTTGAACAATGGTGTCGGCAGTAATCTTCAAAGAAACCATCGCATTGGTATTATCAGAGTGATCTTCAATAGGATTTTCTAAATCATTGCCTCTAAATACTTTATAATTAGATAAGGCAACTACTGGTTGATTATTGTGTGTTTCATAAAATCTCATTGATCCATAATATTTAATATTAGAATCCTTTTGAGAGATTAGTATACCACAACCTTCTTCTTTGAAAATATCAGCCCATATATTCTCATTAACTGTTCTATGTATACCGATTCTCAGTAAAATTACTTCCCATGCTTTAGAAACAACAATCCGTCCAATGATATAGGACAATACAACAGATACCACAATATATATCAAGAAGTTGTCTTTTGGAAGATGTGGTATACAATGATAAATTTGTACCAAAAAGTAATTCAATACAACACTTGTAATGATTTTATATTTCTGATTTACATTATTATCTTTAGAGCATATGAAGTTGTAAGTACAAATAAATACATATCCATATGCGATAGAATCCACCAATAAAGGTAGATTGTTTATTAAATCCGTAATAAGTTTAATGTTTGATCACTCCTTTATTTCTTTTTCTTTTTGCTTGGCTTAGTAATACCATCGATTGGTGGTAATGTTTGCCCTTCACTTTGAGATGAAAATATTTCAAATCTTGGCGTAAAAATATCTAGTTCATCTGGATCTTGTTTTGGTCTTATCTTTGCCTTAGGTGTTTTATCCTTTAATTCATCTGCAAAAATTTCTTCTAATTTCTTTCTTTGTTCTTCTGTCATAATAGCTCTCCTCTTTTCTTTCGTAATAAATATAATTCATTATATCATATTCTTATAGAAGAAAAGAGGAGAAAGTTTTATGCATTCAAATACAAAAATTATCTAGCTATAAAAAGTTTTAGCATTTCTTTGTATAAGACAGTTTAATCCAACCATCTTTAGTTTTACCCCAACCATTCTTAACAGCTTTGATTGTAACTGTTGTGCCTTTCTTATAAGCGTCTCTGACAATAGCAGCCGTTGTAGATGGAGACTTACGTACATTAAGAGCAGAAGCAGTTACTTTTACTTTGTATGATTTAAACTTAGAAGATGCTTTTGGTTTTACTACTGTAGAACCAGAAATGTCTGCTTTGAATTTAGCCCACTGTTTATTATTTTTTCCACACCAAGGTTCTGGGCACCGTTTTCCATTTGTGTCCCAATGACGAATAACATGACTAGCAGGGATATTATATTTTTTCATTAGTTTTTTTGTTAATGCAACAGCATTATTATATGTCTTTTTAGAAACGCCATTAGCTACACCTGCCATTTCAATACTCAGACTGTTTGCGTTTGTGCAGTTTTTATAATATTTTCCTGCCCCATTTGCTTGAGTGAAGAAACCTCCAACCGCCCATGCTATTCTGTTAACAGGAACAGATTTCCATACAATATCTTCATCATCAATAAAATAATGTGCGCCAGCAGATCTAGTGTTACCAGTAGCAAAATAATCTGCGTTATTCTTTGCACTATCTTTCTCCCCACCTGTGAAATGGATTACAATAAACTTAATAGAACTCGTGCTACGTTTACTTCCGTAGCTCACGCTCTTTGCCGTTCTTGTTTTAAATTTTAATGCCATAAATATCAAACTTCCTTTCTTTTACCTAAAAGAGCAGTCACCATAACAGCGACTGCCCAATAACTAATTATTCAATTACTAATTACTCACTTAGCAAATTATCCAACAATGTCGTCAGATTCTTTACCTTCAGTAGCATCATCTAATTCTTTTTCAAATAAATCCTTATCAACTTTTACGATCACATCTTTTTGACCAATCTTATTCTTGATTTCCTCAGCCTCTTCAAGAGTTAATCTACCGTCTCTCAGAGCGTAAGCAATTTCATCTGCAAACTGAGCTGTCCATGTAAAACTATGATTTTTCCAATCTCCATACAGAGATGTTCCAACTACAAAAGCAATACCAACTACTTGGTTAATCACATCTTCGTGTACGTCAATCACAGGTTTACCTGCCGCAGTTAATCCCATATTGATCCACACTAACATCTGTAAAATCAGACTTACAACAGTATGTGGTTTAACTTCACTCCAATTAATACTTGCCAAAAATTCTTTAAATTTGTTCATAATGCAAGCCTCCTTTGCAATAAAAAGACCTACAAGAATGACTCTTCATCCTTAATAGGCAATGCTTTAATTTCTTTGTACATTTTTTCTCCAACGCCATTTTGATGTAATTGGTCATGGTATACCTTATAAATAGCATTGATGTTTTCAAGCCCCGTAGGGGAAATACAACCTTTTTGCTTGTAATACCTGTGGGCTTGTTTGATTCTGTCTCTTAACATTGCAGCAACACCTTCAGATAAAGCAACGTCTATTACGCACGCATCATCTAATTTTTTAGCCAGTTCAGCTGTATGTGCAAATAGTCGTTCCATGCCTACCTTTTGGTCTGTTAATAATGCGGCTTGCTCTCTCATCATGTCTTTGATAACTTGAATATCTTTATTCTGATTACTCAAAATCTGTGTTAGTTTATCCAAAGTTTCTGTATGCTTATCGATCATTAAGCGTTGTTGTTCAATCACTTCTTTTTGATGTTTCTTTTCTAATGAAGCACGTGTCTCAAAACCAAACTTTTCGTTTAATTTGGAAGTGACATCAAAAATTTTATCTGCAAACAAAAGAACCGCAAAGACAAACACTGTCAATGCAGCCCCATGTTGAGATAAAAAATTAATTATAATATTCCAATTTTCTATCATGTAATTACCTCGATTATTTTATAAAAATCACTCCTTTAAGTCTTTACCAAACATATTCTGGTTTTTCTTCTCCAAATAATAAATATCTCAGCGAATCATCTACAACAATGCATACTGCACTCAGTAAAATCCATAAAATTGTATAAGGTAAGCAAATCTGCCCACACAGATTAAAAGGCATCTGAGAGTAATCCCAAATGCCTAAACCTAACCATAAATTTAAAATACAACCTGCTATGAATTCCATTACAGTAACAATCAATCCTCCGAGAATCATTTGTTCACGAAAGGGCATAAGATGGTAGAAGAAGCGACTGTTATTGATCAGCCCAATAAGAATAAAGCAAGTACCACCTAACACTCCCATTGTCCAATGTGTATATCCTCGCCAGATGATTTCAATTTCACAATAAGCAAATGCTCCAATAAGGAATAAGATAAGATATTTACATGATTTTTTTACATGCAACATATCTATTCACCTTCTTTTTGATCATCGTCTTTGCAGATAAGTTGTAATGTCATAATGTCCCCAGAGAGATTTCCCTCATAGTTCTCAAGTACATCACATAACTCATCAAACGTCATTCTGATCTTATGTAATTCCACACCAGAATCTTCTATGCTAAGAGGAGTAAACTCTACTAAGAATTTCTGACCATTCTCGGTTCCATTAATCTGGGCATCAGAAGTGATTTCATATTTCTGTAAGAGCTTCTGTTTTTCTTCAAAATATTCTTTGAGTTCTCCCTGCATTTTTCTAATATTTTTGGCAAGTCCCACTGTAAGTACACATGGAACTGGTTCACTGTTCTTTGTAAGAGATGTATAAATCATACTTAGTTGAGTTAAAAGCATATCTGCCTGCATATTTGTCATTTCCATATTAATTTTCTCCTTTTTTCTGTTAAACTAATTATTCTTCAGTCGTAACTGAATCTTTTCCTATTTCATCTGTCTTATCAGTCGTAACTGAATCCGTTCCCTCTGAAGGAGTAGTAGGTTCTGTTGACTGCACAGGAATTACTTCATATTTAATTTCAATTTTGTCCAATTCTTCTTTGCTAGTAGAACTGAAAATTTGCGCTTTGGTTACATTCATCTGTTGGAAATAAGGATAGATAAATGCTTTGATCATTGCTGTTAATTGCACAAATTCCTCAGCAGTGAATGTTTCACACGCACTCTTCTTACTATGCCATTCAAGAGTTACTTGCTGACCAGCAGTAGTAAGAGCTTGATATTGCATAAAGTTCAGAGCCATTTCATTCTGATCTTCTTCAGATACTCCATAAGGCTTACCATTGAATTCTACACTCTGACTTGCTAAGAACTCAGCGAGAGCAGCTTTGTTTTTCTCCTGTAAATAGTTCTTGTACTCGTCAAGAGTCAAGGTATTAATATCAACCACCTGATTGACTTTTTCATCAAGTCGTTGTACCTGTTCTACAATATTTGCTCTTGTAAGAGATACGATCAGCGCATCTTCCCATTCTCCATTTGTGTTGTTATATAATCCTTGCTGTAAAGAGATTTCTTTATAATTGTTAAAACATGTATAGGTTGCAATCTGCGCATCATCTCTGTAGATATCTAATGTTTTAAAGTTTGTAAATGCTGATTTAACCGTTTTTAGATCATCTGTGCAAACGACAAGTTTACATTCCATATCAAAAGTCATAGAATTAAACTGCATAAGATTAAATACTTTGTCGTCAGAGCTATCTAATTTAACTGTGTATACCATATGTATTTCACCTTTCTTTCTGTTTTTGAGCATACAAAAAGAGCAGTCCGAAAACTGCTCTATGTACGATCAAATTTATGTTTTATTTAGTTGTTTTTATCCGTTCTTAAAGTCCAAGCTTTGCTTCGATTGCTTGTAATCGAACTTCTAGGTCGGCTTTTTCTTGTTTGACTTTGGTAAGTTCTCTTCGTGTCTTTTGAATCATATGGGTATTTAATGCAATAAATTCTGTATAAGAAACACCATATTCCGTTTCAATATCGACCTCAACATCTTTGCCAAAACGCTTTTCAATATCTTCCTGTACAAGAGGTCTATGTGTTACTACAGCAAATTTATCAGCATCATAACCCTCGGATTCTAAGACGTCTTCTGTTTTATGAGCACCAAATCCAAAATGAGTTTTCTTACCATCATAATCTCCAATGTAATTGAACCCTATAGGATTTAGATTCATATAGAAATTTTCATATTGATCAAGAGTAGTAAAGTTTTCTTTAAGATTTTCGTCTGAAGTAGAAATGCTGTGTGATGCCCAGATAGACGAACCATAAAGTCGCAATTGTTGACTATCATCACCGACACATACACCTCCCCACGATGTTCCACGTGCAATTTGGTACCCATGCGCCCAATAAAAAGATTCGCTATCAGCACCAATGACAACTGAACCAGAACTATGCACTTCTGAGCAATAAAGCCAACCGTCCGCTACAAAATCTGTTGCATACAAATTTCGATAGCATTTGACTCCTTCTGAAACTGACATTAAATAATAGCCCCCATCAATACCAAATTTAAATCCAGTTGAATAAATTTCAACATTATTTGACGTACCTTGTATTCCTATATGTCCGTTTATTATAGAGACAGTATCTCCTTCATCTCCTAAATTTCCAGTTTCGATACTTCCTCTTATGGCGGCATTTTCTGCCCACAAAACTCCATCATACCCAACTCTAAAAGGAGCAGAATTGCTATCTTCAGCACCAGCCCAGAAAGCCTGATTTCCACCAATACCAGATGCATTACTTCCGCTGTTTGTCATCAGATATGTTGACGTAATATCATAGCGACCAATCTTACCATTCGTAGCAGTAATTGTTCCCGTAATATCTGCATCTGTGGCAGTTAATTTACCAGTGTGACCAACCTTAAATACGGCACTATTTCCGTTATCATTGCTTGTTGCACCCGCCCAGAAAGCATAAGCACTTCCGTACTTACCAATACCTGTATATTTACCAGATCCTGTCGTATACATCTTATTGCTAATTATAGTCCATCCCGCAATACTACCATTCGTAGCAGTAATCTCACCACTCAAGGTAGCATTCTTAGCAATCAAATTACCATTTGAATCCCAACTCAAATTAGGACTTGTAAAGCTACCATCACCCAGATTTAAGAATGATCCCTGCGTACCACCAGAAGAGATGTAGTTGTGAGATTTAATGGCATCTGTTGCGATTTTATCTGCCGTGATAGAACCAGCCAAAATTTGATTACCAGTAATAGTATCGGTTTTAATACTTCCACCATCTATGATAGTTTCTTTATCGAGTATGTAAGTACCAGGTTCATTTGAAATAGAATCAACCTCTTCCAACATAATGCAGTCTACCCATACATTAAAAGTTTTAGGCGCACTAGAACTGCTTGGTCTCCCCCAGATAAGAGGAACTACAGACCAGTATAATCCAGTTGCATTATCTGCGACTTTAATTGCACAAACAGCTCGTTGCCAATTCGTATTTAAATCAACATAAGTGGAACTTCCTGGTAATCTTCTCGGATCAATGTTAGATAGATAAAGTCCATCTGTTTTAGTGTCTGGGGTATCATGCTCCTGAATATCTATCATGAACATTCCTGTAGTAGAATCTGATTTTACATAACAAGAAAGTATGTATTGTTTGCCTGCTTGGATTTTTACACAACCGTAATTATTTGTAGAACTTCCTAAATACAATGGTGTTGTACTTGAGTTTAAATTTGCAGTAGTATAACTAATTTTAAGAGACTTATCTCCATCATAAGATACTGAACTATCAATACCAACAGAAGTTACTCCGTTATCTTTTGCGTAGCATATGGCATCTTCTTGTGAGGCAACATTTTCAAAACTAGAGTAATCTAAATTATACAGATTCTTTCTACCATCTCCTTTGGCAGTATTCATAAAGCTTACAACACCGTCAAGATTAATGTTTGCTGATACAAGATTCATTAATCTATCAGTAATTTCGAAATTACTTGAACTTGTACCGCTTTTGACAATCCAACTGAATTTATTAGCGGTCTGATTAGCAATAGTTTCGGCATTTACGATCTTTCCATTTACATCTTCTGGAGCGGGTGTCCAATCGGTTGCTTTATTTCCTTTTTCAATCTTATATCTTCGCGTTTTACATTCTATTGCGGTAACTCTTATATACTTTGTATTACTTTTCAGTTTTATAATAATACTGCTTTTTTGTCTTGGATTATAATCAACAGTGTTTATACAGTTTTTATCAGCATCATACTCACAATATCTTCCTGAATTATTTGTGTTTGTAAAATCTTCATATAGAGTAATTGTGATATATTTATTTCCTGAAACATCTATCCAATCACTAGTTTGATCTCCACCGCCAGAACCAACAAAACTTCCTTTACCATCTGTAGACAAATAGCCTTCTGTGATATTTTTTTGAACTAATAAATTCCTTCCCCCAATCTCCAGTCCATTGAAATCATCCTTAGTCACATAAGTTTGACCAACAGTCGTTTTAAATCCATTCATTGTCTGCTTAAAATCACTGTACTCATTCTTAAAACTTGTGAAGTTCTCACCGCCCTCACCAATTACGCTCGTGACCTTACTGACTTTCGTACTAATACCATCAATATTAGTCGTGTTTTCCACCAACTGATTTGTAATGTGAGACTGTCTAGCAACAGGAGTACCGTAGTAACAGTTCATGAGTTGACATTCTGGCAGAGCAGATAGAGTAGTGCCTAATTTAAATCCTTCTGTAGAAGCGCCTTTATTTACAACAACCTCAATGCAATTCCATCCCTTTACGAAGTCTAACGTCAAAGATTCACCAGTTTGACTATAAGCATCACTACCACCGATTAATTTACCATTCAAATAAATATGTGCTCCATCATCATGTGCAAATGTAATTGCAACGCTTTTAGCAGCAGAGAATTTTGCGAAAGTAAGAGCATAGCCAATATAATTTTCTGCATAGTTCCAAGCAATACTTAAATCCGTATCATTAATCAACACACTCTGGCTAGGTGTAAGATTTGTATTCTTAGCAAATACATCCATTGTACTCTTACCTTGGTATTCACTTGCAAACAAACTCTTAGGATAAATCTCATATCTCCACTTATTCAGTCCTTCATTCGCTTTGCTAATATCACCTTTGACCAAGTTCAAATCTTGCTGATAAGTAGTCTTTTCCACTCTTTGCTCAATGGCTTGCTTGTTTTTATCCACCTTTAAACTCACGTCAGATATCTCTGATTTGGTAGATAAAATCGCTGTTTGAAGATCCTCTGGAGCAGGTGTCCAACCAGTAGGAAAAGAACCCTTTTCAAGTTTAATATCCCACAAATGAATAGTGTAAGCATCTGTTCCATTCGAATATTGATTAACTCTTAATTTATATTTGGCCGTAACAGTTGGTGTAAATACAGCATATCCTTGTCGCATATCAAAACACTTATTCGTTTTATCACTACATAACCATAGCGTCACCAGTTTTTTAGATGGATCTTGTCCATTTATGTCATGATTAGCAGCCCAATTTCCATCAGTCTTTGCTTGTAGTACATATTTTTTGCCAGCTTCAAGTTCGATAGAGGTAATAATATTTTGATACATAGTCCACCCATCTGCTCTTGAATCTGTTTTCTCAAAAGGCGTGTCTTTGGTATAAGAAGAAACCCCAGTCAGCAAATTCCTACCATCACCAATATCACTCACGTCATAAATCTTAGCAATACTACAAGTATCATAAAAACTACTATCATCGGCAACCGCTCTGAAAGTAATCATAGTTACAGCATCACTGTATAAACTACTATCTTTGCTAACAGCCAACATATTATTACTGATCGTCAAGCCTTTCTGTCCACTCACAACATCAGTGAAGCTAACTCCACCATCAATGCTGTATTGCCATTTACCAAAACTGATTTCTCCTTGAATAGTAGGTTTAATTGTGATTGCGTTTGGTGCAAATGTTTTACCACCGTCTGTAGACTTGAAGTATTGAGATGAAGGTGTGATAGAGAGGTTTTTGGCAAGAGTTTCTTCATAAGTTGTACACCAAGGCGAAGCTTTGTCACCTTCTTCAACTTTAGGAGAAGAAATATAGAAAATATCTCCAACTGACATATTATCGCTATAGTAGAAAGAAATAGCAGAAGCTGAAGAAGTAGAAGTAACATCTTTATTTGCCACACCTGTAACTACATACTGTTGCCATTCAGTAGATAATGTAGGGTTTACATATGTTTTATTATCTAAGAACTCAGCATTAATAACACCAGTGCTTTTAATTGAGCTACATTTGCACCATACAGAAACAGTGTAAGTTTTACCTTGTTTGATGTCACCCTCTTTAATATATTTACCTGTTTGAATAAATTTATCACCAGTACCTTGAACAGTATAAGTGATTTTTTCTGCTTGTCCGCTAGGAGTTGTCTTGTCTTCAATTGATTCTACTGTAGCAGTGTAGGTTCCTGCACCACCAAGAACTTGTTTTGACAAATCACCAGAATATTTTAACAAATTCCAATGAAATCCAGCCCCATCTTCACCATCCTGACCATCAGCTCCATTATCAATTAAACCATAGCTTGTACAAGTCAGACTATAATTACTTGGAATGGCAGTAATACTTGCAAAGATTAAACAGTCAGAGCCTTTTGTAGTGTTCTTAACTCTTAATAATACATTGTCTCCAACTTTCAGTCCTGTTGTAGCGTCTGCGGTACCCCAAGTTCTTGAATATCCAGAAGCAGAGAATGTATCAATATTATTTTGAGTGTATTTATAACCAGTCCTAATAATCTTTGTACTCGTTCCTTTATCCCCATATACACCAATAACCTTAGGTGTGCTAATAGGTTCACTCGTACCATCACTATACTTAGTCTGATAACAATTCCATAAATATTTTTTATCCGCAGTGAGTTTTTGAGTTGTAATGTCTGTACTCCAACCAGAAGTAGAAGAAGTTACTCCAGAGGCTTGAGATGTTGCTAAGTAATATTGAACTGTTTCTACAACGCCTTTTCCTTCGATATCTGATTGAGATGGACTCCAAGGAGTGTCGATATCTCCTTCAACTAGTTTGAGATTTTTGATGATAGAATAACCTACTTTACTTAAAGCATTTCTGCCTAGATATAGAATTTCGTTTGTAGGTGTTGTTTTTAAATCGTTCGTAGTTAAAACTACTGAGATGTGTTGCCACGTTTCATTCCCAATTATATTGTTTACAACGACAGTATTAGTGCAAAAATTACTTACATCTCCTTTACATATAGAGTGACTTATAGCTCCTGATCTGTTTGCTTTAATATCGTAACTTAATGTATATTTTGTAGATGGTTTCAGTTGTTTCAACATCTTAATATCTTTAAATGAAACATAAGACCAATTTGATGTAGATATAGCCTCAGTACAAATTAGTTTTACAGCATCGATATTATCTTCTGTAATAAAATCTTCAACAGAATATTTTCCGCCAGAAGACTCTGTTCCCCAATGTTTTTTACCACAATTTGTTTCACTTAACATATTCCAAGCAAAACTATTCCCATCATTACCCTTAACACCTTGAGGTCCTTGTTTCCCACAACTCCAAGAAAACTGTTTCTTAACAGTCTGCCCATCAAGCGTAATAGGAATCTCAATTACTCCTGCATCGGCACCGATAGTAGTACCAGCACTCACACTAAATGTAACTCTTTTACTGTTTTTACTGACAGTAATCCCACTGCCAGAAGTAATATTTCCAATCGTGTAATCAGTCCGCTCCTGACTACCACGAATAACAATAATGTCTGTATAGTAACTTTGTGCGGAAGTTACTTTTCTATTTGAATCTGTAGCAAATTGCTGTGCTTCGTTTGTTAACATGACTGTAAATGGTTCTGTCATATTAGCAACAGTAATCTCACCATAGCCTAAAGTTTTACCCATTCAAATATTTCCTCCTTAACGATAATTAGGCGTACATTAAAAAAGACAATAATGTACGCCCTGACATTATTGCCTATTCACTATCATCAACAACTTCACAGCCGAAAATCATTTTCCCATTTACAACAGATGAATCTAAGAAAATTGCTTTCCCAGATGCATAATTAGAAGCTGTGTCCAATTCCACCCCTTTTTTATCTCTTCGAGTCCAGTTGTAAGTATATTTTGGAAGATCGTTACCAGTAGCCGCTGACCAAGCTGTTCCATTATATTTCATTAAAGTAACTGTTTTAGCAGAAGCATCTACCTTATAATAAAAATCCCCACTCGCAGGCTTTGTAGGAGCAGAAGTAGAGAATGTTGTAGATTTCAATGTATCAATTTCTTTTCCGTTTCTTGTAACGATTACATATAAAGCGCCTGCACCCTGTCCATTAATCAATTGATCCCCTAAAGAACTCAATACATTAATTGAACATGGGTCACTCTGATCAATAACACTGACATATGCAGAATATGTCTTACCACTATAAACAGCATTACATCTGAACGAAGCAACAGAATCTACCATGCTGGGCGTTACTGTTAAATTCGCAGATGTAGCACTTGCGATATTTTGGTAAGCTCCGCTAACATATTTACTCCATTGATATGTAACACCAGAAGTTACAGTGGTTGTACCATTTGTTAATGTTGTTTGTAATAAAACCGTGTTGCTATCATTGATAATATGATTTCCGTTAGGTGCATAAGCTTGGAATAATATAGCATTTACACCATTTGTGGCTTTCGTATTTTTGCTCCAATTAAATTTGTGTGTAGCTGTTAATCCTTCTGCAACTATAGAAATAGTAATATCTCCACTCATGGCATTTGCTAAAGAAGCTCCATTCGCAACAGTTAAAATAATTGATCCTTCGGCAGAAGCAGTTGCATCTGTATTGGATTTTACAGTTATTCCACTTGGTAATGTTCCTACAGTAGCTTTACCTGTGATTCTTGTCGTTCCTTTATAGCAAGAGTATGGAATTGTAATATCTTTAGCTGCACTGGCAGTTCCATTAGGGTTGCAAGGAATTACTTCGCTGTAATTTCCAAGAACTGTACTTACAGCAGAAGTACCGTTTGTACCATTTGTACCATTTTTACCATCAGCAATAATTGTTACGGTCTGAGTATCCAATAATGTAGTTGTACCACCAGAAGCATATAATTCTGCTTTGATTGTCTTAATACTCGTACTAGAAGGTGTATAGTCAACACTGGTCTGATCAGAACTTGATGTGTATTTCACTGTATATGTATTTCCATCTGTGCTTTCAGAGATTTTAAATCTTCCAGAATAAGCTGTAGCAGCTGTAGTATTTCCAATTCTCTTATAGGCACTGAACTTAGCCTGTGCTGGACTAAGTACATTAGAAGCATTTAGTTTAAGAATATTACTTTCAGCTGTTACCTGATAAATAGTTGCATCACTACCAGATCTGTCTTTATTTAAAGAAAATCTTTTTGTAATATTTGCCTGACCTGATTTAGTACATACAAATTCAACATAGCCAGAATCAACAGTAATTCCTGTAACAGTATATTTTCTTGTGTCTCCATCCCATGTACCTGTGATACCATTACTTGGAGTAGCTTTGATAGTCCAGTTTGCTGAGTCGTCAACTCCACCTTTGTAGATAGTAATTGTAGTATCAGCACCTGTAAGAGATGAACTATATAATCCGCCATTGGCGTTACAAGGCACAGATTGTGTATCATTACTTAATACACAACTATAAACATCCTTACCTGCCGCTCCGTCCCTTAACTTAACAATCTGATGAATATCATAAACATTATCATCCTTTGTAAGTAATTTAATAACTGCCACATCATTTACAAACACTGCATCATTGTGATTTACAGTAAGAGTAGTAGTTGTGCCAGCGCTAGGATAGGCAGCGAATGTTCCATCAGATTTCTTATACTGCCACTGTTTTACAGAAGTATTTGTTAACACAGCAGTTAATGTAATAGAAGAAGCAGAAGTAATTGCTCCATCTCCATTGTATTTAAATGTTGTATCTCCAGTAATGCTACAGTCGGATAATTCAGTAGCTTGTTTCACCAGAGTAAAGGACATCTGACATCTTGTTTCTGCTTTAATTTGTGTATCTGGATCAGTATAAACGATACTACAAATATAGGTGATCATTTCTGAACTATTCGGCACTAACATACTTTTGCTAACACTTAACACTCCACTAGATACACTTTCTCCTGTGACAATATTTGTAGATGCTGCTGATCCAACTTTTCTCTGCCAAGTAATGCTTAGCCCAGTCTGAGTTAATGACACCTGTTTATTATCAATAAAAATGACTGGCGTAAGTACCAATTTACTTGCTGACCAGTCAGGATTATATTTTGTAGTTGCATTGGGATCGTATGATACAAAATTTGGTTGGTTCGATGTCACATATGCTTGTATCTGCTTCCCATCTGTTAAGTCTGTAATTGTAATCTCGCCATAGGCAAGTACTTTTCCCATATAATTTTCCTCCTTAATTTAAAGTAGTTGCCAATGTTTCTCCATCAACAACAAAAGAGCAACCAAAAGTCGCTCCATTCATAATATCTTGTCTATTTACAACAACACTTTTCATACCAGAGTGCTGTTCATTCCAATAAGTATCTCCATCTGTGTCAGACGATTTTCTACACCATTCAAAGTGATTTTCTGACCATTCGCTTGTTACATCTGTACCATTTTTTGTTAATGTGATACTCAATGTAGATGTTCCGTCCACACCAAGCCTTGCTCCTGTAGAAGAAGTAAGAATGATATTATAACCCATCTCATTCATTTGAGAATCAAAATTATCCAATGTACTATTTACACTTTCCTTAAATGTCGTATACTCAGCTCCCCACAAACCGCCTTTGCCATCATAAATCTGTGTGATATCAACTCCGCCTTGTGCGTTCGCTTCAACGATAGGAAAGTTTAGCTTATCTTTAGATATAGATTTATCTCCAAGCATATTATTTACAATCAATCCATCAGCAATCGCATCCTTAGTAATACCTTGACTTGTCATGATCGTTGCACCTTTATCGTCTTTGATAATAATGCTAGGATTTTTGTTTGTATCATAACCAATTTGAATTCCAACATTGCCTTCAGTGTCTAAGAATTGCATGGCAGACCCGTTCATTATAAAATTGCCGTTCTCAGATAAGATTCGCATTGTATCAGAGATTGTAATATCGCCTGCGGCTAAATCACCGATCGTCATTTTCCCTGCGATACCATTAATGATCCATGCGCTGTCAAACTTTGCATTTGCTGAGGAAAGGTTGAATACGATACCTGTTTCTGTAGAAGAAGCTCCGATGATTGCAGAGTTAATATTGGCAACGTCTGTATTTAACTTTTTAATATCAGCCGAATTAGCAGCAATATATTCTGAATTAATATATTTGCTAAACAACTCATTAAACTCAGCTTTGTCACCTGTGATGTTCCCGACATTAATTACTTTATAATTCAGATAATCTCCAAACAGTTTGTTAATTGTTCCTTGATCACTTAATACATTTTGTACACTATTGTTCACTGCATTTCCAAATAAGGAACTATTTGTCATTCTCTGAAGCATATTAGTCATATACTCAACAGAATCTTTAGAGTCGCCTGTTCCGACAGAAATACTATTTTTCTGCGAAGCAGCAGTATCGTCAAACAGATAAGAGAAATCATCCCTACCTGTTAGACTCGTGATCATGTTAGTATACGTCACACTAATTTCCGAACTTTTTGTGCAAGGATTATATGCAACTGTCAATAATCTTAACTTAACTGCATAATCATCACGCAAGCCAACTCGAATAAAGTTACCAACCGTAAACTGATTATGCCAACCTTGTTTATTATCCGAATCTACGTCTGCATATTCATTTAATGAAAGAATGTTATCGAGAGAAGTCTCAATCTGATATTGTGGTTGAGAAGTTTCAGAGATGCGTTTTAATCCATCTTGATATAATTCTTCGCAATGCTCGTAAGATGTTACTGCGTCGTCAAGAGAAGTAGTAAAGATATTATTGTTTGTATAATCTCCCATACGAACAATATTCATGACAGCAGTATATTCTTTATCTGTCAATCCAAATTGCGGATCATTGAGTTCAGAATGAGTATTCATATCTGTCATTACATCGTCATATGGTTTCTTCTGAGTTTCAAGTTCATCGACCTGTGCATTTAACTCTTTTAATTTATATAGAAGTGAGCCTTTTGTGTTTTCATCACCAAGCCAATTTTTGTACTTAATAAAATTCTTATGGAATACATTATATGTTTTTTCATCCTTTACACCAGCTTTGCTGATTTCTTCATCAGTAAGTTGATTCCATTCTTTTTGATATGCAGCAAGAATATCTAAAATCTGTTTTTTGTATTCGTCACGCTTACCTTCAAGTTCTTTGATTCCATATAAATCCCAGTTTGATTCAAATTCATCATTATAATCAATCTTCTTATCATCGGCTAAATGCAAGTTTTGAATTGCTACCTTAATATTTGGAATAATATAATCTCTTAATTCTTTATATGTATAATATCCTTTGTTGCTTTCTTTTAAAAGTGCGAGATATTTTTCATGATCAACTTCGCCAGAAGGAGTAGTCCAAGGTTTATAGACACGATTCTGAATATCATCTGGTTTATCCCATTTTGTATAATTTCCACTTGAATCTTTCTCATGATCATCTCTTGTATCTACACTGACTTGGATTGTAGTAAGCATCTGCTCATACATTTTTAGAGTTTTTTCAAGAGTTTCTTGATCCATTGTTTTATATTGAGCAATCTGGATTCCATCATTTGGCACACGATAATTAATCTCATCTATCTTTGCCTGATATTCCGCAGACTTCTTTCCGTTCTCAATATATTTAGCGTGGTTATCAATTTGCCACTTTTGCCATATTTTGATCTTATCAATAGTTTCTTGAGGAAAGTAGTTTGTAGTCAAATAGTAGTCAAGATTATAGATATAACTTCGACCATAATTGACTCTCGTAATATCTAACTCTTCATCGCCTTGAATGGTCAGAGCATTATACATTGTATCTGCCTGTGGAGTCATTTTAAGCATATTAAGTGCGTTACGCCATCCAATGAAGATATTCGTGTCTTTTCCTATGTTTTCTTTGGCATACGCACTTACCGTTCTATTGATTGTATCGAAATAAAATACGCATTTTACAACATTGGCAACAGTCGTATTAAGAAATGCGTAAGCATTGGTATTATCTGCCTCAAACGAATATTTTTCATTCTTTATTGCAGGATCGATGTAACCGACACTCCATCCTGGAACTCTGTCTAATACCAGATGCATCAATGATAATTCATGGTTCCTATCGTTGCAAAACGTGATGTATTCTTTCGCATAACCCATATCGTCTACGTTATTTGTAGCCAACATTTCCATAGAGTCTGTTGTACCTTTGTTAAAAGACAAACCTTTCATATCTTTATCTTCAAAAGTTTTCTCATCAGAATACGCTTCACATGCCTTGTATTCATATCTACCATTATCATTTTGCAGAGAAGGTTCTTGAAGCTGAAAGTAGTCAAGTCCTTCAAGATAAATCGTCATATGATCTTTTAGTTTCTCATAACCAGCAGATTCAACGTATTCACCATCAATATCTATATATCTGTCTACATTAAATGTAAGATGGTTAAAATCTTTTAATTGCTGTTCATATTCAACGCTTTTAATCTGTACTCCATTTAAAGCACAGATAACAGTTCTGTCAGGACGGCATAAATAAATTTTTGCATTGTGTTTAATCATAACAAATCACCGATCCGTTTCTGTGGCGCATCGAACTCGATTTTATAAGTACACGCACCTGTAATGTTTATAACATTATATCCATCATGTAGTTTGAGCCACGAAATATTTCCGACATCAGCCCATCCAATATCTTCAAAATTAGTCAACCCTGTTACAGTTCCATCTGTTACCATACAATGTTTACAATCAATGCATACTGGTAAAGTAGGTCTGCACAGTACCGACATAGAGTTTTCATCACGAACTTCGATTGTTACTGTTTGACTTGTCTGAGAAGTGATCGTCACCTTTGGATAAATCTCATACTCCGTATCATCACTATCTACAAAGATGTTTGTTGAGAATTTATTACTTGTTGCAACTTCACCAGAAATCTCATAGTGTTTCCATATAAAAGGTGTATCACAAACGAAACTACATTGAACAGCGTCAAGTTGCCCAAGTTTGCAAGTGATCATTTTCCATCCAATATTCTGAAAGATTCCTCTGTAAATGACAGTTTCTTTATCATCTGCAATTCCTGTCAATGGTTTTACAAGAGTAGGAGAAGTCAGCCACTTATTGATTTTTCTCTGCTCTGAATTTGTGAACCCATGTCCGTTTTCTTTTACGAGGTAAAATTCATATGTGCTCTCATCAGAATACATTGCACCATAATGATTTGTCTCCTGACGTAACATTGTTTTTTCACCTTTAACAATCTCTCGTGAAAATCCTGTGATGTCATTTGTCACATCAAACTGCACGACCATTAGAGGTGTATCCAAGATTGTTTTTGTAGATTGCCCATTATATTCAAATGACAACATATATGTAATCTCCTTTCTGTATAAAATTTTGCATAAAAATAACAGGCAAGAGTGCGTATTTCTACGCACCGCTCAACCTGTTTCTTCCTTATTATATAAGGTTTAAACTGGACGTTTGCGACCAACGATTTTAGCCATGTCACGAGTAACTTTTTGAGAAGTATATTTATAAGATTCATTAACGATTCTTTGAAGTTCTTCGTCAGATACTCCAGAAGGAACATTAATTGCACCAATAGCTTCGCCAAAATTGACATTGATTTCCGTTGTTCCAATTCCATCCATAGTCATTCCGTTCAGCATATGTCCATTTGCTAAGGCATTTAATACCTTGTCTTGTCTTACTTTATTTGCTAGATTAACAACATCGACAGTAGCAACTTCCTCACCTACTGCGAGAGAAGCAAGACCATCATCTCCGTTCTTATGTACAGATTTGACTAATCCACCTTGGGCATAACCTGCGACTTTGCTATCTGTTAGTCCAAGATCACTTGGTTTAACACCATAATGACCTAAGATAGTAGTAATCGTACTATCAATTTTTGCACCCTCTGAACTGATTGTTCCAGATAAAGAAGTAAACGTCTCTTCAATCTTATCGACAGAAGAAGATAACTCTTTACAGTATTTCTCATAATCATCATTCAGCTGTGTGCTTAATTTATCAAGTCCATCAATCTGAAGATTGTAAATATGATCTTTTACTGTATCATCCAGAGCGTCTTGCTTCTCTTGGAGTTCGGCTTCAAGGCGTGCTTTCTTACTCTTCGATGCTGCATCGGCAACCCCATTAAGGGCATTGATTTGTGATTTTAGGATTTGAATATCTTTATTAGAAGACTTCAATTGCTTGTCATATGTATAATACTCATTAGACTTTTTTATAGCCTCCTGGTAACTTTGAATAACTTTAGTCGTTGCATCTAATTTCTGCTTTGCGTTATTCTTCAGAATAGTTGTCACACTATCCTCGGCAGACTTAATGCTCTTAACTGCATCAGCAATATCTTGATCGCTCTTTTGAATTGCATCAGCCCATTCTGTATCAGAATATTCATCACGATGTTCAGCCATTTTAGCACGTTCTTGCATCAATTGATTCAATTCTTCTTTTTCAGAGCGAACATTAGCAATATTTGTTGCGATAGCAGCAGTACCATAATCAGTCAGATTTCCGTCATCATCAAACATTGCATCTTCATCAATGAGAGAAGATATTGTTGTAAGTGAATTTTGTAAATTCTGAGCCGCTTTAATGGCACGTTCAAAACCACGATAATAAATATCGTCACGCATACTATTTTTAAGTTCTTCGTTAGAAGCTCTTAAATCATCTGCACTACCTTTACAAGCATTGATTTCATTTTGCATCTGCATCCATTCTTGAGAACCATATTTAATAGAACCATCGTTCAGTTTATTATTTAGATTCTCTTGCATTTTTGCAGCTTCTTCGTCAATGATTTGTGCTTGTCTCTCATTAGCATCCATCTGATTCTGATAATCTGAAGCATCAAGGTCTTGACCTTTTGATTGTTTCAACTTTGCGGCAGAAGAAGCATTGCTACTATTTGTGGCTTCCATATTAGCTTTCGCATCATAATATGCTTTAATATTAGCCTGAGATTGCACAGCAGCATTTGTCTGTTCAGCAGCCCAATCCGCAGCAGCATCATTTGCATTTTTGTTTGCTGTCGCCAAAGCATTTGTAGCATCTGCCTCTTTTTGTTTAGCTTGCGCCAATTTATTAGAAGCGTCTTTTGCTTTTTTGACTTGTTCATTATATGCTTTAAGCTGTTTTAATAAAGTCTTATCTTTGATTCCTTTTAAAGAAACCTCTTTTCCAGACTTAATTGCGTTTTTCTGGGAATTAGATAACTTCTTAGCTTTCTTACCACTAAGAATACTATTACCCTTGGTCTTAACTGCACTATCCGCCTTATTCTTATTAGCTTGTGCATTTTCACGTTCTTTCTGATATTTAGCTTGATTCTTACTAGCTTCTCTTACAGCAGTCTGACTATTTTCGTACTGTTTCTTCTTGTTGTCAACCTGACTTTTCAACACATCATTCTGATATGCGTAAGCAGGCTGACCTGCATAATTACTGGCGATTGCTTGAGAATCTTGCAAGTTTTTCAGATATACCTGTGCATCATATAATGCACTATTGGCATTTGATAGATTTGCACTTGTCTTAGCAGCAGATGATTTCGCAGATTTTGTACTTTTAACCGCCTTATTATAAGCAGTAGCTTTTTTCTTCGCAGACCCTTTGAGTCCCTTAGTAGAAATTGTCTTACCTGCTTTGATACTCTTGTTAAGAGATGCTTTCTTTTTCTTAGATAATCCAGACTTACTAACTGCTTTTGTAGCAGACTTCGCCTTAGATTTCTGACTCTTTGTCGCTTTTGAAACCTTCTTTTGTGCTGTTTTATTAGCAGAAGAGGCACGACTCTGAGTAGATTGTGCAGAAGAAACATTAGATTGTGCTTCGTACAACTGATCGTTTGAAGTTTGAACTAATCGTGCAATACCAGACTCTCCCGTAGATGCAGCAGAAGAACGATTAGATAATGTATCATAGGAGTTTTGTAAGTTTTCAATTGCTTTCTGTGCCTTTTCAGTAGGCATATTCAACCATTGATTGAATAAATCACGTTGAGTATTCTTTAACTGTTGAGCAGCAGAATTGCATTTAATGTAATTCTCCCATAAATTCTGATAGGACTCCACAGCAGAACGCATGTTATCATTCTTGATAGTATTGATATTCATACTACCATTACGCACACGTTCAAAGTATGTCCGTAATCGTTTCTGATTCTTTTTCTTAGAACTGTTCTTTGTCTTAGGAACTGTCTTAATTGCCTTACTTGCAAAAGAACTTGCCTCAGATTTATATTTGCTTGCTGCTTGCTGATTTACAGAAATTTCTTTGCCAGTTGATTTATATTGATTCCACAGTGCGCTTTGCTTAGTTTCTGGTTTCACATAATCATTGATCATATTAGCAAAATTTTCTGTAGCAGTTGCAGCTCGATCAATAGCAATTGCAATGAAGTCAAATTGTTTACCCATATTGTCAAGCAATGTGGCAAATTTTGACTTTTTCTTTGTACTCTTATCTGTAGCTTTGCTGTCTTTTTTCTTAGAATCCGTGTTCTTTTTAGTTGCTTCCGTGTTCTTTTTAGTGGATTCTGTATGCTTTTTGGTAGAAGAAGAACCTGATTTCTCAGCGATACCACCACGCCATCCACCAGAAGCTGTCGCAGACTGCCCAGAAGAAAGAGCCTTGAAAGATGTTCCGTGAGCAAATGCAGACATTCCGCCTTGTACTTTTGCACGAGTAGAAGTATGCCCGTTTGCTAACAAATCAGCTGTTTGTTGATGATTAAAGACAATATCTCCAGAATGGATATCTGCAAATTCGGGACCTGTTGTACCAAGTAAAAACATTCTTTGGGAATTCTTAGGAATAATAGCTTCTACACCCAATTCTCCAACAAGTGTTTTCCCTGAAGTTTTGGCACCAATATTTCCGCCTGCGAGTGCATTTGCTGTGCCTTTTGCATAAGCGGTTGACCATGCCATTGATCCACGAGCAAATGTACCATAGGCTTTACTTGGTTTGCTTCCACTTTGACTATAATTTACAGATACATTAACAGACTTATCATGTAAGCCATTGATCGCTGATTTTGCAGCTTCAACATCATGTAATCCACTTGTATTGATAGTAACTTTTGGAGTCGGATGCATCTTACCTAATGCATTCAACTTTCCTTTAATGCTACTAATTTTAGATGAAGCGCTATCTTTTACTTTGACGGTAATGTTCTTGTTTTTCAGTTTCTTTAAAGCACTAGCAATCTTCTTAATGACAGAAGAGGCATTGCCTTTTGCTTTAATAGAAACGCTCTTAGATTTTAATTTCTTAAGAGATTTAGAAATAGAAGAAATTGTTTTCTTTGCATTTCCTTTAACCTTAATAGAAATGCTTTTGGATTTCATGCTAGATAAAGATTTCTTGATAGAATCAATTGTCTTTTTAGCATTTCCTTTGACATTTACTTTAACATCTGACTTAGATGATTGCTTTTTACTAGCATTTTGACTAGCAGAAGCAGAAGATTTTGAACCACCAAATAATCCTTTTATTCCGCTTCCAATACTTCCAAGAATACTTTTGGCACCGCTTAAAGCAGAAGAACCAAGATTCTTTGCGCCAGAGACAACATCTCCACCAAACTTTTTAGCACTTGACACGGCTTTATTATATTTAGTGTTATCTGTTTGCCAACTTTGAGTTCCTTGAACTTTTGGTCTCTGATAAGAAGTAGAAGCTTGTTTCGTCTGTGCGTTTTTGAATAATCCGTTTAGATTAGAAGGAATACTCTTAAACCATGATTTTACAGATTCATATTTCTTGTCTGTATCACCAGTCTTTTTACCAGAACCTTCGGCAGGTTTCTTATAGTCACCTTTGGTTTCTTTGGTTTGACTACCCTTAATCCAATTATTAAATTTGCCTAACAGAGAAGGAGATTTATTTCCTTTTTCAGATGATTCAGGCTTTTCTTGTTTCTTAGGCTTTTCACTCTTAGTAGAAGAATCATCTTTTGTCTTTTTTGTAGAGCTTTCAGATTTTTCATCTTTCTTAGGTGCTTTTCCATCAGCCCAAGTAACTTTGATTTCACTACCTTTATGATTCTTATTGTAGGAATCAATAATGGTTTGGATATCTTTTTTGTTGTCTTTTCCTGCTGTGACATTACCATCTTTGTCGACAGTTGCACCATTACGTTTTAACTCTTTGTTTACTTCGTTACGATTTTTAAACTGAGTTTTAACATAATATTTTTCGTCAGTCGCACCTTTACCAATTAAATCATTACGATCTTGGACAGTCTTCTGATAAGCGTCCATATCTTTAGCAGAACCAGATTCTTTCGCTTTTGTTAATGCATTTTGGACTTTTTTATCAGCCTTATCTCGTTCAGTTTTATATTTTTGATTAGTCTTTAACCCATCTTCTTTTAAAGTAGCTTTTTGGGCTTTTTCGGCTTTAGTAGTTGCGCTTGATCCATCATCAAAAATTTCTTGACGAGCCTTTTTTGCTTCACTAGATTTAGCCCAACTGTCACCATTATCTTTAAGTTTCTGCTTGTAATCATCAACAGCATTGGTAAGTTTTGTTGTGGCTTCGGCAGCATTAACTTTAATAGTAAGAGTCTTCTCCCAATTATCAGGTAATTTTTCACCTTCTTTTCGGAACTCTTCAAGTTTCTGCTTATAATCCTCGATTTCTTTACCTTGAGAATCGCCTAATGATCCACCGTTTTTCTCCCAAATCTGTGACCATTCATTGAGTTTTGTGCTTGCATCATCCCATTGTTCTGTCAAAGAAGAATAATCTACTTTCCAACCATATGTTTTTAGGTTGTCTAACATAGATTCGAATGGAACAAGACCCATACCCATTTTCTTGGCGGCTTTGGCTGTATTATCAATATTGACTTTATAATCACCAGTCTTTTTGTCTAATGTTGCCATAGCTTCGCCAGAAGCATTTGTCATGTTCTGTAATTGACTAACAAACGCTTTAGGACCTGAATCGTCAGAAGTAAAATACTTCATGATATGATCATAGTTTTCTTTGAAATTCTTATCATCCGTCTTTCCAGTAGGGGAGATAAGACCTGCCATTTGCTTGAATTGGTCGGTTCCGACTTTACCAGCATCATATTCTTCCTTGGCACTCTTTAATCCAGATACAAAAGTGTTGTAATGAGCATCATCGTCAGCAGAATCAACTGCTTTTTGATATGTTTCCAGACTAAATGATTCGCCACTATTTTTATATTTAGTAAGAGTATCTAGTCTTTTCTTTAACTGATCGAGCGAACCTGTGAAGATTTCATTTTTATCTGTAATCAGATCATAAGCATCTGATAACTGATCAAGACCAAGGTTTTTAAAATAATTCTTTCCTTTACTTGAAAATTCGCTTGTCAGTTTATCGATCATTTTATTGACGTTTCTACCATCAGATGTTAATACATCATCTCCAGATAAACTTATGCCAAGTGCGCCAGACAATTCTTTATTGCTTAATCCAGTTTTGTCTTTTAAAGCTTTAAACTGTTTGTTTATTTCTTGTTGCCATTCTGTGGCATTTTTAGATGTATCCCCTTTAATATCAGAGAATTTTTCATAAGCATCTTTTAATGAACTATCAGTTGCCAGTTTACTTGTAAAACTACGAACTTTCTGTTCTTGCTCCTCAAGATATTTTGTTGCACCTTCACCAGACATCTTATCAGAACTTAGATCCATATTGCTTACGTAATTCTTGGCAAATTCCCGTGATGTCTTGTCTAATGTTGCAAATCCTTGAGATGCTTCAAGTGTATTCTCAAGAGTAGTAGATTTAAATTCTTTGAGGTAATCTTGAACCTGTTTCAAACCATCTTTTGTAGCATCTGCATATTTACTTATCGTATTATCTTTAACACCAAAGAATCCACCACCATCAAAGTTTGCATTGTTTAATAATGTAGATAACTGTTGATCTGTTAAGTTATCAAGGTCTGCATTTTTACCAAGAATACTCTTAGCTTCTTTCTTATAAGCTTTTGTGTTCTTGATCATACTAATGAGATTAGATTTATTAGAATTTAATCCATCACTTTGAATAGATTTCTTACTTGCAAAGATACTGTGAATAGCACCAGAATCTTTTGTACCGAGCAATAATTGTCCACCTAAATTTGCTGCCGCCTGTACACCGTTTCCAATAACAGCACCGATAGCTGTACCTGCACCAGGAGCAATCAGTGTACCAATTGCACCACCAATTAAAGCTCCGCCAATACCAACACCTTTCTTTCCACCAGTCAGTAGTCGTCCGACATTACCAGTAAGGCTTCTGTCTCCAACTCGATTACCTTCAGTGGTTTTATTCATATTTAGTGCGGCAGCTTTGTTCTGTATAGCTAAATTCTTTTTGCTTGCAATTGCCTGTTTATTTTTCTGAATTTGACGTTCATATTTCTTAATAGATTTGTCGATCGCAGAATTGTTGTCAATGATAGCATTTCCTTCACTATCCATTGATTTAACAAGGTCTTTGTTAGTCTTAACAAGTTGTTTCTTTAATTCAAGATAACGACTGTAATCAGATTCAGACAGTCCTACATTCTGATTAGTTGTATTATCAACACCTTTGGCGAGTCTGTTGAACTCTGCCTTGATGTCATTTACAGAGTCGAGTTTAGACTGACTCTTATTGATTTTCTTGTTGTATTTGTTAAGATTCTTTGTGCCTGCGTTTAATGCTCTGCTACGAATATTGTTAGCTAATGCATTGACACCAGCGGCAGCAGCAGTACCAGCAGCAAGTAATACGGCAGGGAGATTAGCAACCATAGTTTCTTTTAATCCAGTGCCTATATGACTAAGTGATGTCTTTAATTTTCCAAGCTTGGCTTTTGTTTTTGTTATACCATTTGAGAATTTGGTATGAACTTTTTCAACCCCACCTCCAACATGCGTCTTAAACTTGCTCGCAAAACTTGTTGTTGATTTTTCTGCTTTTTCAAGATTAGCATTGTTATTAAATCGTTTCATTGTTTCAGTAGCAGAGTCAGCAGAATTATTTATTGATTCAAAAGAAGCAGAGATATCGTGTTTCCGTAATGCTTCAGATAATTCGTTTCCTTTATTTTCAAAGGATGATTCTGGCTGATTAACAGCCAAAGTCATTGCATCGTTAATCACTGCTGGATTTAATTTGGATTTTTGCATTTTGTCGATTTGTTCATCAATTGACAATCCATCTTTATTTTTTGCAATTTCCATAACCAATCCGCTAAACAGATCATTTTTCATATTTCTTTGATCTGAAGATAAATTATTTAAATCCTTAATATTTTTAATTGCACTACCTAATTTTTCAAATGACAAAAGCGTTAGGCATGGCGTTTTATATATAAGTTGCGTTCATATATATAAAATGGTACAATTAAAAATATAAATAAGTTAATGCGGAGGTAATAAAAATGTCATTAATTAAATGTCCAGAATGTGGACAAGATATATCAGACAAAGCCGAAAATTGTATTCATTGCGGATATCCTATTAAACAATATCTCGAATCTAGCAAAATCCAAAATTTAAAAGAAAATCAAGTATGTAATATCAATCATAATCCCGTTGACTTCTCTGACATCACACCATATCTTACAGAATCTTGTGATACTGATATAATGATCAAAATATTATTAAAACTTAGAGATATGGAACAACGAATCGGCTTGCTAGATGAACTTGAGCTGACAAAATATATTATGACACAACATGTTATTCCTAAAGAATATGCGGCAGACACTTACGATCAATTTCTTGAAAAACTAGCAAATAAATTACAAAATAATACTCACTGTTTAATTCATAAAACAACCACATATGACTTATCTCCTGTAAAAGAATATCTCAAATCACATAGTGGATGTAGTATTAAACTTATGGGAATGATTAAAAAAATTCCAGAGCTAACAAAAAGAGATGCCACATATTTAATAGATTTTATTAATAAAAATCATATTATTCCAATATGTTATCCTGAAAAATACGATGACGTTGTTATAGAAGAATACATCAAGGAGATTGATCAATATTGGATACAAAAACATAATCCAAATCAAGCGATAGAACCTCAAATCCAGATGTCAACCAACAAACCTTCATGCCCTAACTGCGGATCAACAAATATCAAAAAGATAACTGCTAGTTCTCGCATTGTTAGCGGCTTAGTGCTAGGAATATTGAGTTCAAACATTGGAAAAACATATCAATGCAATAATTGTAAGTACAAATGGTAGGAGTACGCAAATGAATTTAAACAAAGGACATGCCTTGATTGCTGTTCTATCAATTTGTTTATCATTTAGTGTTGGAACTAATATCAAAACTAGCGAAGAACATAAAAAAATAAGGTCAAAATACGAAGATGTAAAAGGTTCTTATGATGATATTTATTCACGTTATTATGATCTTTCCAAAGAGAATGATAAAATACAAGAAGATTTGAGTCGTTCCAGTGGAGAATATAATGATCTATGGTATAAATATACGACACTAATTGATAAATACGATAAGTTAAAAGCAAAATATAAAAAGGTAGCAAAACCGAAAAAATCTACATCAAAGAAATCATCTAGCTCAAACAATACCAGTTCATCATCAAATAATTCGTCTTCTTCAGACTCCGATAATTCTTCATCCGCAAGTTATACAGTTTACATAACAGATTATGGACAAAAGTATCATGCGGCTGGTTGTAGATATCTTAAAAAGAGTTCGATATCAATCTCTAAATCTGAAGCAGAACAACGTGGATACACAGCTTGCTCGCACTGCCACCCGTAGTGCAAGAAATACCTATCAATGTAACAACTGTGGATATAAGTGGTAGGGTAAAAATACAAAAGAGAATATTAAAGAAGGGAGGATTGAGAGTCCTCTCTTCTTTACTTATTAAAATCTAAATAATATTTTTCTAATAGTCTTTATAAAATTATATAGATTATCTGTTTGAAAACGCATGTTCTATTAAAATATTATAATTAATAGAATTATATAATAAAAGACCCTAACCATTAAGATTAGGGTCGCTTATTGATGGGTTCGGTTGAATACTTTAACACAAAATATTGCTATTTTGTAAACGACTTTCTACTGGAGTACACCAGCGCCTTCATATTCTCGATCCCATTGATTTTATTATAACTACTTATATATAACATGTCAAGTAATTTTTAAAAAATTTATGATAATAGTTTAAAACCGAACTTACGTTTGTCACAATTAGCTTTATATAATGTTCTTCTAACATTAGATGAGAAATTTACGTTTTTAGGTCTAAAATTTGCGACATATCTACCTAAAGTATTAGGTACAAAATCTGCTAATTGTAATCCTGTATAGTTAGACGCTTTCGGAATAAATACTATTTCTTTAATATGTTGTTGTATAGTATTAGGAGAATAATACATTGTACCTAAAGCTTTTAATTCAAAAATACGTTGTTGTATAGCTATATTCTGGCACGGTTGCATTGATTCATAACAGATAGACCCTATTGCGTTATTCTCAATTAAAAACATACAATAATGCTCAATTAATAATTGAATAGCAATTGTAAATTGATTATTTATATGATCTTCGCCATAATCATTAGTTAATTGTTTTTTATCCAAACAGACTCCTAATGTAGTAATATTTGACTTCTTAAATATTACAGAAAGTTTGTTATATAATGAAATAGTATTTCTTTTTGATTTAAATATTTTATAATGTTCTGGAATATCTGGATTTCTACGTTGAGCGGCAGTAATATCTTTTTCATGCAATATATATTGTTCTGCCTCGTCGTTCTTCCACATATCGACTTTAATTTGTTTTAATTTTTTGTCTATATCATCATATTCATTATCTTGTATAATGACACCACTCATAATAAAATATCTTCTCGATTTATCAAGTTGTGAAAATGTTTCACTTTCATCAACGTATAGAGTGTATTTATCCATTTTATTTATACCGCCTTATTTTGTAATCATTTATTATTGTAACATTTATGACAAATTTCAACAATAATAATTTACAAAATACTGTATAAATTTGGTATAAAACACACTATTTCAGATTATATTTACCAATTATAACTTTTTTAAATCCATTGATCACTTCATCAGACCATTGCATCGAAATTACATTTTTCAGTGCTTCGACGCTTGATGCGATCCTACAATTCTTATGCTCTAAAATTTCTTTATCTAATTTCTTATATTCCATATATACCTCTCAATATCGTAGAAATAACCATTGCTACCATAAATCAACTTTTCACGACTAATTATTGACAAAATAATATCTCTGTATTAATATAAAAATATCCCATATAACTTATTTATCGTCAAGTTATACGGTTAAGTTTACAAGAAATGCAACGAGTTATCTTCCAAGTTCGTCATTGCATTTCCAAAGGATTTGTAGTCTATTAGTTGCCATAAGTGGTTTCTAATAGACTGTTTTTTGTTATGGATATTAACTAATTTTCTTTTTTAATTCGTCAATCTGTAAATCTTTTTCTTTTAATTTTGCTTCTTTATAAGCAAGTTTCTTTCCTATACTGCGATGAGTTGTCTCAATATATCTGCGTTTCAGATTGTTTAAAACATATTCCGCAGTTGTGCGATACATAGGATTCATTGATTTCGGAGAAGAAATAATTGCTTCTAGTTTATCATCGATCATCGTAACGATTTTCTGTTTATAATCCGTAGCATTTAATCTTCTGTGATATTCATATCTATCTTTTTTCTTCAGATGGGTATGTACATCAATGATTTTTTCGACATTTGCCTCAAGATTTGTATAATCTGATTCTGCCAGAATACGATCAATATTGCGAACTGCATATTTGACTTTATCTGCATCATACTGTCTCTGAAGCTGACATTCTTCTGATACCGCAATATCATACAATTTATTTGTTTCATCTTTTAACTGTGCAATCAGCTCAATCATTCTTTCAAAAGCATCAGTATATTTTGCAGTAAAGATCAGAGCTTTGTCACCAGTAAATTTATTGACAAGCATTGCAAACCCTTTGCGATCCATACGGTACATTGGGCGCATTTCACCTTTTCCATCCTTATATTCAACGAGCGCAAAATTTCCCCCGTTAAGTTCTGGTATAATTTCGATGAAATGTCTAATCTTTTTCATAACATCCTTATGATCTTTACCATAGACTTCTGCAACCTTTAGAGAAGTAGTAGTCACTGTACCGTTTTCTTCTTCTAATCCAAACTCTTCGTTGATTGTTGTAATTTCGTTTTCTAAATTTTCTTTAGTATTAATCATTTAAAACCTCAAATCTCTCGCTTCATTAATATTTACAGTTTAATAGAAGTAGAGTGATAAGTGTGACTGAAGCGAGGTTAGACAAATATCACACGACAGTTAATTACTCTGTCTACTTATCACTCAATATAATAAAGAACGGTCATGAGTCGTTCTCATTACCAAAATAAGTTCCTTACATTGGTTAGTATAGAAATAAACTTGATTTTAGCAACCTTGTATAAAATAAAATACAATTTGCCAAAATGCCAATCTTCAAAAACCCTTATAAAATAAGGACTTTTTGATGGTCGTTTTTTACATAAAATTTGAATTTGAATTCCCTGCTTAGAGATGAAATATCTCTGTACGCAAACGATGATAGCAGGTAAAACATCGACATTAATTTACACTTTTGGGCTATACATTACCAGACAATGATCATAAGGTCGTCATTATCTGTCAGGATCGGTAGTCTCTGAACATCCATTCTTATTAAAACATCTTAGCTGCTGTGCCTTATCCCGAAGCACGTTTCTTATATGGCAGTTTACCGATATTTTTCCTATACGGCAAGAATGTGTGCGGCTGATTAGATACAATCGTATAATACGATATGAATATCAAATTCTTCAACTATTCCGTCTATTGTTGCCAATTCCGTTTCAGTTTCGATATTCTTTTTCGTTCCAGCAATTACTCCTGATACGTGTATTTTAAAACCCCGTATCCTATATATTTGTTCGAAACACCATTTCTGTTTCTTCCTTATATATAGTAGGCTCACTGTCACCCTAATGATTTTGAGATAGGGTCAACCTAGGTTTTTAAAAAGTTTAATGCCGGCAAAGCCAGCGGCAGCAGTTTGCAATAATCCAAAACTACTTACTAATTTATTAACTACATTAAGAACATTTGATAGTAAAGTAATTCCTCCACCAAGAAGGTTTTTATCAGCAAATGTTGTTGAGATAGATTGGAATGAGTTTTTAAGATCTTCTGTTCGTCCTTCCAAACTATTCTCATAAACTTTGTACTTTTTGTCCGTAGATCCAGCAGAATTTTCGGATACTTTCTCGTATTCTTGAGCTTTCTTATAGTTGCCCATTAGGACTAGAAATTGCTCCATATGATTCGTGCCAGCCATCGCTTTTGCAATTGCTCTTTGAGATACGTCACTGTAGCTAGTCCATTTGCCAGCGACTTCATCAAGCACATCACCGAAATTTCTGAATTTATCTTGTTTGTCTCTTAGGTTAATTCCTTCACCTTTTAAGACTGTTTCTACATCACTCCATGCTGTTACTTTGTCCTGTAGAATGAGACAATATGACTTCTATATAATAAGAAGAAACTCATTACATAGAAGCGGTTGCGGTACTTCCAAAAGTGTCTTTACACTTGACCGCAACTCCACTTCTTAAGGAATTATGGGAAATATAGAAGTGTGTTCAGACTGTCGCATAGTCATCGAAATGACCTTCTTTCGCTCAGTCGTTCAAGGCGGATATAGATATATCCTTCCTCCTTATTGACCGTTCCCTCGGCTTCCAAGCACATATGAATATTATTCATATGATCATAAGAAAGAATTGCCACAGTGATTTATGTATTATGCCACTGCGCCCCAAATGTCTAGGTCTTCGCCATTATTTTGATAATCTTTAAGTCGTGCTAGTTTGATATTTCCCATACGGGAGAAAATGGCGTTCAAACCAGTTCCGACTGAACTCATACCTTCCTGAGTTGTTTCTCCGATAGTTGCTAAATAACCGAGCAATTTGTCCATGCTGACCAAGCTGTTACTTTCACGTTTGCTCTACGCTACAGACCACATCAAAGGTACAATGTGGCGGAGGCGGTTCTTCTTAAAGTAGTCTGTTTACTACTGACCGCCTCTCTACATATTTCTATATAGTTCAGACTGTATATTTGTCTCATAGAGACAGCTACCCGAACAGTCGTTACAATACTGATAAATTTTCATCATATTTAATTTCATAGTTCTTCAAAATAAATAAATCATTATCAATATCAAAAACAACCCAGTTATTATCTGTATTTGATAATAGCTGGGTTGCTAATTGCTTAATATGTAATAATTTTTCATCATCTGGAAGTTTCTTTCCTTTATGTACAATCTTAAACATTTTTAAACCAGAAGATTTTAATGTTTTGTATCGAATAATTTCTTTTCTGTCAAATTCTTCTTGTGTTAAGTGTCCAAAAGTCACATTTAGATTATGACCAGATCCATCATATTCACAATAAATATTGTTCTCTAATAAAATATCCAGAAAATAATATTTAGTTGGAAAATTTAAGATTCCATGATATAAATTGCATAAATGAATTTGATTTTTACTTGCAGGAATGTCGCCTACATTGTGAGAAGAAACAAAAGTTGTTCTAATTTTATTTTTTATGCTTTCTGACTTTGATGCAGGATAAACACCATATAGTTCAATAGATGTCTGCCTTGTCTTTTTTAATGCACTTTCCATATGTTTTTTAGATTGCATAATATTTTCAACTCCATATTTATCTAATACGGTTTGAATTTGCTTTTGTTTAATCTTTTCATTTTGCAGTGGATGAAGAACTCCATATTTTTGTATATTTGTATTTTTAATTTTTTGTTTAACCTTTTCTGATTGCAGTGGAGTCTTCACCCCATATCTCATTAAACAAGTATTTTCTGTTTTATTTCGTATTTGTTCTGATTTTTGAGGGTTATCAACGCCATATTTTTCTATACAACTTTCTCTGATTTTTTGCTTAATTTCTGAATTTTGAAATACATTATTAACGCCATATTTCTTTTTTACAGTTTTAATTTGATTTTGCTGTACTTCTTTATTTTGCATAACATTTTCAACACCGTATTTCTTAAGACAAGTTTCCTTATATCGTTCTTTGCCTTCTTGCGTCCCCATATAAGAAGAGGTGCCATATTTAAGAATATTTCCTTCTTTTGCTTTTAAAGAAGCACAAGACTTACATGCATGTTTATTTACTAGCCCACGATTTAAGTCCTGTCTTTGAGCATAAAAATGTTTTCCACAATAATCACATTTTACTTCAACTTTTTGCATACTACCTTTCGGGATGTCTAATTGTGAGACAAGAATTTTTGTTCTATACCCACATTTATATCCTAAATTTTGATAGTATTTTATGGCTTTTCCACATGTCATTATTTCAATTTGTTTATCAATAATCATAACTATCACCGTCTTTCTTTATAGTTATGAAATTTATCAGTTATCTCGGTCTTGTCTTTTAGGCTACGATAGCCCATTCAGGTTTTAACCGATTTGGGTAATAACTACTATTTGTAAAAATAGCCCATATGTCGCCATATGGTCGGGCATCTACTTTACCCGCTAAATTTGCATTCGTCGCAACTTCGGACATACCTTCTGCTAAACCTCCAACATCAGTAGCAGAAGCCATATCTACAGAACTTAATTTATCTACGATTTTCAAGGTATCTTCGGCGCTTGTAACACCATAACCTTTTCTCGCAGAAGTTAAATACTTTGTAGCATTTTCAGATGTTAAATCACCAACCTTGCTCAGTTTAATAGAACTTTCGGCAAGCTTATTAGACTTTTCAACACTTTGCCCCTGTTTCATCCACTCAGTAGAAGAAGCAGCAACATCTGTACCAGTAGCCTTTAATTGATGCCCCATATTTGAATATGTTTTCATCAAATCTTTGGCTTTATCATTGGATACACCAGTAGCCATCTGAAGCTGAGTCATTGCACTATCTACATCATATGTATTTTGCACCATTTCTTGTGCTTTGTTCATACCAGATTGCAAGATGCCATATGTTCCTACGAACTGAGAAATCTGACTAAATCCACGCTTAACTTCTGAAAACATTGAATTTCCAGTCAATCCCCTTGCAGAAATTTCAGACTGTATTTTCTTAAAGTCTTGATTTGCTCCTTGTAATTCACCTTTGGTTGTTGCAGACTCAGACTTCTTTGCAATATCTTCTAAGACATCGCCGTAATCCTTTGCAGCTTTTGTATTGTTCTCTAAATAAGTTCTGATCTTATTTGCTTGGATACTACCTTCACCAGGATTAAGTGCTTTTGTTTGAGTTGAATTGAGAATCTTCATCTCATTATTTAGTTTTTCATATGATTGAATTACTTTCTCATTCTGCTGAATGATTGCATCTTGATTTGCAGTAGTTGGTTTTGCCTGATACTGAGTATGTAACTTTTGTAAATCTTGTACATTCTTTTCATATTCCTTAAAAGATTTACTTGCATTTTTATATTCTTGAGTACCTGCGTAATAGCTATTTAATTTATTCTGCTGTGCGGCTAAATTAGCATCATACGATTTATTTCCAAGATTCCTAGAAACATTTTCTACGTAAGAGTCTTTTTTCTCTTGTTCCTTGAGTGCTTGATTAAACCAGTTACTATATTGTTTTTCTTGTTCTTTGTGTTGTTTTTCAACTTGTTTTTGAACATCGCTCTGAAGAACTTTATTAGGAGAAGCATTTAATAAAGATAAACTACTTGCGGTGTTTTTATCATATTGTTCAAGTTTGGCGTGTGCCTCAATTAACAGATCACGATTCTCAGCGCTTCGATTCTTCTGAAAGTTGCCATACATTCTGTTTAGTTCTTTTCGCTGTTTATCGTAATCAATGACGTTCATTCCAAACTCATTGTATTCTTTGCTGTTATTGTCAACATACCCAGAAAATTGTTTTTGATATTTGCTTGATTTTGATGCAAATTTCTTGGCTTGAATGTCGGATTCAATTTTGGCAGCTTTTTCGTTTAAAGCTTTTTGCTTTGCTTGAAATTTAGCGTTGTTTTTCTCTTGTTCCTTGAGTGCTTGATCCTGCGCTTTTTCTTGTATTTTTGAAACATTTTTTGCATATTTTTTAGCGTCTTTATCTGAAATACCTTCATTTTTTGCAATGTCAGTAATTACAGATGCCATTTCCTCGGCTTGTTTCTTCTGACGACTGATAAGCCCCTTATCAATATTAGTTTCACCACTAGAATAAAACGTCCCAGAAGCATGTTTCATCTGTTTTTGAATTGCAGATTTACTATATTGTACATATGATTTTGCCTGAGCATTTGCCTGTCTTTTAATTTGGTTATTAAGTGTTGTATTTGTTGATCCGCTTGTCCCGACAGTAGGATTAATATGAACATCCCTGTCTTTTACAAGATCAGCCAATTGAGATTCAACATCACCTTTATTAAGTATTGCCTTAATGACGGCTTGAAAATCCATTTACTCACCTCTTTCATAATTTTGTGCATAACAAAAAAGAGCCTAAAAAATAGACTCTTTACGTTTCAGTATATAATTAGCAGACGGTCAGGGAATCGAACCCCGATCTCTGGTTTTGGAGACCAGTATAATTCCATTATACCAACCGCCCGTGAGAGCAATGATCAATTACTTGTTACTTGTTGTTTAACTAATTGCTGTCAAACATGGCTTAAGTACCCATGTACCAGTAGGGAAGTCATAAAGATGTGATAAAACATATTCATGTGCTTCGATAACTGAACCAACATTTACCTCTGTATGTATAACTATTCCTCCGCCATACATACTCCATTCAGCACAAATAAGTGTATAGTAATTTTTTCTATTCTCTATCATCATAACATCATCTCCTACTATATAAGTGGTGTTACGTCATAGATTTTGTTGTGTAATTGATCATTGCGAGTTTGAGTATATCATAGTAATATATTGTATGTATACAGGTATATTTTTCCAATACTATAAATCAGACAAAGAACCTTGTTTTCCTTCTTTAATACCGTCTTTTGTAAAGTATTTTCCGAAGTCATCTTCTGCGGATGAATCGTTGTAAATACCAACCAATTCCGTAGAAGACCATCCAAAGAATTCTTTGATAACATCAATCGGAATATTCTTCTTTGCGAAAGCAGTACAAGTATAATGTCTCATACAATGGTAGTAGAAGTCTACGTCCAACATCTTTGAAAATTCAGCTGTCCATTTGTCAAGATTGGATCTACGATGCCAACCATTTTTATCTTTCGTTACAAAGATATCATCAATGTCAACGCCAAGTTCTTTACGTTGTTTGTCCCATAAATCAATGTATTTTTTAACATCAACAAGGATAAATTTGTTTAACTGCTTACCTAATTTACCACGACCCTTGGTGCGAATCTTTGGCGTTTTATATAAAGCACCATCAAATTCAAGAGCATCTTCAGTAAAATAAGACATCTTCATCTGAATGATTTCAGATTTTCTCATTCCAGAATAAGCAGCAATAGCGATAGCACACGCTTTTTCATATTTCTCTTGTTCGACAAGAGTTTTTAATAAGTCATCAACTTTTTCATCTGGCAGAATCGTTTTCTCACGCACTGCCTCATTTGCAGGATTCTCAATCTTATTTACAATTTTTCTGAATCCTTCAAATTCTTCTTCCTCATCTAACATATTTTCGATATAATCAGATAAAGAAGAAAGACATGATTTAACACGTCTTGTTCGTTTAGGACTCCACCCCCATACGTTAATTGCATGATTTTGAAATTTAGCAATGTCACGTTTGGTTAATTTAGCAAAGTCCTTATTTTTATTATGTTCCAGATTCCAACACCAGAAAATATCTAAGTCATTGCGATAACCTTTGATCGTACTCTGCGCACGATCAACAGAAGCAAGGTAATCTAACCACTCATTGCCTAAATCTTTGTTATCTTTATTGACCAATGCTAGTTTTTCTGGAGATGTAATCTTGTTATATACCGTAAATCTAGCCAACGGTAAAACCTCCTATGTGTAAAATAAATACAACCACAATATATAGTGGTATTCGTAAAAATGAATCATATATATTGTGGTTGATAAGCATATAAAATCTTGGTTTTATTTTTGTGGAATTTACATCAAATTTGATGTGAAAAGAAATTATTGTTTAAATCTTTTTGCAAATGCCTGTTCAGCATATTGTTGAGCTTTTTGCTCTGTACGTTGCCAGAATCCAGAAGTTAATACAATACCAGATCCCCCAGATTCCGCTTCTGAAAAGACGTGAGGAGTAGAATAAGTTCCAGTGTTATAATTGTATCCCTGATCAAGATACACGGTGGCACTAACAGAATCTCCGCCACCAACAACGCCAGTTGTTCTTGCAGAGTTTTTCATCTGATATGTTCTTACATATCCACCTTGCTCTGGCGGTATTGGCTCTCTACCTGCATAAGAAGCAGTAAGCTCTTGGTTAGCAGTTAAGAATGTCTTACTCTCAGCTTCACTTACAGCATCACGCATTTCATTCTGGATTTGTCTCCATAACCCAGCCATTGCGCCCATGTTCCCCATGAGATCACCTTACTTTCTGTCAATAGAAACTACATTATTATTGACTGCATCAGCGGCACCCTGTTTAATTGCTTCAAGTGCATCAATTCTATTTTTCTGGAAATCATCAGATTCAACAACAGCTTTTGTAATGTCTTCGGCAGTAAAGTCGAAACCATGCTCTGCAAAATACTGCATCATCTTCTGAGTTACCTCTGGATCAGCCTTTGCAAACACTTCGTTGATATATTCAAGAGCAGGTGCTAAAGCCACGACAGATTCTACTAAATCGTCAACACCTTCAACCTTGAAATTCACATCTTTACTATCGAGTTTAATATCAACTGCACTTGCAATTAACTGCTGTTTGATGTAGTCACATTTTTCGTCAATTGCAGCTAACATATCTTTAAACTGCACTTTGTTAATATCATTCTCATCGACAAATTCATCAACATCGATATCTGAGGCAAGTGCGTATAATTCCTCAATGCCAATGTTTTCTAAATCCACGTTTCCATAAAATTTGATAATATTCATCTTGATTCCCATAAGTTTACTCAGTGGATCATAGTCCATACTAGATATTCCGTTTTCATCCTGAGTTACTGGGAAAGCAGAAGCGACAACCGCCTCAACGAAATCATTTGCCTCAAATCTATTTAAAGACCCATCTTCATAATGTCTTGTTTCAAAAGCGATTTTACCCATAAAATTATCTCTCCATTTCTCTATTTAACTTCTCAAGCAATTCAGATACGTGATATCTGTAATTGACTTTTAATTTTCGACTATTAACAATGATTGGATTGAATTTTTTTAAATCCTTTTCGTTGAATGATTTTTTATCTATAGAAGCAATCATTCTGTCAAAATCATTGATGTGTTGAAAATATGTAGTTTCCATGTTATCTTTCTTTCTAAAATTAAATAAAAACCCTGCGATCATATTTCTGTAACCAACAAATTCTCTTAAACCTTTAATCTGATGATAATGGATTACACCTTTCTCTTCTTTGGTACGTTCAAAAGAAATAGAAGAAGTGCCAACACTTTTCAATTCCAATGCGTACATATAAGGAGAGGAAAATAAGAAACAATCACAAGGATTCTTACTTGAAAATCTTAAATTACTACAACCACCAAAAGATTGTGCTTGATCTTTTAAACGATAGTAGAATATGTCTGAAGGAATACTGGCTTTCCAATTTTCTTCAAATCTCTTACCAACATTCTTTGCCAACCTATTCACCTACCTGATATTTATCGTTAATATATTTTCTATAATCAACATATAGCCTGTATGTATCTTTTTTTGGATACCAGAACGCCATAATATCTGCACGTTCAGATGGATAGACCAGAAGTGGTTGTACGCCATGTTCCACATAGAACTTAACCTGTGCCAAACTTGTAACAGGAATGAGTTTTGTATCTTTATAGGCTTCCTGCAACTGCTCAGGCGTTGTAATTTCTGAATTCAATAAATACACCCTTTCTTTTAAAATCGTAAAAAATAGGGAAGAAAACAAAAAATCATATAATCCAATTTGTGAACCATATTAAAGTTTTGTTCTCTTCCCCATCTTCTAACTAAAATGTAAAACTATAATATGATTACTGCAATATTTTTTCATGTTCAATATTCCAAGTTAATACACTACTGATTAGTATAAACTAACCAGTAGTGATAAATAATGTCCTTAAATTAAGCTAAAGACTTGATCTGATAAATATCTACAAATTCATCATCTGCATCTGTCATCAGGTCAAATGTGATCTTCAGTGTAATAGGATCTCCCTCAGCTGCGAAAGCTAATTCGATATTTCTCTGAGGAGTAGCTTTGTAGCAAGTGATATGTAATGGTGTTACAACTCCCTGCTCAGATTTCTGATTGATTTCTGCGTCAACTCTGAAATCAGCTAATTCCTGATTATCGTTAATCTTAACTAACTGAAGTGTAGAATCATTTACGATATAAGATACATCGTATTTCTTACCAACAGCAATTTCGCTATCTGTTGTAGCTGTAAATACTTTTTCTGCTACGCTTCCTTCAATCTGTGTTCCACCAACGTCACCTTTTCCGTAAACGAATAATGTTCCGTCTTTTGGCTGATCTGGTAATGTAAGTTTTCCTGCTTCTGTAGCAGTGATCGTCTTCATTTCTGCACGATCTCCACCTTCTGTGATTGTACCGTTACCAAAGATAGAGAATAACTCAAATGGATATACCTGGATTTCTGATTCAAGTGTTCCTTCCATTGGGTTAGCAAATGTTACAGCATCTCTACCTCTCTTTTTAGCTTTTACAGAATCTGCTGTAATATTTAATGTTACTGTATTTGCATAATCAACTCTTAAAGCCTTTTTGCTTGTAGCTAAGTTAGTTAACTCAAATACACCGCAGTCACGGCTTGCATATTTCTTACTAGCTGCCATTTTGTCACATCCTTTCATTAGAATTTTTAAATTTTAGTATTAAAAAAAGACCTATAAAAACAGGTCTCATTTTTCCTCTTTGAGATTTTTCAAATATGAATCTTCTTTAAAGTCACTACCTTCAGTTCCCCAAACACTGGCATTAAGAGCCATGATTTGATAATTTCTATCAATTAAGATTCTTTGAAAATTATCATATAATTGAGGAATTGTTAACTGCCCTACGTTAGTAAAATTAATACTTGGGTGATATGCACATACGACAGAGATAATATTTCCAATATCATATTTAGGATCTTGTTTATCTAAGTTTTTTCCACGAGTACGTTTAGCTTTTGCCTTATCACGTCTACGTTGCATTTGGATAACAACAGGATCTTTTTGTTTTGATAATTCTTCGGACACTGTGCGTTCATTGTTGATATTTGAAATTTGCATCAGAATATGTAATACATCATCAAAGATTTCTCGATCAATAACCCCGACAACCTGTGATTCGATTTCTCCAGTTTCTTCGTCTTCATGTGTTTTTAAGATCTCAAATCTTTTTTCTCTTAATCTATACACAACATCTTCGACAAAATAAAAACAAAATGCTCTTACATAAATCCGTATAACATCTGTGTTTTCTGATACCAAATCAAATAATTTAACATCTGTTCGTTCTTCATAAGGTAATGCCAAAAAAGCATCATATTTATCTGGCAGGAGAGCAGAGTAGTAGCTATCTACTGTCAATGTCATATAACTAGCATATTGCATCCATAACCCTTCACCAATTCTCCTACGATCACTGATTTTAGGTGGCTGAATATGCCCAATTCCAACAGGTATTGGTTCGCTTGACAGTAGCTGTGAATAAGTAAGTTTTACGTCACTCACTTACAAAGCAACTCCATATTTATATCATCAATCCGATACACCATTGTCCTGCCATAAAAGTTAGTGTTCGGTTTAAAAGACTGTAATTGGCTTGTACGAGTATCTAATCTCATAGCCCCGATACCAAATGAGTCTTTTATTGATTCGTCAGTTAAGGCAAGATTGATTGCTTGGCAAATCATATCTAAACGATTGCCAGCGTATCCTTTTTCACGCCATTCTGACCTTTCATCATCATCTAGTTTGATAACATCCCTATGACATACGACATTGATAACCAATGTGTAATCAATAATAGATGTTGATGTACTAGGATATGTTTCCATTAAGATAATAGATCGTGTATCTGTAATGGTTTTATCCATATATGGGACATCTTTGCAATGTCCTAATAAACGATTGTCTTTCACTTGCCCATGTATATTTTCGCCAATTTTGCATCCAAACCAATTATCCTCGAAAGAATAATCCTCATCATCAAGATATGGCATAGCAAGAGTGTTGACATCGTCATTTGTCATTAAAATATTTCCTACGGCTTCTTTGATCAATCCAAGTGAAACCAGAGGATTTTCCATCATTTTTTCTGTTTTCGTCATTGAATTTCACCTATGTAAGACTTTCTATAGTTATTTCAATAGAAGCAGTAGAAGAAGTTCTATCTTTTGCAGATAATTTCAAGATGATTTTCTGACCAACTAATGCAGAATTTGACACAGAGATTCCAATGTTTGAACCAGTTTCTTCTATATTAATGGAGTCTTTTAATTCACATTCAAGATCCCATTGAGGATCTTTTGTAACTATGTTTCCATCTAAGTCTTTAAAAGAAGCGGTAAATGTAGATTTCTTTCCTACAAAAACTTTCTTGTATCTATACTTAATAGTAGCAGTACATGTCTGTTCTACAGTTGGAACATCTGGCTGTTCTGGTTTCTCTGGCTGCGTTGGTTCAGGATCTTTTTTAGGCTCAAAGTAATCACATAATCGCAAGTCTTTTCTGTCTTTCGCTGGGTTAAATTCATCTTTATCAACGATAAAAGATAATACACCACCATGTTCAGTACCAAAATGATATAAAACATTATCATCACGAGTGAATGTAAATACGTCATTTGGAACTTCACGAATATCAAGAAATACTCTTTTTCCATCAAGCCCAAGAGTATCATCGTCTTGCGGTACAATTACCGTATAGTTATTTGACCCAACAAATATAATATTGTTACCTGTTTTACCAACATCATATTTAGATGCCGATTGATAATAAGCCCATCTTTCATGGATATTACCGTCTGCATCTTGCCATTTTACAGTAGACTGACACAACTTCATTGTTGTTTTTTCAAATACACCACATTGTCCAGGTCTTCCGTCTATGATCCAGTAATTATTCTCAAAATATACATACATTCCTGCTTTGGAAGTATTACATGGGAATAGTACAGTTCTCTGCATAGTTTTTAATGCGGTATCAGAATCATTATCTTGAACCACACATCGGATAGTCGTTCTTTCTGATAAATCAGAGTTACATAATTCAACCGTAGAAGCAATGTCTGTATCTAAGATCTCTGCAAATTCATCATCTTTATAATCGTTATATGCATCATTTTCATAACCGCCCGTTAAGTTAGGTCGTGTATTAGGTGTTATTAAATACCAATCTTGCATTTATCGCACCTCCTATGTATAAGCGGTAGGTTTCTGATTGTTTGTCATTTTTTCAGCATTATATTTAATAGCATCAAGCTCATTCTTTGCTGAAGTTTTTGACCCATTATTTCCATCAATACTTAATTCTTTTGTTACAATACTCACTCGTTTATTTACAAGAGAGTAGTAACGCTCCTGATAATATTGATGCATATATTCTGCCATTGTATCTATGACATATTGATCAAGATCTTCTGAAAATTCTTTTGTTTCTACATCGAATGTAAGATCATCAATTTCCATAGAATATCTTGCAATTGCCTTTTTTAGCCATTGAAAAACTAAAGAGTCTGGCAAAGGCGTTTTATCTGCGAACGTAGATTCAAAACTTTGAATTACATCATCTGCGGTTGTCATTATAATCACCTACATCCTATTTCATTTTGTGTCCCGTATAGTTTTCAATGAATCGAATTTTTTCGTAATCGTTATAATTACCTTTTTTAATCATCATCATGACAGCTGATTTTTCAGCACTTGTAACAATATACTCAGAAACTTTGTCCTTAAATGTTTTTGATATCCCTTTATAGGCAAATAATTTTGCTACTAATTCAGGCGTTAAAATTTTCTGAACTTTCTTTTCTTCTTTATTGTCAAAGTCTAACTCTTCACGAGTATCAGCGTCTTCAATATATAATGTTGCATGAGAGCCAACACCATCAATTCCAGTAAAAAGCATATTCCCGTTCTGCACCTGTGAGATTACTTCTCCACGAGATAAACGAGTAGTACCATTTGGTGTGATTGTTACATCTCCTGTGGATTCAATTCGCTGAAATCCTGTTGTCCAATTGGCAAGGCTGCGTACTGTAATTTTTGTTTCCATGCTTAACTCTTTTACAACTTCTGTATTTTCCATCTCTTTCAATTATTTATCCTTTCACAACTAATTATCGTTTACTTGAATTTGTATTTTACAGAATTATACAATTCAATCTTTTCATCTAAATCTTTCGACTTTTGGAATGTCCAATAACGTACACCAGTATTTTTATTGATGTTAGAAGAAATATAACTTTCGCCTAACCCCATTAAAAAATAGTGTAGTTTTTTGGAATAGCAAAAGTAAATATCGTTCATGGTCTATGTCCTCTATTTAACTAATTAATTGCAAAGATATACAGAATTACCATATATCTTTGCAAATAAAAAAGACCCATAAGGTCTACATTTCTTCAACTATTTACGAATTCTAGTAAGTACCAAGTTCTGTTGACAGTTTCTTGTCTCCAAGTAAACCAATCATATATTCTCTTCCTGGAGCAACTAAAGCACCAACTTCAAGGTCATATCTTGTGATTAACTGACCTGTTGATACGTCTGTTCCAGAAATAGATGTTAATCCGCCTCTTGTTACTGTATAGATTGGAGACTGTCCACCAGCAGGAATTACATATCCGAGTCCCTGTGGTAATACTGTCTGGAAGTCTGTTCCAGCTGCATTCATCAGAGAAGTATCATATGGGTTTGGTAATTCAGAAACAACTGCACCATTGTACATTCCCATTAATCCTGTATCGTGGATTTCTTTCATAACGGCTTCAGAGATACCTGTAACAGCAGGTGTTGTTCCCTGATATCCTGCGAATGCATTAAGCTGAGAAACTAAAGCATAATCACCAGTGATAGTTGGTTTTCCGAAACGTCTTACAGGTGTGATAACTCCATCAACACCAGTTTTTGTTAATCCGTCTCCCTCGAAGAAGTATTTAACTCCATCTGCATGTTTGATTGCTTTGTAGATTGTTTCTACAACATAAGCAGCAGCCTTGTTTCTGATCTGAATAGCGATCTGATTCTTTAACTCGTTTTCATCGCTCATGTCACCAATAGCAGCTTTTCTATAATCTACTGCATAACCAGCAGAAATAGCTACTGTAGCGATAGGTGTTCTTTTCTTTCTGATTACTGGGAAGTTAACATCCTGACCTAAAGCCTGTTTGCTTGCTGGGTTTCCAACAAATTCTGGGATTTCAACTTCGCAAGAATCATTATATCCGATTGCTTTGTAATTTCCATAGATGCTTAATAATTTAGCTTCCTGAAGAATCTGAGGTTCCATTGAGAAACGTCTGATTTCATTTAATTCAGAAACTGCGGATAAATCCCCAGCAGAAGCTTTACTATTTAATTCTTTAATATAATTAGCAGCCTGATCCGCTTTTCTTCCGAAAGGCGCTAAGTCTTTTCCGTCTCTCATTGCAGAGAAAATTTCTACTACAGGAGATTTTGTAGACACACGACCGCTCGCAAAGTTCGCATCCTTACGTTCGTTGTTTAATTCAAATGTATACATTTATACTATCCTCCTTTTTCAATTAACTATTTTGATACTGACTGTGTAGCTGGAGCAGAAGCAACAACTCCTACAACAATGCCTTTGTGATTTCCAATAATTTCAGTTACTTCTACATATGGTGCGGCAGTAGCTCCTTTAACAAGATCCCCTGTTGCTGTAGATTTTAACTTGTCACCTTTAGCCACCCCAGTAGGAATCTGTTTTCCATAAATTTCAAGTTCTTTTCCATCTAATTTATCAAGATCTAAAACTCTTAAATCTGATCCTTTTGCGATAAAGTATCTGTCTAAACCTTCGTCGTCACCAACTTCAATATTCATTACTACCTGTTTAGCGTTAGCGGCTAAAGCAAATGTACCTTCTGTTACTGTTCCAAAATCGCCATTATAAACATCCGTTCCTGCAACAGCTTTTACATATGGGTATAATTTCTCGATTTCAGAGATATTGCGGAATTTAATCATTTTTATCTATCCTCCTTATTAAAAAATACTTACATCTTCGTCATCATCAACAACTTCGATAGATTCACATACCTCAGAAAAGATGTCTTCAACTTTTTCTGAATTTGTTTCTGCTGTAGGCTCTGTGGCAGATGCCTGCTTCTCAGCTGCTTTCTGCTGTGCTACAATATTCATGCAAATCTTAGATTTGATAGAGTTAACTTCAGAAGCAATTTCGTTTAATTCGTCAATATTTTCGCAAGAGTTAATATCAGATTTTAATTTGTCGATATCTTCTTTTGCGACTGCTTTTTCGTCTTCATTGAACTCGCTTAAAGCTTCGTCAACTTCACCTAATTTTTCTGCAACTTTAGCTTTTGCAATTTCTTTTCTAAGAATTTCGATCTGTTCCCATGCTGTCTCATTCTCTGTCTTTGTGTCTTCAAGAGCTTTCTGCAATTTTTCGACACTTGCATTAAGTTCGGAAATCTTTACATCCTTTTCTGCGATAACAGAATCTTTCTGCTCAATCACGGAATTCTGCTCAGAAATTTTCTCTTCTAATGCAGATTCTTTAGAATTGATTTCAGAAATTGTTTCTTTGATAGCAGAAGTGATTTCTTTCATATCAATTGTTCCGTCCATTTTCTGTTTGTCCTCCTTGTTTTGATTTTCGTTTAATTCCAATACAATAGAAGAAGTATCAGCTGGGTTCATTACCATATCCCAACCAGAGTGAATAAATTCCACAGGGATTCTCCCTGTTTCTCTCCATCCATTCATATAAACAATTCCTGTATTACCTTTTGCTTTGAAAATTTCTACGCTACCTTCTACGGTAACGCCATTGTTAAGGTCTTCTTCAAGATTTGCAACGAATTCTGGATAACACATTTCATCAAGATATCCTTCACCGCATACACATCTCTTTGTTTCACCTTCGTAATCAATGTCGTCAATATAGCCTCTTGTAAAATGTCCAACAACACTTGCATTTCTAAATGTTATTAAGCCATCTTCGTTGACACCAGTTTCTCCGTGACCGCAGATTATTGTTCTGTTTTCATCTAAAAATTCAACACGAACACTCATATCTGCGATACTGCCGAGCTGTGGCGCACAATATTCCTCTAAAAAGGTAATTCCATTTTTGTTGTATTTTGTTCCGATACCATTTTCTACTGATTCAGGAGGCTGTAATTCGTACAATACGGCTTTAAATGGTCTACGCCCATTCTTGTATTTCTTTTCAGATAACTCTACGATTGCCATGTTGTATCCTCCTTTAAAAAGTTTTGTATAACAAAAAAGCCGATTAAATAAAATCGACCTTTCATTATTGATATTTATTTAGAGTCACTTGGACTTGGGATATTGTTCCCATTATTATTTCTACTTCGAATTGTATTTTCGGTAGGGTTGTCCGTAGTTGGACGACCGCCTTGATCATTTGTATTATTTGAAGAATTAGTATAGGCGGTCATATGTGGTAAATATTTTTGATATACACCATCTTCGATTTCTTCATCTAATACATTAAAATATGCTTCTGGATTTATTCCTGCGCTAGCGACAAGATAAGATAAAGAACCACTTGCCTCTGAATATAATGTTTTACACATATCAAAGAATGCTTTGCGGTTTACAAAAGAAGTAGGGAAGTAGTAAACTTCCACTGGGTTGTTTTGATCTTTAATGACATTTTTGTTAATGACGTAATTTAATTCTTTCTGCCATTCATAAACCCATGTATATACTTGGGCTGTGATCATTTCGAGGTTATTCGCTCCAGCTCCAAAATTACCTGATTCCATTGCACCAAGTAAAGAAGCGCAAATACCTAAATCCAAAGAGATTTGATTGCTAAGATTTGATTCATTTTTATCATTAAAAATATCTGTAGAAACATCTAAAGAATTAATCTTTGTTCCTGCGGCAACACTAATGAAACTTAATCCACCCTTGTTGTTTTTGTTAACTACAGCGGTTTTAACATCGTTATGTTGGGCTTCCTGTTGCTTTTTGGTTAAAGCACAAAGTCCTTTTTCTTTCCCTTCTGGAAATGTCTGATAGACAACTTTATTATTCATATCATCCAAAACATTTCGTTTTGTGTCTGTAAAATAGTCTTTGTATAATACATCCTCAAGGGCAGCAATAACCAATGATCTTCCCCAAGGTTCTGAGTCTTTGCATTTGATTTTTCTACACATTGTTTTATCCGAATTTAATATTAACCAATTGCCATTTACGCCATTACTTTTCTTGCGATCGTAATACCCTTTCCTGATTTCTTCTGGATACTTTTTAAGTTTTCTTTCTCGTGTATCGTCTGTGAAATCATCAAAATATCTCAAGTCAAAACCAACAACAAATCGCCCATTTTTCTTACCAACAATTTTACAATACTGCCAAGGCAAAGAAATAATAGAGACATTGACACCGATGTCATTTATCTCCATAATACGCTCAACATCAAAATCATTCATGTATTTTGTATTATCAATATCGGATGGTCTTACTTTGGTTTCGAAGTAATAAAACGCAATTCCGTCTAACATCTCGGTATGTAATGCATCTCTAATGAAATGTTTGTCGTCGATTGTCTCAAGAGTAGAGCGCATTAAGCGTTTGTTATTTTTTGCCTTGTTGTTATTTTTCTTTTTTGCTTTCGATTTATTGATTAATATACTATCAAGACATGGCAATGCAACCATATAGTCAACAGAATTTGTAACAACTCCGTTTTTTGTATACACAAAATTTGACAATCTAATGGCGGTTTCGTGGTTTTCAATTGGATTTCTTAAAACACTGCGTATTTCTTTTTTATTAAAATAATCATAAACACCACATTGAAAGATAGCGTTAAATATATCTGTTGTTGTATATTGATAACTGTTGTATTCATATGCAGTGTCTTGCTTTACATTTTCTTCCATTTTCCCTCCTTCCATTAGTTTACAAATGTTGCGTATCCGTATTCTTCATCTGTAGTTGCCATATCTAATTCCAACTGGTCTATAAAATATGATCCGTAACTACATGAAGAATATCTATCTTTTCGGTTATTTCCACGTTCCTTAATTCGGATACCACCTGTGGTTAGTTTTTCATATTGTAATTCTGCACATTCACTAACAAGCGCCTGAGTTTCTAAGAATGGTCGCTCAAAATCGAATACATCATCGACTTCGATAGCTTGTCTATATTCCTTGTTCTTAGAAAGAATTTCTTCTTTGGCGGTTTCAAAATTAACAAGAAAATCAATCTTTCCTTCAACCAGATTCTTTCTGAAGTTCATAGCAATATCACTGTTCAGGTTTTGTGTACCATTGATAGCATAGATGCATGGTTTTGCGTCTGGATCTTGACACAATCTACCGTATTCATCGTTGTTCATACATTTTAATGGGGCGTATTCAACACTGCGATCTTCATCGTATAGAACTTTTTGTAAAGAATACAAAATTTGCAAACCTCCGTTGCGCACGTCAATTACTATATAATCAGCGTTAAAATCTTCATATAGCTGACGTATCCTAATTGCTTGTTTTGTCGTATCTCCTATCTGGTTAGACTCAATATAAGGGAATTGTCTACGATATCCTTGTTCCATTTGCTTATCGCCATACGTCATTGTTTCTGGGATAGCACGAATACAAGAATAAACTGAATTGTCGTTCTGAGAACCTGCTACGAATGCAATATCGCCTGCGATAACTCTTACTTCATTGTCACGTTTAGGGATTGCATAGCGGTTTTTCTTATTGATTTGAATATCCAAATTATTTCTTGGATAAAAGACTTGTTTTGAAATTTGCCGATTCATCAGCATAGAATATGTAAAATATGCAGAATCAGATTCTTTGATTCTAAGGTTTAAGAACTCTACCTTCCAACTAGTAGGATCTTGCTTTTTCTTTTCTTTGACCAACTGTTGTCTTGTTTTGAATCCATGTTTTAGGCATATGCTTTCGTCGAATGCTAATAGCATACCTTTTCCGTGTTTCAGCATTAATTCATAGTTCATGTCTACAATTGTCCACATCCAATGTGTAGGGTCTTGCCAAGATGAGCTAATATAGATATCAACAGGGTCTTCTTGCAAGATTTTCGCTAAAACTGGATTATCTTTATATTGTGGAAGTTGTATATAACCTGGCTGACGTACCATCTGAAATGGGGAAATGACATTATCTTCAATATTTTTCTTGATCTGTCTAAATTCTTCCCTAATAGCAACATTTGAACGAATACCACGGGCGTTATCATTTGCTGTAAACACTTTAATTGTAGATCCGTTATAAAATTTTACAACAACGTCTTGTCCATTAGTCTTAACATATTCAATTTCTGCTCTTAAAACAGCCGATTTTACCATTAATTCACCTTGAATTTTTTCGGTAATAATCAATTTACTCTGTCCACGAGTAGCAGAACCAATAACAACTTTTGATCCTGGATAAAGAATAGCTCTAGAACATGCATATAGGGCAATTAAGAATGATTTTGCATCATTACGTGCTGCAACAATACAAATTGAGTTAGAAACACCCATATAATATAGTGCCAATTGTTGATATGTATATATTGGAATTTCTAAGTAATCTTGCACAAATCTGTGTAAATTTTTCCTAAAAAACGTACACCATGCTAGTGTATGCATAACATTTGTTGGATTACTTAAATAATGCGTAGATGGGAATTTTTTATACAATTCCTTTTGATATTCATCGGCAGGAAACTGTTCAATCATTTTACTAAGACGTCTGGCAGCAGTCTTTTTACTTACTTGTTTATTCATCGTCTAAATCCTCATCATCAGGAATAAAATATTCCTTATCTCTATCAGAAGATCCATATTGTAAATTTCTTAATGGACGTAACATAAATCTGTCCACATAGTCTGCCAAGTCATCATAGTCTTCATATAATGGTTTATCTTTGTAAAATTCTTCGGGCGTATATTTTGATATAGTAGCCAATGTTACTCCAAGAGTGGTGTTCTGACTTTCATCTTTTTCTTCGACTGTTTTTAGACCTGCATCGTTGAATGTTTTAGAATACTGACTGCTAAGGTCGATATATTTCTTTGAATCACCTGCTTGTAAAGCACGTATTTGCAACATATATAAATTACATAATGATTTTACGAAGATTTCTTGGTTTTGGTCAATGTTTGGATTATTGTCTTTTAGCATATTATAATGTTCATCCAGATTCTTATAATCCGCCTGTGTAAATCCAGCTCCCCATCTCTTAGTAGCTGAACCAGAAATAGATATGTTATCATCATTTACAGCTTGTTCTGCACTCATAACATGATCATATCCATCTTCATAAAATTTCGTCTTCATTCCATCAAGATATGTATTACCAACCTTTGTTGTCTGATGAAGATTACGCTTTGAAAGATATTGTGAAAATGTAATTGGTTGATTTTCAACCTTTGCATTTTTGTATGCGTCAACATGAAACACTACATCAAATTGCTGACACACATGCTTAATTGCGTGGACTTCATTTCCATTGTAGTAATTAATCAACTTCTGTAGATATAAGTCCATACAATCATTACAGATATTGATATACCCATCATTACTCTGGTATAAAGGAGAAGGAGATTTAGCGAAATGGTTTCTCTGATTATCCCAACTCTTACCACAGCATGTGCATTTATATTTTTTATCTACCCTAGTAGATCGCCTTGGCATCTCAAATTGCACGTCTCTATTAATGTACATTGGGGCTTTTACCAATTCTTCTGGCGTTAATTCTCTTGCCATAAGTCCCTCCTTTCCTTATATAATAGAAGAACAGTAGATGATATCATTCACCTACTGCATATAATTCATAATATTAAAATCTCCAAAGATCCTTTAACAGATATTCGAAAGGCAACATAGTTGGCAAAACTTCAAAATGTTTATCTTCCATAATTTTAGCAACGATATCCAAGTCAGATACATCTTCTTTGCTGATCGGAATATCATCTTCATCTTCATATCCAAAAAGCCAGATATCAGAATCAGAGTAGAAGTTTAACACAAAATCTACAATATCTTGAGTAACCTCTTCTTGATATAAATAAATGGAAGTTCCCTGTAAAGAATCATTATATTTATCATATAAGAAAACTCTCAGACTTCCATCATCAAACATTTCAAGACAATATGTGGCATCGTCTTTTTCCATATTAATCTTATGTGGAGCATAGTCAAGTTCTGACATTGCAATGGACAATATATAACGAATTGTCTCAGCGTTTGCAATGATATCTACACAATTATCTCCATCGACCAACTGATCGTTAACTGTAAATAAAAGCTCAATTTGGTCTTCGAAATCTGTAATATTCAGATCCTCATATTTGTTATATTTATCTTTATAAGAAATAACAATCACTCCAATCTTATTTGTTTACTGCATCTTTTAATGAAGCAGAAATTTTGAATTTTGGAGCTTTCTTAGCAGGAACATTGATTGTTTCACCTGTTCTTGGATTTCTTGCAACATGAGCTGGTTTATCTTCAACAGTAAATGTTCCAAGTCCCATTAAGCGAACACCTTCTCCAGATGCAATTGCATCAACGATGCACTCAACAACTCTATCTAATTCTTCTTTTGCCTCGATCTGAGTTACTTTGCGTCCTTCTGTTTCTGTTTTCTTTGTTGCGATTGATTTTACTAATTCTTTTGTTGTGATCATAGTATGATTCTCCTTTTTTAATTAATGTTTTATTTTTGACTAATTTTTACGATTTCTCTAAAGAGAGAAGTCGTGAATATTTATAGAAGTGGAGCAGAAGAAGTAATATCCTCTGCTCATAATAGGCAGTCTGTCCGACCTATTTTGAGAGATTGATCCTAAAAAATGACTGCCGAATTGCTAATTTAACTGTATCTTGAACGATGCTGTATGTCCATCATGTTCTGTGAACTCAAATAGTTTGCAAGCACTCTTTGACCCTTTAAAAATGCTGTCTGCATAAGGATCACTACCTACAAAACTTGGACATACTAAAATTTCTTTATCGCATGTAATACCTTCGCTGAGAGATTTCTCAAGCATTCCGTGGTAATGACCGACCAATAAGAAGTCAATATCTTCGTTATAGATAGACTCCATATTTTGAATGGCGCTATCAATTCCTCTTAAGGTATGCCCATGCATTGCAACCATATTAAAGCCAGCGACAGGAACGTGAATACAATCAGATTCCAGATCAAGATGTACTTCAACACGATCATTGTTTGCCAAACATTCATTGATATAATTTCCAATAATATATTCAAAGTCTTCCGCACATAATTCAGAAGCTCTTGTCCCTATAGGTCGTGTTTGGCTGTGATTGCTTCGACCTACGCAATAATATTCAATTTCAACATATTTGGATAATTCATTTAAGAAATGCGAAATGATTTTTGAGATATCAACAACTGCCTTAACAACAGCAGAGTCGTTGAGCTTAACGTCAGTAAGACGTAAAATACCCTGAATGTCATCACCTAATGTGACGACTTTGAGTTTAGAAATACCAAGTCTATGTATCAGTGCAATAGTCTGAGATAATAATTTTTGAAATCTTTCAATGCAAATTTCTGGAGAGTATTCGTTGTTAACACTCTTAAATACTGCATTATAATGAATATCTGCGATAGAAAGCACATATCCTTTAGATTTATTTTCAACTCTCAGAGGCTTAAAGTCTGGGTTTGGTAGCATCTGAATTGCTTCAGCCACATATTCATTGAACAACTCAAAACGACTTTCTTGGCGAGAAATACGATTTCTCTCTAAATTAACTGTCTGTAATTTCTGTCGTTCCTTACGAATTCTTTCATATAATAACTGATCTTCAGATTTTTCATCGTTACTAGATTTTTGCTTGCTGCGAAAATAAGCATCTCTGAATCTACCACCAAATGGAGTAGAAGAGGACTTGCGAATTGTATCGCTTGCACATTGTACATGATATTTTTCTTTAATTTCCTGCCAATCGATATCAACTACACCATCAAGTTTTGAGTCAATATCTGCACAGACAGCTTCATATGTTTCTGGAGTTAATCCGATTTTTGCTAATTCTTGTTCAAAATTAATACTGATAAATCTTCACTCCAATCTATTCTTCATCAGAAGGTACGTTTAATTCCAGATCTTCGTCAGTCTTTTCTTTCATCTGAAATTCACCATATTTTCCATCAAAGTCTTTTAATAAATCTTTGAAAGATACATTTCCTTCTTCTGTTTCAATAACTCCTTTTTCGATATCCACATAACCTGCCGCCTTAACTGTAACAGTAGTAAATTTTTTATAAGATAAAGCTTTAGCCATATTTATCCTCCTTTAAACTAATGTGAATTTTTTTAATTATTTGTGAAATACCTCTACACACTTGATTAAAAATGTGGTATAGTGTAAATAGAGGGAGTTTAAGCATTTTGATATATAAAAATTAAATGATTTCGTCTACAATTCCAAGGCGAAGCATTTCATCTGCATCAAGCCATAATTCCTGACGATATACTTTTTCGTACATTTCTTCATCAATATTAGAATGTGAAAGTACATACTGTTTAATTTTCTCTTCGTATTTCTGTGAAAAATTAAATAAATCTCTTACAGCATGAGCTGTTCCGCTAACAGATTCTGATCCACTATGAAGTAAACCTACACTAAATGGATGACATACGGTTTTTACATTTTGATTATTATGCCCTGCCATAGCAATATGTAGTCCCATACTTGCTGCCATACTCATAATGTGAATCGTAAGTGGAGTTTTAATCTTTTCAATAACATCAACAAGATTAAATCCTCTATATACATCACCACCAGGTGAATCAAGAATAATTGTAATAGGTTCTCCAGAGCCATCATTATCCATCTCAATAAGTGGCAGAACAGCACTTTCAAGGATAGTATCGCAAATGGCTTCATTCACAATAATTTTGCGCTGCTGTAAATTTACATAATACTGATAATCTACTACATCTGGCAGTCCACCGCCAAATTGTTTTAGTAAATCTTTAATTGGAAGTTCGAATTCTATATTCAACAGTCCTTTCTATAATGAAATTTTCAAACTTGAATTTGCAATAATAACTCGTGTACTTTTGCATTTCTTTTCAAGTTCAGAAGTTAATTTCTCTTTTAATGTTAACTTTGCTTTTTCTGATCCATGATGTAATACAATTCGATTTGTGTTAATAGAAGAGTAGTAATCGATAAGTTGACAGAATGGAGCATGTCCACTAAGAGATTTGAGTGAGAAACTTGCACATTTACAAGTATATTGTTTATTATCTATAGAGATAGATTTAACATTTTTGTCTTTAAGTAATGCAGCCAAACTTCCTGGGGTACTGAATCCTACAAATAAAACAGTGGCATTAGGATTTGGAACCGCCTTTTTCAAATGGTGTCTAATTCTACCATTATTACACATCCCAGATGTAGATAATATTACACATGGCTTATTACTATGTACCAATGCTTTACTAGATTCTGGGTCACGCACAAATACTAAATTATTCCAATTTAAGACCTCATCAAACAATTTTAGTTCATCGCCCGATAAGATTTTGCGATATTCATTGAAAATATCAATCCCTAACGGTGTATCAATATACACTTTATAAGGAAAATCATAATCTTTCATGACCTGATAAATCATTGTTGTAAGAAATTGAAGTCTGTGATTTGCGAAAGTTGGTATAATTACCTGTCCATGCATTTCGCATACCTGTTGTGTGATAATAGAAAATAATTTTTCGATATCATTATTTCTTTCTTTTTGTCCAGTTTTTAAATCTGGGCGATCTCCATAAGTTGATTCTCCAATGACTAAATCTGCATGATCAACAGGAGTAAACTTATTGACGTAATAATTATGTACTTTAGAATTTCCAATATCTCCTGTAAACAACAAAGTCTTTTCAACATTGTTCTGTTTGAGATACAATAAAATTTGTACACTACCAAGCAAATGTCCGTTTGGAATGAGCATAAATGACAAAGTATCATCAATAACAATTTTTTTCATCACAGGATATTCAGAAACATAATTCATTGTATGTTCTACATCTTCAATAGTATACAATGGATCATAATTCTTCCCATGTTGATTGTTAATTAATTCTATATCTCTTTCAATGATATAAGCAGAATCTTCAGCCATTCGATGCATAATTCGATAATTGTCTTGTGCAACAATCATTTTTGCAGAACATCCCTCTTTATATAATCTTGGGCTTAAAAATACGTGATCCGCATGGAGATGGGAAATAAAGATATAATCAATGTCTTTTGGCTTAAATTCTTTGAACCTTCTCTTATTTACAAGAAAGTCATCGTATTTACTATTTGACTGATGTAAGCCAGCATCAATCAAAATGTTGTGAGTATCTGTTTTTACATAAACCATAGAACCAGTGACATCCATGGCAGCAGGTTCATCTACAAATGATACTCTAATATTGTTTTGTTTTTTCTTCATAGAGAACACCTATCTTTCTCTATACTTTTTCAAAGCCTTCATGACGCTTCTTTTCTCACTTGCATAGTAAGTGGGATGTCCAGAATACGTCTGATGAATATCAGTTTTATCCTTGAATCCTTTTGAGCGAAGATAGAAAGCTTCATTTTTGGTGATCTTAATTATAGAAGATCCCTCCATTTCTTAAAATATTTCCAGTGATGCTTGACGCTGCACATGGCAGTCGTCGTACATATTTACTGGATTTGGAAGCTGCCGATCAGACTTGAACTGATAACCTGTCGCTTACAAGGCGACTGCTCTACCAATTGAGCTACGACAGCAGAAAGGAGTAGCGGATGAATTAATATCCACCCACTAGGTACTAACAATGAAAAAATCTTTGTTGAAAAAAGAACTGACAACTAAACAGCTCTTTGATTGTACAGGTAGGATTTGAACCTACGATCAATAGTGACATTACGCTTCTTTTACATACTGCCATTTATATCCATATGCAGTTTTTCTATTTCCTCTTGCACAAGCAGCTACATTTTCGTGCCTGAATCCTAATGATCGTTCAATTTCTCTGGTACTATTCCATATTTTTACTAATTCATTATTTTTATTGTATTGAGCAGTTTTCTTTGAAAATGTTTTCCTCATTGTATCGGAATATAATTTACTATAACCTAAAACAAATGACGCATGTTGTATTTGTTCATATACTGTAGCCCATTCTAAATTTTCAACATGGTTATTTGCCTTATCCCCGTCTATATGGTTAACTGTGCTTTTCTTTTCTGGGTTATCGATAAAGGTCGAAGCAACAGCTATATGAACTATAATATTTTTTATTTTTCGTTTATTATTGACATATCCATTAAATATGCTAGTTCTGCAATATCCCTTTTTATCAAGATAAAATTTTCTGTTGATTTTATTTATCTTATGTCTAATATTTCCGAAAGTAGATACTTCATATCTATTATATACTTGATCGTGATATTTTAATGTTTTCCAAATTTCTTCCATACACAATCTCCTTCAAAACACAATAGTAACTGTTTAGCTATCCTCTTATAATTAATTGTTAAAATAAAATTCAGCCATACATTGCTCTAAATAATTAGGTTTAGTTTTACTTTTAATTTTAAATAATTCATCTATTCGTTTATTTACCATTACGCCACTGCGCAAGAAATGGTAGGGACACGAATGTCTCAGCCTAAATGAATTATTATGATGATTTTTAATAGCAGAAGACGGATTCGAACCGCCGATCTTCAGGGCATGAACCTGACGAGATAGACCAAACTTCTCCATTCTGCAAACAGGGATACCTAGACTTGAACTAGGCTCGAGACAGTCAAAGTGTCTTGTGATACCGCTACACTATATCCCTTTGGGTATTTTTGTATAAAATACAAAATTCCTACAGCTGGATTCGAACCAGCGACTTTCATCTAATGTTATCCTTGCTGTGATGACCCTCTAGCCTCTGAGGTATGTAGGAAAGCTGGCTAGGCAAGACTTGAACTTGCAAACCGCACGGTTAACAGCCGTGTGCTCTACCATTGAGCTACTAGCCAATCGAGCTGACATGACAGGAATCGAACCTGCAACACCAACGTCCGTAGCGTTGTGCTCTGTCCAATTGAGCTACATGTCAATAACGAATATGTATTTGCCTCTCATACGTACACACTGGCGAGACAATACATATTTCTAAAAAGCAACAGTGTGTAAGTATTGCTTTTCTAGGGCGAACTGAAGTGATGAACTCCATCAGAATATCAGTAGAGGTACAGGTTACCAATATTCACCAGCCATCAGGGCATTCGCATATTTTTTTGATCTGCGCATCGTATGCCTCTCAGATCTAGTCGTCCCTGTTGAGGGAATCGAACCCACTCGTGACCGAAGCCATCTGATTTACAGTCAGATCCGCCTCCTTAGCGGGATAAACAGGGATATAAGCCCGTGAGCTCGAAAGACATCACAGGACAAACTAGCGCTGCGACTCAGACTCGAACTGAGACACCGTATCACTACGGCTACTAGTAGTTTTCAAGACTACTGCCTTACCAAAATTAGGCTTATCGCAGCTGAAACGTGCATGAGAGGCTACGACCCTCTGTTACGTGCATTCCCACGTAAGCCTGATTAGCAATCAGGTGCATTAAACCAGCTCTGCCACATGCACATTCTGTATCTGTATTAATTTCAACAAAACTAACACAAATTTTAGTGAGTGATTCCTCCTCACTTTTGGCATACTTATTCATACAATAAGCGAAATATAACATTTCCAGAATATGCCATACACTTAATTGTGTAATTTTTGTAGACAACTCCATCAAAAAGACACACATTTCTTGTGCGACCAAAACACCTTGGATTAGAGTATCGCAAGTTTCTACACGAGTTCCACCTTGTACTTCGGCATCACTCTTTCAACGATTTGTGTTTTCTTTTATCAGCTAATAGCATAAATCCACCGATCTTAGTCGGATCACTTCATTTCTTGTTGGGCACGCAAGGTGCAATGTTTTATAATATGGTAAATTACTATACACTTTCATCTTCTTCATCATTATCTGAATTCAAAGACTCATATTTTTCTAATAATCTGTCAAGATATTCATCAGCAATTTCTTGCATCTTAGTGAAATAACCAACAACATCCATGATGAATTCTGGTGGAAACCCGTGATCTCTTGTGTAAATTGATTTTGATTGCTCAATGTCAATCGTATTTCCAATCTCTGTCAGAATCAGATGATATAAAGTTCTACGCTCAATATTCATAAGATCACACAATTCTCTTAGACGCTTTCTATTTTTTAGATACCAAGTATTTGTTGCTTTTGGCAACTCTATATCACTTGTTGGCTGAACAATAATAGAAGAAGTTGTATTCGGTTGAGTCGCCACTACTGTATATGTACCAGTCTTGCGAAGAGACGGTAAAACTTCAGATGTAACCCATTTCTTGAACTTTTTAGCGGATTCCAGTTTACTTCAAAAAATAAGAGAGTAAACGCCAGATTCGTTAACAACCTTCATCGTCTGTGTTCCGCCAAGGGTGCCCTGAATTGGGGCGTCCTTTTTATCTTCGTTATCAACATGGGAAGAAATAGCATTTCGTGCCTTAGAATATCCAAGACATTCTGCAATATCCTTGCCAACAAACCAAGGATCTCCATCAATTGTAAGAGTTCTCACATTACCAAATTCTTCGTTATTGAATGTTGTAATTGCTGTTGTATTCATAATTATTTTCTCCTTTAATATAATGTACAGATGACATTTCGCCACCTGCCAGAATAATAAATGGAGGCTCGGTATTTATCCGAGAAAATATCCATTAGTCGGTGTACACTACTTGATGTGTACATGAGTTACCGACAAATAATTTGCGTATGCACTAAAAGGCGTCCAACACATTTGAAATCAGAGTTATATTACTCCTGTAAATTCTATGGTAAATGTCTATACGCAAGCTCCAAACATACGAGCTTTATACCTCTGTGTTTTGCATGGCGTCCCATGCTCACCAAAATATCTTCATTAATGCCCTATAGGCGATATTTCTTACGTGTGATAAAATTAGCTTTTTGTTACTTTACCACATATACTTTACGGTACTTTTTGCCGAATCTCTTGACCTGTGAGTGGGAAGAGAAGTACATGTCAATGTGTTTTCCTTTTACTCCGCCACCAACGTCCTGGGCGATATACCAGTGTCCATTGATTCTGACCTTAGTACCTAACTTAATTTTTCTCCTATCAACAGAAATGGTTCTGCCTTGTTTTGCTCTACGACCTGAAGCAGTTCGGTTGCCCCAACCGCCAGAACATGACCGACAACCGCAGTATGCAGTAATCTTGTATGTTCCCAAACATTTGACTTTCTTATTTTTCGCAGAGACAGCAGTAGAAGTAGTGAATCCTCCAACCGCTAGTAGCATTGCCATAACTAATGTAATAATTGAAATTTTCTTTTTCATGATTTCTCCTTTGGTTGCTTTTCAGTTTCCTCTGGAGGTCTACTATATTAATAGAACAGTTGCAAGTCTCGGATACCATCTCTGATTTTTTGTTTTTGATGACATAGACCTCGGAACTCACGGTGTGAAATTTCTTTAGCTGCAAACAGCGTGAGCATTTACACAAAGTGCAAATTGGTACTTTGAGAGTTTATCTGTTCTGATTAATCTTATCTTTATACCAGCGAGTTATTTTCGGAGTGATTTTAACTGTTGGTTCACTTTGGACTTTAATTCCATTGGGCAGATTCCGTTCTTTTTTATTCACAATTTTAGACTCTACGCTTAGTCCGTCCATAATATGAATTTTTTTAATTTCACAGTCATTTACGGAAGATAATTCATCGAACAAAATATCTTCGGCAGAACGAAAAATCTTTTTAATTATTTCCTGAGAAATATTTTCCCTTTTTGCAATCATTTTATAAAAATCAAGTTTAGTTATTATCATCATCTACTTTCTTAAAATTTTAAAAATTGATGTGCATATGAAGAATAATATATGCTTCTCCATATACACACATTTCACCAACCGTTTTTTTCGGATGTTTGTCATTTTTTTAAAAATATTTAGCCGAAAAAAACGGTTGTTTTTAACCTAATATCAAAAGCTAACATTATGTATTTTGACGTCTTTTCTTCATTAATTCCTTCTGAAATTGTTTTCTAAAAACTTTCTGACAAGAATCACATCGTACCTTTTTGGCATTACGAACGTACACTTCAAATAGTTCTCCACAATCAACGCATTGTACTTTTTTTGTTGGTTTGATTACAACATGATGTTTTAAATTTTCAACAATGTATTCTCCATACACAAACCACAACAATTGTTTGTATCGTTTGTTTTTAGAGTACAGATGTTTAACCAACATGTCTGTGATTTCAATTGCAGAGTATCCAGTCTTTTCAAATTCTTTTAAAATCGTCTGCTTTACAAATGAATCGTTTGCCACACGTTCATCAACAATATTGAATTTATATCTGTACTGTTTATTCAGTCGATCATAGATTTCTATGACATTTTTATCAACTTTTGTATTAACATCGAACATCATTTTATCGTATTCAATTTCATCAATCTTAAGTTTCCGTGTATTAATCTGCACATTCGGAACAATGTCATACAACTTATTAACAAAACTCTGATTTCGTTCTTCTACCTGAGATTCCATCTTGTCTTTTGCATACACAAAAAAGTGAGGAAGTTTCTTCTGTGTAAATTTTGCAATTTGTTTAGCAACCTTTTCAGGACGAACAGGCTTGTATAAAGTTTTTGCATAATCAATAACGAAATTATTTTCCATACACAAAAGTTTTACGGTGTCGATGGCTTCTTGTTTATCTTCCTCAGACCCATTAACAAAAATATCACTGTTCCAAATCTTTGTAATGTTATTGCTATAAGGTCCGATATTACCTCCAGTAAACGCATGAATCAATCCATTATAAATATTTTCTGGAGTAATCAAAACAGATTTTGCTTTTTTCATTTCATAATACAAAGGTACAACATTATTCATATTTCTTTCTGCAATATCAACGAAATTTTTATCTGCGACCACCAATGCCTTGTCTCCATCATTGTCAAATTGTAAAATTCGTGAGATTAAATCATGCACGCTCGTATACAACGCATTTGTAGTAAACCATTTTGAAATTTCGGCTTTTCTTTCTCCGTATGCATCGTAAGCAATGTTAAATCTTACTGCATGTTCCTTATATAAATGAGGGCTTCTCAGACAATCAAGCTTATCATTTTTAGGAAACATCTTGCAGTACACTTCATGATCATCAAGCAATCCTTTAGGATTTTCAATATGCCCAAAGTAGTATTCACAAACTGCATATAAATCTGGAATTAAGAAAGTATATTTTCCATAAACATCTAGTTTTCCACTGCGATATTTCTTCAGCATACTATTCTTAATTTCTCTGATAGTGTCTTTCGCATATGTATCATTTAATAAATTTGGATAGATTTTTACAGCTTCCTGAAAAGGTGTCATGTGAGTATTATATGGATTGATTCCCAAAGTTCTCTGCATATGTTGTACAGAATCACAAAGTGTAGAGATTTTTTTAACTGATCTTTTACTCAATGTTTCAATTTCTGTATCTGTAATATCAGTGAGCGTCTGTAACATCTGATAATTTATAGAAGCATTTTTTATGTATTCTTCCTCAACATTACACAAACCTGCGGTACATCCAAATTCGTGGTAATATTGTTTATATTCTTCCCATGAATCATAATATTTCCACATCTTAAACTGGCTTTTTGTGAAAATGATTTTAATATCTTCTTCAATCACATTATGTTCTTTGCCGTAAATATCTGTAATAATTGGCGACCAACCTTTTTCTTTGATCAGCTCAATAAATGCAAATTTCCCAAGAAGTCCTTTGATCCAAGGGATACGCACCATTGCATTTGCATTTAATACACTTGGGTCTGCGATTCCGCATCCGTCCATGTGAGGAATTGGAACAGAAGAAGAAACCCTCTTAATTTCATACGTCTTATCATCAATAGAATCAAAAAGTCCTGAAACCATAGTCTCCATATCATCTACAACGATTGATTTGTCAATGTCAAAATCTGCCCATAAATCAGTCGCTGAATTAGTCAATGCAAGGTAGGCTAAGTGTTTGTTAACATTGTTCCCTTGATGTTTTTCATCATTAATTTTGTCGATTGTGAGTCCACACATTAATGTTTTCTCATATTTCTGCCATGTTTCTTCCTTGATGAATACAGCTTTTTTTGTACGAATCTGACCAGCAGAAGAGGTGAAGTATCTATATTTTGTAATTACGCCATCTTTATCGCAGTAGTTCATACCATGAAAACAAAGATCTTTGAAAATATCGAAGTAATATACTTGGACAATAACTAAATCTTCGCATAACATATCGGTTTCTGCTTGAATTGTCCTGCTTAAGAATGACTCAAACAGAGATACAGTATTTGTATCATTCAAATCTTTTTCATAAAAACATCGAATTTTTACTCGATCTTCATGCTCATGCTTTGCAAGATTTACATTTGTATCAACCGCCCGCTTGAGCCTTAGCAGTAGTTTTTCTTTGACATCTTTCGCAGGGAAAGTTTTATAACTTTTAAGCGTTGACCAATATTGGATCTGATCAAGTATATCATCAGACTGTCTTAGCTCTTTAAAGTTTTTATCATATATGGTGTCAATAATATCTTGTCTACGCATATGAATTGCTTCGATATTTTTAATCTGCTGATCAGAAAACCCTTGCCTTTTTGCTTGTTTTTCTAAATCCTTTAATTGATTATGTATTGCTGCACGTTCCTGCCGAATGTACATATTTTGCTTATGTAAAGCCTTTTCTTTTTCTGTGTAAAAATGCCCTGTATCCACAGAATGTACATGTATCTGTTTATCTAATGCCATTCTACTCATCACCTTCGCTTTCTTCAAAAATCATGTCTGTCATCCGTTCTATTTCAGTTCTTGGTTTTCTGAAAGCGTCTTCATGTAAACTTTCTGCCTCGATCTGGCAATAAATATCTTCTGTAATCATTTCTCTTGTAGCAGCAGAACGACACATTCCTGCGCAAAACAGTACGGCGCCGCCAATCAGAATCGTAGATAAAACTATCATTCTACTGCACCTCCACTGTATTTGATTTACCGCTTAGGTAATCGCCTGCACATTCAAGAAGCTTGTAGATAGTATCAGCAGATTCAATATGTATATCAAGATCGCCAGCTGTTTCAAGCTCAACTACCTTAGCCATCAGAGCAGTTCTAAGAGAATATCTCTTTGCCGTGATTTGTAAATCATCTTCAAACTGATGCCAGATTGGGAAATCTCCTGTCTCTTTGGCAATTGAAAGTGTCACTGTAAATGTTTCATCCTCTTTGCCGTTTTCATCATTATGTCGGGCAGTAGCTAAAATTTTATGCTTTCTGTGATTGATCGGAATCTCAATGGTTGTCCCAAGGCTTTTATAACTGCGCTGTGGACGATTCTTTTTCTTCATTGCCTTCTGTTCTGTGTATTTTTCTTTATTAAATTTTCTGGATTTCATTGAAAAGTCTCCTTATTTATGTATTTGTTTAGTTTAATTATTAATTTGTGTTTATTATGTATTTCAGTAATTCATGCTTACTGTTCTGGTATAATATTCTTCTCAATCTTTCGCCAATCGTTGGGAAGAGATACCTTGAAATAAATGCCACGGGCACTCGTGCTTTCTTTGACCATTTTGCATATCAACGTGTGCTTGTGAAACCGCAGCAATTCTTTTACTTGATACCATTTAAAACAATAATCAGTGCCACCTGATCGAATATTGCTTAAAATATCGTTGATGAAAATACGATAATACTGGTCATGCGTTGGCTTATAGACTACAGAATCTGTTGTACTATCTCTTGCTCGAATACCATCATTTCTTTTTAATCTTTTCTTTGAAGAAGGAGTAGTGCGTAGTCTCTGTGCTGCAAGTTTGACTGCGAACTGTTCTTGTGTAATGTTCTCAAATGAGATACGATCAGAAGTAGCCAATAAGTCTTTGAGTTCTGTATTTAATTGTTTTGTCATGAAAATTTGTTAGATCCTTTCGTTATGTATATTATTGTTTAGTTAATTTTTAATTTGTGTTTACTTGATTACTCACAATGCTGCCAACAAAGCGATTAATCAAGGTTTTCTAAATCAGAAGAAGCATTAGTTGCTTTCCCAAATTCTCCGTAAGGTTTTAACTGTAATTTAATTTCTTCGATTTCTTTTTTATAATCGTAATTGGAATCCAAGCGATATTCTTGAGTTCCGTCATATTTATATTTATTTGTAAAAGCAATTCGACTATATACAACTCTATCAGTGCCAGGAAGAGTTTTGAATAATTGCTCATGATAGATAATCCCTGCCTCATCAAGAACCTTAACACATTTTTCAATAGTAGTTCGATGTAATCCAAGTTCCTTTCCGATATCATCATATGTTTTCACATATGTTTCTGGTCTTTTCTTTCTATTTTTTTTCGAATTAAAATCTTCTGAAACTCGCATGATAATATTGTATCTTAGATATGCTAACACGAGTAATACATTCCATATTCTGGTATTATATGGCATTGAATTCGTCTTATGTAATCGGAGCAAGTATAAGAACTCGAAGTTATAAATTATACCGTAATGTTTCTTTTGTAGGAATAAATTTTCTTCAGTGTTTTCATTCGGAACATTATATAATGTAAGCTGCTTGATTGGTGATGCAACTTTTTTAACATAGCCTTTGTCTTCAATTAATTTCATAAATTTTTTAACTTGTTCATTGATGCCTGATGAGTTGTAATTCTGTGAAAAGCTCATTTGGCGCACGAGTAAATTTGTATTATAAAGAATCGGTGGTTTTTCTGGATTCCATTTTAACATCATATTGTTTGCTAACGCCATTTGAAATAATATTCTTTTTTCTCCAAACTCTGGATTGTAGATTAGAAAATGTGGAATAACATGAAAGTTCTGTCGTTTTCCTTCGGGTTTAATTTGTTTCATAAATAATTCTCCTTTGCTATCTTGGTTATTAACTTGTGTGTAGACAAAATCTCAGCATAAGTACAACAGGTGTTGATTTGATAGACACGTCTAAATAGCTAGACAAATAATTTTTAATCGCTCAACCGACAATATTAACTATAAGAGACGTGTTATCTATATAGGACATATTACCTATACAAAACACGGGAATATAAATATTCCCTACCTATTTTTTGTTTCGGTCGCTGACGCTTACTCAACGAAAAAATTCCGTGTTCGCTGACGCTCATCTCTTTTCTCTTTTGATCTTTCATCTGTCTTTTCTTTTTATCTGTGTTATCTGTCTTGACAATTGTATTGATCATCTTTTAATTTCTCCTTTCTTTGTTTGTCATCATGTAGATCATATATGATAATTGTTTTATATTTTCTTCTTGCAATACCTGTAATCTTTTTCTGTTTATCTCATTGTAGTACAACCACATATATGATCTTGAAGATCTTGGATATAATATCTCAGAATGATATTTCCAGTAATCATGAATTTTTATTGCAATTTCTTTTCTTGTATCTGCCAACATATATTCTTTAAAAGAATCTTTACACAGATTACCATAATTGATTATCTGGCATATCATATCTGGTGGCAAATTGAAAGAGAGTTTTGTCTCTTCATTGCAATTATGTATAAAATCATTTGTATTCTTCACGGTATATATCCTTTCTTTCTTCATTTTCTTTTTAAGCATATTGGTATTTTAACATACTTTTTGCACCTTGTCAACGGGTGCAATGAGGGAAGTTAGTCATATTTTTATTTGAGTAGAATGTAATTTTCTTTATACTGGATTCTTTACATTTAGAAGAGCTTTTTGTGGTGAATTTCCATTCTATAGGTAAATTGGTATTGTTAGTAGGGGAGAGGTGTAAAATTGATTTATGATCTCTCAGGTGCATTTTTTCATAGGAAATATCCTTGTACTTTTTCATGTACAATATATACTGGTGCCGACAATGATCTTTTCAATGTAAAGTGTACCCCCTTATGTGATATTAGTGCGAGAGCCAGGTTATGTGTGAAATTATTTAGGGTACTTTTGCAATGTTTAGACGAGAAATCGGATGCTAATTTCCATTTTATATGTTATGGCGATAACTTGTTATGGTAAGATAGTAGAATTGAAATTTGCTCTCTCATAGTACATTTTTTAAAGGGCATAATGAAGAGATATTTTTGCCTTGGATCTAAGATGAGTTGTGATAGATGTCTGATTTGGGAATCTGCTGCATGATGCTAGGTGTTGATTATCTGACATAATGGTAGGTGTTGATTATATGTGATTCTCAATGTTTAGAAGAGTATATCCGTCAAATATGGATTTTGTGGTATGTCATGGAGAGTTGTTAGTGTAGACAGGTAAAATGGATTTATGATCTGTGGAGTGCGATTTTTTATAGGGTTATATGAGAGATAAGTTTTTGCATAAAAATAATCCCTGCTTGCAAGGCTGAGTGTCTGATTGATAGATTGCTTGTGTTCACTATCTGTCACAAATCTGGTTGATAGTTCAAGGGATTCCATCTTATTAAAATGTTTTGCCTTGCGAGGGATTGTTTTTATTGATACATGGAATACATTGAATGTTCTTGTTCAATGCCATATATATGATTATATCATGTAAGATATTTTATTGCAATGAGAGATTGTAAGGTGTAAAAAATATGCCCAGAAAAATTTCCCCTGAGTATAAATTCTGATAATGCATTTGCCGATACATTATCTGGTGGTGTCAACTTGAACCCATTAATATCTTTTGTTGTGTCTGTTTTGGCATAGATGCCGAGGGTTGCCTAATCTCTCAATGGAAGTATAACATGATCTGCTAAGAAATGGAAGCGTGTAAGTGATATTACCTGCGGTAGCAATGTCGAGAAGGAACGCTGACGCTTATCCTGTCTCTCCTAAACTGCGCAATAAATTGCTTGTTTATTTGGGATAAGAGAGAAGAGGTAGTTGTTATTTCCTTTAGTGTTTGTATATAGTTTGTGCAATTCATATATTTTTGTGCATATCTTTGTTGTGACCCTTCTATATGTGGTGTCATCAATTTCGTAGGCAAAATAGTTAAAGATGTAGTGATCATAAAGAGAAAGTGCCGTTTATTTTGTGCGATTAATTGTGGAGATAAAATCGGTTTCGGGCATGATTGATCGAATTTATACATTTTTTTGGGAGTAATTTTGTGCAAAGGTTGAGAGGTAGTTTGTGTAGGAATTTACTGGGATTTATGAGGGTGCCGATGGTCAAAATCGTGCTTCGAGAAGAGCCAAAAATCATGTTTCGATAAATTGTGTAAAAGTTGTGAAATTTGGGCGTGAAAAATATAAGGAATTGCTTGAGTTTTTGATGGTAAAACTTGCATGAAATGGTGTAAAACAAAAACGTGTCGTCGAGAGAATTGTGGAAAATAAAGGGGAAAATGGTGCTGATTTTTTGAAAAAGTGCGATTTTTGAAAGAAGGGGTTCTGAGAGCGTCGAAAAAAGAGTAGTAAAATAAACGATTCGCTCGAAGACGCCTCCGAAGACATGTTTTCGATTAGCAGAAAGTGTTTATCTAGGAAAGTGTAGGAAATTGCTTGGGAAAGTTGTGATTTTGTGAGCAGGGTCGAAAAATTTTTGTTGACACGGTGATTGAACACGTCTGTCTAAAATGACAGTTATTTCCAATTTTTGAAATGTAAACCAACCCCCGTTATGCTGGTCTGAGATCTTTCACAACCATATTTTTACATGGTTAAAATTGTAAAAATCTATTTGAAATACTATAATTTTATCAAATAGATTTTGTAAATGATTGTAAATAATTTATAGACAGATCAGGATCAGGAGTACAGATAATTTCCAACTATTTCCACATAGTATAGGATACTACGTGATATGGTATAGTGGCGGTTGTTCGGCATAATGCACAAACTGTACAATATATTGTACGTGTCGTTATAGTCCGATATCGGACTACTAATAAACG